GTGATGAGGGCAAGTCGTCGATCATGGCAGAGCTCGGTAAGAGGTGGAAGGATCTCAAGGAGGACGACGACCGAGCCGACGAGCTGGCTGAGTACACCAAGATGGCGGCCGACGACAAGGCTCGCTGCGAGAAAGACAAGCCAGTCGAGAAGCCCAAGAAGAAGGCGAAGGCGGCAGAGGAAGAGGAAGTGTCGGCCGACGAGAAGGTGGCACCCAAGAAGAAGGCAAAAGCGGTCGAGGAAGAGGAAGTGTCGGCTGACGAGGAGAAGGCGGCACCCAAGAAGAAGGCCAAGGCGAAGGCAGCCGATGAAGCCTTGGAGGAGAAGGCGTCGCCCAAGAAGAAGTCGGGATACATATACTTCTGCAAGCACAACCGTGAAGGGATCAAGACCGACAACCCGGGGATGTCTGCCCAGGACGTCACTCGAACACTGGCTCGCTTGTGGAAGGAGCTGACGAAGGAGGAGCAGAAGGCGTGGAGCGACTCGGCGGCCGACGAGGAGTAGAAGACGAAGACGACAGAGGTAGGTAACACACACATGTGATGGGTGTGCAGGTAACCGACAAGAAGACAACAACGACACCCACAAGGTGTCGTTTTCTAAAGAGACCATCGACCGACACACACCCACGTAGCTTCTTCCAAGCCCAAAATAAAGTTGATTTTTGAGACCAACTTCCCAGAGAAGAAAGCAGAAACAATGACATCTGTTACACAGTCCGCTATCGCCAAGTTCGTCGCCAAGTTCCTCTCTGACAACGGGTCGGAGGAGCTGGTTGACAAGTGGAACGCACAAGAGAACATCGAGGCCTTCAACGTCGTCGTCGCCAAGGGAGTCAAGCGCAGCAGTGACAAGATCAAGGACCCGAACAAGCCCAAGCGGGGCAAGTCGGCCTACATCTTCTTCTGTGCCAAGAAGCGGGAGGAAGCCAAGTCCAACCTCGGCGACGGAGCCAAGGCGACCGAGGTGACTTCTGAGCTGGGAAGGATGTGGAACGCCCTCAAGGCGAGCACCAAGAAGGACGACAAGAAGCTTCTCACCGCCCTCGAGGCCGAGGCGGCCGAAGACAAGGCTCGCTACGATGGTGAGATGGAGGAGTACGTCGCTCCGTCGGAAGAAGAGCTCGCAGCGATGGTGCCAGCCAAGAAGACGAGAAAGACGAGCGACAAGGACCCCAACGCACCGAAGCGAGCCAAGTCGGCATACATCTTCTTCTGTGCAGCCACGCGCCCTCGGGTGAAGGAGGAGCTCGGTGATGAGGGCAAGTCGTCGATCATGGCAGAGCTCGGTAAGAGGTGGAAGGATCTCAAGGAGGACGACGACCGAGCCGACGAGCTGGCTGAGTACACCAAGATGGCGGCCGACGACAAGGCTCGCTGTGAGAAAGACAAGCCAGTCGAGAAGCCCAAGAAGAAGGCGAAGGCGGCAGAGGAAGAGGAAGTGTCTACTGACGAGGAGAAGGCGACTCCCAAGAAGGCGCCGACCAAGAGGTCGGGATACATGTACTTCTGCAAGCACAACCGCGAAAATGTAAAGAAGGAAAACCCGGGGATGTCGGCTCAGGAAGTTGCACGCATAATGGCCGGCTTGTGGAAGGAACTGAGCGATGAAGAGCAGAAGAACTGGAACGTCTCGGCCAACACCAAGTAGACGACACAGAGGTAGGTGACACACACACAGGTGACCGACGACGACAACGACACCCACAAGGTGTCGTTTTCTAAACAAGCCATCACACACCCACGTAGCTTCTCCAAGCCAAAAATAAAGTTGATTTTTTGAGACAACTTGCTAGAGAAGAAAGCAGAAACAATGACATCTGTTACGCTCGCTCAGTTCGTCAAGACAGCCCAAGCCCCAGAAGAGCCAAAGAGTCTGCTCAACATTATTCCATTCGTTGTCTTCAACAAGTTCGTCTCCAACCACTTGTCCGAAGTGGACAAGCTGTGCGTGGAGCTTGCCACCAGCCGAGAGCAACGCTCCATCAGCGAGAAGGAGATGGATGAAGCGACCAAGTGCGATGACGAGTGCAAGCAAGAAGATCAGTGGTACGACGATAACGACCAAGAATACGACGACGACTTCACAGCACAGTGGGAAGAACCGCACCACTCAGACGACGAAGACTTTATCGACAACGAGAGAGACAATTGGTAAAATGAGAAAGAGAGACTCTACGACGACAACGACACCAACAAGGTGTCGCTATCAAAGAAATACACATAGTTCAAAAAAAATTGAATTTTGAGACAATGTTTTTCTAAAATAATTAGAAAACATGTCATCTCTCTCGAATCAAATCAACGTTCACTCAGACGCTCGTCAAGGATACACAGTCGTCAAGCAGCGTCTTCTGTTTGGAGATGCTAGTTTCGACTACACCGAAGATACAGGCACAACATTTGAAGCGGAGTACAACGGCAGGCGTCTCTTTGTGTCGTCGGTGTGCGACGGTCACGCGGGGTACATGACGTCCTACTCGGTCACTGCTATGATGCAACGATTGTTCTTGCAATCGGTCGAAGAAGAAAGCGGCGACCTCGAAGCTACACTTCGGCTTCTGTTTCAAAAAATAACAACCGAAGTGTCGACAATCAAGGATCAGCTCGGTCGCAGCGGCACGACATGCAACGTCACCGTTATCGACCCACAAAATGAGCAAGTTGTCGTGGCGAGTCTTGGCGACAGCCCGACACTCATCTACGACAAGAACAACGACGGTGCTCACTTTTTGGAGTGGAAGTCGGTCGACCAAGACTGCGGCGACGAGGAAGAAATAGAGCGCATGATACAGGTGCACAAAGACAATGGCGATATGATGGCTGTCTCTGACACTGTCGTATACGAGGTCGAGATCGAGGGAAAGCCGACCGGCGTCTATCGAAACAAGAGGTCGATGTGCATGACTCACGCAAGCTTTGGCGACTTTTCCAACAACTACTACCCCGGCATGGTCACCACTTTACCACGGATATACACGCGTCCGTGGAAGCGTGGACAGGTGTTGATTCAGTGCACCGACGGACTGATGGAGTGGCTCGATCACCGAAAGAGAGGGATTCAACCACAAGCCGAGTTTCGCGCACAAGAAATTGCGAGTCACTTGGACGCGTGCGCGAATGATGCCAACATCGCACATGCACTGCACGAAAGGCAGATCGATTCGATGTTTTCCACAAAACTTGTAGCTCATCCTTCCATGCCCGACACATCTCGAGCATGGGTCGAAACCACCTTCGACAACCACATCACAAATGTATTCACGTGGCGTTAGACAGCACTCGATGTAAGTAACACATTTTAATAGGTGAATAGAAGACTCAACGACAACGACACCCACAAGGTGTCGTTTTCCAATTGATTAAACACAAAGCTCTAGTATGATTAATTTTAATTTTAAAGTATTATCCGAATAATACATAAATGAATTCTCTACCAAATGATTGGGTGATGGTGTATGATGGAAAGCAACCTATTTATTATTATAATTTTAAAACGAAAGAATCTCTATGGAATAAATAGAACCAATCATAATACAAAAAAAAATTGAAATTTTGTAAGAGTTTACAAAGAGTTTTAATCAGATAATATGAACTCGACATTCTCCAATCGCTTTCGCTGCATTGAAGAGACCGCCAAGCTCTACAACTTCCTCGTGAGCGCTCTCATCAACGTCTTTACGTTTTCAGACTTCGACATTGCCGATGAAGACCCATTGTTTTCTCTCGACTTTTCGAAGAACTCGTCTATCAGAAAATATCGGTGTGTGGAAGATCCGTCACTCAAGTTCGACGGCTTGACTATCAATGTCTTTGTCGAGAACGATGTCGTGAGTTACAAAGCCTTTCTCACGACAAATCTTGCACCGAACTATAAGTACACAATCAGGTGCGCATCTCTTTTATACAAAGACGGATTTAGAGTTTTCACATCCAAAAATGATCTTCTAGAAGAGTGCTTGCGTCTTGAGAATAATGCATTCATCGAGACAGCACCTACAGATCTCACCAAGTCAACAGGCGAATGTTCCATTTGTAATATGGAAACGACTCTTTTGACATGGCCTTGTCACAATTCGCATACTATATGCGAACAATGTACAGCCAAGATAGTAGACAGAAATTGTGTATGTCCTTTTTGCCGTTCCATATTACCAACAACAGTCATTCCAAAGGAAGACGAGGTAAAAGACGAGGTAAAAGACGAAGATGAAGAAGAAGAATACGAAGACGAATATGATGATCAATATGATTATTTCTATTAAGACTAATACTACTTTACAGAACAACGACAACGATAACGACACCCACAAGGTGTCGTTTTCTTATCAATCACACATTCTAATAACAGCGACCATCATTAGGATCAATTTGGGAACCTTGTGAACTAATAGTTGGTTCCGCCCAATACACTACAAAGTCAAGTTTTCTTGCTACTTTATTTAGCCAAAGATCTGTTTCGCTATTAATAAGAGATGAAGAATCAATATTATCAATATAATTACATAACTTTTTAGCACAATTTTTACTAACCAAATAACTATCTACACATCTTGTAGCTCCTTGACCTCCCCAATAAGTTTCATCGTGATATTTTCTGTAAATATGTTTACCATCTATTAGTTTATCTTTCTCAATATGTAGATTACACCCTGAACCTATAAAAAGCATGTCAAAAGATGGATCTATTTCTTTTCTATAAAGTGTAAATTTTTCAATGAAATCGTCACTCATGATCGCATCATCTTCTAAAATCAAAGCTTCATCGTACGAATTTGCAATTTGTTTATACGCATATGAATGTGATAAAAATACAGCTATCCACGCTGGATGTATAGATGTGTCTATCTTACTTAAATCATGTGAATAAACTTCAGACCTATCAATATCTACGAACTCATAATCAGTAATACCGAATTTTTCAAATTGACGTAATATATTTTCCTTTCGTTTAGTCATTTTTTTATAGTGTATCACAAATACTTTCATTTTTTTTATCAAAGAACGAGTTACATTTAAATCATAATCTTTTTGTTTTAATCATATTAAAGACTACATAAATTAAAATTAAATGTCAAAGCGTAAAGTTCATGTGGCATTACTTATTATGGCTAAAAATGAACACTTAAGGCTACATGTTACACTTGAAAGCGTCATAGGGTACGTTGACTCGATAGTTTTATATGATACTGGTTCTGAAGATAATACCATTGAAATCGCATCTTCGTTTTGTAAGAAACATAATATTATCTTTCGTTTGAAACAAGGCGATTTTGTAGATTTTTCAACATCACGTAATGTGTCTCTTGATTTTGCAGATACGTTTGAAGACATTGATTTTCTTTTACTCATGGACACGAATGATGAGTTGAGAGGAGGAGATAAACTAAGAAAATTTTGTGAAATTCAAATGAATACAGATGATTCAGCATTTCTTCTCTCCCAGGAGTGGTGGAGTGGACAATATATTAAATACTATAATACTCGTTTGATAAAAGCCAGACACGGGTGGAGGTACGCGGGTAAAGTACATGAGTGGATGAGAAATACTATTGGTGAAAAAGAGGATAAAGTAATTGCTCCTTCTGATATAATCTTGTATCAAGATCGTACAGCTGATGATGATAAGTCTTCAAAAAGGTTTGAAAGAGACAAGATGTTGCTCCTTGAGGATCATAAAGAAAACCCAGATGAACCTCGAACTGTTTTCTATCTTGCACAAACATACAGTTGTTTAGGACAAGCAGAAGATTCTCTGAAATACTATAAGTTGCGTTCTACTATGGTTGGGTTCTGGGAAGAAAATTTCCAAGCTCTTCTCAGATGTGGAGAATTGTCAGAAACACTCGGTCATGACTGGTACGATAGTATGTCATGGTATATGAAAGCTTTTGAACACACACCGCGTGTAGAACCAATTCTTAAGATAGCAGAACACTATAAAGACAAAAATTGGTTGCTTTGTTATACTTTTTCAAAAATGGCATGTAATCTTGAGTATCCTACAAATTGTATTCTGTTTGTAGACAAACAATCTTATGAACATAAAAGATGGCGTCTTCTTGGTATTGCAGCATGGTACGCTGGTTTTTATGAGGACGGTAAGAATGCATGTAAGAAAGCGATTGAATCAGGAGTATCTGTAGATTTGGATAAGTTTAACTTGAAATTTTACGAGGATAAAGAATTAGAAGATAAGAAAATTATCAAGGACAAACTTAAATCTAAAATTAAAAGGAAGTGATAAAATTAAGATTTTAATTGATAAATTGCGTCAATTAAAATGAATTATACACCACCTCTTTCCTTGAAAAAAGGATGTTCGTTATAAAATGCACCTAACTTTGTACCTTTTAGAAATTTTAAAGTATCCTTTTGTTTCATAGTGTTATAAATATTGGTTAGAATATTAAATGCTACATTTGGGTCTTCCAAAATTTTATCCATCAACACATCTTTATCAATAACAGACGGATCAACAGCGTACTCCGGAGTCGGGGATTCACTTCCATTATTTACCCAATATCTTATCAAAGGAGAATTGGCAACTGTTGGATCAAAAGGCTCGTACTTTTCAGTTGCATGATGCATATTAACTAGATACTTCCTAGCAGCCGTGTTAGCAATTAATAGTTTTCCTGCTGTATTATTGACTAATAATTTTCCACCTGTATTTGGCATTAAGGCAGTATCTTGATTCATAGATTCGTATTCACAAAAACCATCCCATCCTGATGCACAATAATCTGCCATAAAACTCTGACAATGTTTACTTTCGCTTCCATAAGGATTTCCTCCATGTAAAAATTGCTGGTTCATATTAGTTCCAATGCAATAAGTTAATGGGTGATTTGCGGGTGATTCGTTTGATCCAAAATCAGATACATACTTGTATGAATTCTTCATTTTACTTATTATGACGAAATATTTTACGAGTTTAAATAAATAATTCAACCGCAAAATTAAAAATGAGATTTAAGGTCGCATAGTTAATTATAAAAAAAAACTTAATGTCAACCCAAATGAAAATTCAACCTGTAACGCAACGTTTTAAGCTCGACGAATCAACTTGTAATGAATTGAAAGAGCTTACACCGAATTTTGGCTTTAACGGCCTTGGAGAGCTAGTATTTCGACGAACCTATAGCAGGAATAATGAGGACTGGTGTGATGTAGTTATTCGAGTTGTGGAAGGATGTATGTCTATTCGTAAGGAACATTTTCATCGTTCGTCTCTTTTTTGGGACGATAACGAGAAGCAAGATTTTGCGAGGAATATGGCGCTCTCTCTCTTCCGTATGGAGTGGTTGCCACCCGGAAGGGGTTTGTGGATGATGGGAACTGAGTTCACATATGAACGTGGATCAATGTCACTTAATAACTGTAGTGCAACCGATACTGCAGAAGATTTTGTCCACTCGGCAGAATGGACGATGGATGGATTGATGAACGGCGTTGGTGTTGGATTTACAACCAACTGGCGTGGACAAGCTACAATGCCAGACAAGAGTGATTCTGAAATTTTTGTCATTCCTGACTCTCGTGAAGGTTGGGTGCAAAGTCTTATCAAGTTGATGTGTTCGTATATTAATAGTCCTCGTTATGGTAAGAACAAGTTTCCTATTTTTGATTATTCTCAAATTCGAGCACATGGAGAACCAATCAAAGGTTTTGGAGGTACTGCATCCGGATTTGATCCGCTTAAGCAAATGCATGATCGTATTGAAAGCTATTTGGATGCTTTCTGTATTGGAAGGTTGCAATGTACTTCTAAAACTTGGAAAGAATTCAAGTCTGAAGATGTCGAACAATCTACAAGTGAATGGCGAGAGGTTGAAGTTGAAGTTGACAAGCCGTACTCTCATACGCGTCTCGTAGCAGACGTCTTTAACGCTATCGGCGCTTGTGTTGTTGCTGGTAACGTTAGAAGATGTCTCCCCGGTGATGCTCTTGTTCATACAAGAACCGGTTTGATTCCTATCAAAGATGTAGAAATTGGTCAAGAAGCATTGACTTTTAATGGATATGAAAAAATTACGAATAAATTTGTACAAGGTGTTCAAAAGTTAGTAAAGATTATTACTCAAGATGGTGATTTTAGATGCACACCAAATCATCGTGTTGCAATTGCAACCTCTTATTCTGATTACACTTGGAAAATGGCATCTGAACTTGTAAAAGGAGATCGTCTTATTGGAGCGAGAGATTTTATTGAAGGTCAAGAAACTTTTCTACCAGAGTGGTCTTATGAAAAGCCAACTTGTAAAGATATTATTATTCCTGAACTAGATTCTGATATGGCTTGGTTTGTAGGATTTTTTTATGCAGATGGATATACATGTCCAAATTATGATAAAAATGGGATTAACGCATATGTTTCTTTGATTTTCGGTCTTGACGAAATGGACATTGCAGAAAGGGCTAAAGAGCAACTTGAACGTTTTGGGGAAAATCTTCATGTTACTCTCAAGAAACAAAAAGATAAAAATAATATAATGGTTCATTGTCAATCAAAAGAACTTGCATGGTATTTTGACAAGAACTTTAAGCAAGCTAATACTGAGATTAGAGTACCTGAATTTATCTTAAAAGCACGTCATTATATTAAGCTAGCATATGTAGCTGGTGTTATGGATGGTCATGGTTGCACTAATACCAGACCAATTATTGTTGTTTCTACTGTTTATGAAAATTTTGCCCGTGATTTGCAAAATATTCTTTATTCTTGTGGTATTGAAAGTAAATTGAATATTTGCACTACACAACATCGGAACAGAAATGATAACTGGCAAAAAGTTCATAAGTTGACTTTGATTACCGAGAGATCGCGAAGAAAATTTTCAGGGATTCCAGAGCTTTTTACAAGTTCTAATAAAGCGCCTTCTATATCACAAAACGCAAATGGTTTCCCAAATAGTTTTGAAACAAATCCAAAAGTTAAAACTCTATATGGTTTGTATGGAAATAAAGAATTTAATATTGATGCATATGCAACACAGTATGGGGAATGTTCTTTTACTCCCATTGAAGTTGTTGAAGTTGTTGAAGACGTAGAAGAAGAGACATACGATATTGAAGTTGAAAATCGGCATGAATTCTTTTGCAATGGGTATTTGTCTCATAACAGTGCAGAAATTTGCCTTGGTGATGTAGACGATAAGGATTTTATGAATCTGAAGAATTACGAACTCAATCCAGAACGTTCTGCGATTGGTTGGTTGAGCAACAACTCTGTTGTGCTACGTGCAGATCGTGGTTATGAAGATTTTTCATATATTCCCGAACTTGCTCGTCGTATTCTTGATAATGGTGAGCCAGGTATGATCAATTTGTACAATATTCAAAAGTATGGCCGGTTTGGTAAAGAACTTCCAGACGATGCGACAATGGTAAACCCCTGTGGTGAAATTCAACTTTCTAACTGGGAATTGTGCAATTTGGCAGAAGTGTTTCCTCCTAGGTGCTCTGATCCACAAAAGTTTTACAAAGCACTCGAGTATGCAACGTTTTACGCATCCACAGTATCTCTACTACCAACTCATCGTCCAGAGACGAATGCTGTAATCGCTAAAAATAGAAGAATTGGAGTTAGTATTTCTGGAATCGCACAATGGGTTAGCAAGTCTGATTCTGACGAGTGGGGCAAAATGAATTATACCAAGATGATTACATATCTTCGACAAGGTTATAAAGTTGTTCGAGAAACAAACACGCGTCTTGCTAAAGAAGCAGGAGTGCCGGAATCAATTAGAGTAACAACGGTAAAGCCGAGTGGTTCCATTTCTCTTCTTGCAGGTTGCACAGCAGGCGTACACAGTCCCGTCAGCAGATATGCTATTCGTCGTGTGCGAATCGGTATGACTTCTCCTCTGATTGAACCACTCATAGCTGCAGGTGTGCCACATGAAAAAGATATTGTTTCCGAAAATACTTATGTTTTTGAATTTGTTATTGATCACGGTGATGTTAGGCCATGCGAAGAAGTGTCTCCATGGGAACAGTTTTCTTTGGTGCAATTGATGCAAAAACATTATGCGGACAATTGTGTTTCCGCTACTATATACTTTGATAAAGAGAAAGACGGCCCAGATGTTGAGAAAATGCTCGCTATGTTTATACCAAATCTGAAATCAGTATCTATGCTTCCTCATAGCGGTCACGGCTATGCACAAGCTCCGTACACTCCTATTACAGAAGAAGAATATAACAAACGAAAGGGTGATATCAAGATTATTGACTACAAGAGTGTGAGAGGTAATGTTCCAAGTGGATCAAAATTTTGCTCCGGGGACACATGCGAGTTGTAAAAAAATATTAATTCTAGTTTTTAATCATTTGAAATAAACCAAAACATTGTAAAATAAAAATATTTTACAATTCAAAATATAAAGCTGATTTAAATTATCAACTTGATGTCTTTTATACAAAATGGGTATAAAGTGTAAAGAAAAAAATTGTACTGTCAGACCAAGTTTTAACAATCAAGGTGAAACAAAACCTTTGTATTGTTTTAAGCACAAACTCGATGATATGATTAATGTAATCAACCACAAAATGTGTGTTGACTGCAATGTTAGAGCAAGTTTTAACGTAAAAGGTGAAAAAAAACCTTTGTATTGTTCAAAACACAAAAAACAAGGAATGATTGATATTACAGCCAAAAAGTGTGTTGATTGCGATGTTCAACCAAGTTTTAACAATCAAGGTGAAACAAAACCTTTGTATTGTTTCACTCATAAAAAAGAAGGTATGATTGATGTAAAAAGCAAAACGTGTATTGAGTGCAAAAAACAACCATGCTTTAATACAGATGGTAATACAAAAGCAATATATTGTGCTGATCACAAAAAAGAAGGTATGATTGATGTAAAACACAAATCTTGTCTTGAGTGTGATGTTATACCAAATTTTAACGTAAAAGGAGAGAAAAACGGTTTATATTGTAATAAACACAAGAAAGATGGTATGATAAATGTTAAAACCAAAACTTGTCTTGAGTGTGATGTTATACCAAATTTTAACGTAAAAGGAGAGAAAAACGGTTTATATTGTAATAAACATAAGAAAGATGACATGATAGACGTTAAACACAAATCTTGTATCAGCGAATGGTGTTCAACTCGATTTACTAATAAAAAATATAATGGCTATTGTTTACGGTGTTTTATATATTTGTTTCCAGACAAACCAGTATCTAGGAACTATAAAACCAAAGAATATTCTGTTGTAGAATTCGTGAAAACAAAGTTTCCTGAATTAGATTTTGTAGCAGATAAGATAATAACAGGAGGATGTTCTAGAAGAAGGCCCGATTTACTTCTTGATATGTTGTACCAAATTATAATTATAGAAATTGATGAAAATCAGCATCAAGATTATGATTGTAGTTGTGAAAACAAACGATTAATGGAATTATCTCAAGATTTAGGACATAGACCGATAGTATTTATCAGATTTAATCCAGACGACTATAAAAAAGATGGAAAAAATATCACTTCTTGCTGGGGACAAAACAAAAATGGAATATGTGTTGTAAAAAAATCAAAACAAAAAGAATGGCTCGAAAGATTAAATACGTTGGAAGAACAAATTAAATATTGGATATATCCAGAAAATATGACAGACAAAACAATAGAAATAATCCAGTTGTATTATGATGAATTAAGTTAAGTCTAAATCAATATTTTAGATAAATTACGATGAAATGTTCCTGTGACACATACTAGTTGTACAAAAAATAGATAATATATTAATTTGTAAGGAATATCCTTACAAATCGAAAAATAAATAATTCAAACTATGAATTAGAGATAATCTCCATAGAGAAATTTGAATATCCTGTATTATAATAATTGGCTGCGACAATATCTAATCTATTTGTGTTAGGTAAAATGTTTGAATTTAACGTAATAACACTATCAACTATAGTTGCTCCTACATTTGGATTTCCTGCTACACCATTACCATAATTTCTAAAAATATTTTTACTTGATCCTACAACTCCGGAAGAATCAGTAGCACCAGTCCACGTAATACCGTCGCTTGAATAGGCAATAGAATTATTCTCTCCATTACCAACAGCAATCCACATTCTTCCATTCCAAGATATACCAATACCATAATTTGAAAAAATACTTGTACTTGATGCTACCGGAGTCCACATAATACCATTTCTAGAATGGACAATAGTATCAACTCCTTCACCTACAGCAACCCACATCGTTCCATTCAATGCCACACCTCGACCAGCTGTTGAAAAAATACTTTTTCCTAATCCACTCCAAGTAATTCCATCACTTGATTAAGCAATAGTATTATCATCCCCTCCTCCAACGGCGACCCATCGAGGAGGTATAGATGGACCAAATGTATAGACTTGTTCTTTATTTGTAAAATTATCTAGTTGTGCATTTATATCACTTTGTTTAATGATAGTTGTTAATGTGGAACTAAAATTTAGAGTTTGTTTACTATTTGTAAAGTTTGTTACTGGCATATTAATATTAGAGCAACTTTGAGTTCCACTTGTAGTATTACTTTGAGGTCCTGTAGGTCCGCTAGGTCCTGTCGAACCTTTTTGTCCTACAGTAGTATTAAAAACGGAAAATCAGGCATTTATATTTATATATATATATATATAAGTATTTTTTTCGATTTAGTAAAAATATTCGTCAAAATTATAGATAAATAAAATGATCCACGTTGTAAACGGATATTAATATACCTTAGTCAATAAATGTTTATACAGTTAGTAAAATAATATTTTTGTAATTTATTCGTTTTAATAAATAATCTTGACAAATGTCGGAATTGAAATTATATCCTCATCCCTATTATGAACTTTGTTATTTATGTGTAGATAGTAGAGACAAAACTCATGATATAGATGTATTAATTAAACAATTTGAAAGTCTTGGACTTGGAAATTATTATGCTCCTACTACCCGTACCCGTACCAGTACCAGTGAAATGCCTAAGTCAAAGCCAAAGCCATATGATAAAGTGTCCAAAGCAAATTCCAAAAAGTCCAACCAAACTCCTATGGATCGTTTTCCTCCTCCTACAGACACTCCTCCTATTATAGACACTCCTATGGATCCTTCTCCTCCTATTACAGGAACTCCTATGGATCCTTCTCCTCCTACAGATACTCCTCCTATTATAGACACTCCTATGGATCCTTCTCCTATTACAGGAACTCCTATGGATCCTTCTCCTTCTACAGATACTCCTCCTATTACAGACACTCCTATGGATACTCCTCCTATTACAGACACTCCAGACACTCCAGACACTCCTATGGATCCTTCTGATACAGAAATATATGATATTGATAAGACAGATAAACATAAATATATTAAATCATTTGGATTTGAATTTGAAACGGGTAGAGTAATTTTATTAACAAAAAAAACAGAGAATACATTTACACCATATTTGCAATGTGATGATAGACATGTTGTTTCTTTAGGTGGTGAACCATTTATTAACAAAAAAGAAATATTTGAAATTACAGCAGATTCGGCTTTAGGAGATACGTTTTATTTAAATAAACATATTCGTAAAACTTTTAAGTTAGAATACGATGGACCGAATAAAGTACCGAATAAAGTAATAAAAATGAGACAAACAAAAGATCCTGGTACATTTTGGCCTTTAGATCAATTAGAATTCATATATACTCTTCCTGTATTAAATGAACCAATAGGTTTCTTGGGTCTTTTAGAGCGATCTTGTAGTATACGTACAAAAATAGTAGATAATTTTCTTGGCGAAGGAAGTAAATATTATGATGAAGGTGATGACTATAAAGTATATGGTCATACTTTTACAATTTATGAACCACGAGGGGATACGTTTTCGTCATTACCATCAATGATTGTTAACGCAGGTACAGATAATTTTAATTCTTTTACTGTTCAAGCAACGGTTGCTATAGAATACGAAAATATTATTCTTTTTATGCAACCATTTTTTAAAGATACTAAAATGGGAAGACACAATGATTATCTAGTTATAATCCAGAAAACAATGGAAGGATGGTTTATTAGCGTTGATTTTTTCAAGGATAAGGAAGGGTTTGGAGATCTTATCAACTGGATAAGTTTAAAATTCTTTTATTCAATTCTCGATATAAATTATCTCATAAATATTAAAACCAAAACTGAAGATGAACCTATAATTAAAACGATAGACAGTGTTGTTTCGGAATACATAAAAAATCAATATATTGAATGGATAGGAAAAAATACAGAAAATATTGATGCCGAAATACAACAAGGCAATTATGATTTTAGGAGAACACTAGTGCAATTACCTGAAACGAAAGTTGAGGACGAAGACGAAGATATATATTTTATTGGAAAAAATCATCTTTTTTGCATTCGTCATTCTTTGTATGATGTTTTATATAAAAAATTAGGTCTAGAAAAGTGTATAGAATTTTTAAATTTGATAAAAGGTAGATTTGAACAGATTAAAAGAACAGAAATAAAACTTTCTGGATTTGAACCTGAACAGATTAAAATAACAGAAATAAAACTTGCGATATTTGGACTTAAACATGATCCTCAAGACCTTAAATATCTTAGTTATCTTAAATATATTAAATATCTTGAGTATTTTATAGTTGATATTGAAAAAGGAATTTTGTATTTTGAAAAAATGAAAGAGACCAAAATGGATCTAGCCACATTTGCACAGTATTATGATCCTGATTTAAGTATGGAATTAAATTATGATACGGTCCAGACATATACTAAACATAGAGTTAAAAAATATCCATTTTTAACAGAATCAACGACCAAATTACAAGCGAATGTTTTGTTATTTGAAATTAGAAACTTTAATAATATGCATAATAATCATTGTTTTCCGAAAATAAAAACATAGTTTTGTTTCTTTATATGGTTTAGAAAGCGTATACAAACTTTTCTTGTAACATAAAAACCAACGTTTGAAAAATGAAAATGAAATAGTAATGTTATAAACATATAATAATACAAAGAAAAATGACTAGCAAAATTACACAGAAAACATATGACAATTTTATTACTTCTAATAAGCTAATTATAGATATTGGTCCGTTTTACATTTCTGGTAAATCGGGTACTGTTCGTATTGAAAAGCTTCCTAATGGAGAGTTGTTTAAGTTTACGTGGTTTCGTAATAATACCAGTAGATACGTCGAATATTGTATCGCACATCAAGATAAGCATAATCATATAACTTTTCTATTCTCATTATTTAATGAGATGTGTGCAAATATTGATATGCAAGATGTATGTATACACCATTCACGATGTCAAGGTAAATGTTCGGCACATCTCATTACAAGCCCGATAGAGAAGTGTGCCATATGTCTAAAAGATGTTCAGATGCATATGTTGGAGGAAACGGAGTGTGAGCATCGTTTTTGTTTGGAATGCTTGGATACATATGTTAAAAGCAAGCTAGATTACACAGATGAGGATAACGAACACGTAATAGAAGGAGGTATTCCGTGTCCTGTATGTAGACGAGATCTACATTTGTGTTACAATTGTAATTACGCCCAATTTAATTGTATCTGTAAATGAAGAGAAGTTTACGATTGTAATATTCAAAATATTACAATTAAGATATATAGACTTACTTTTTGTGCTTTACGTAAAATATAAATTTCATAGAAAAACATTTTTGCTCCTCCAAAATTTTGGAAGCAATCGGTCGGAGGAGAAACATTTTTGAGACCAATCCTTTTGGAAGACCTCCATCTCTCTCAAGATTTTGAGATGAGTCACTAAATGTAAAAAGTATTGAAAATCAATACTAAATAGGTTCATCATTTACAATCATTTACATTTTTTTACATTTTTTGTAATTGAGGTTTAATAACACATTTTTTATCAAATAAAATGAAGTGTGAGTTTTGTAATAATGAATTTGCAACAAAGACATCGTTGATTAATCATAAAAAAACAGCCAAATACTGTATTATATTACAAGGAACAGATACACAATGTAATTTTACTTGTTTAAAATGTAATAAAAAATTATCAACACAAAATAGATTATATACACATGAACAAACATGTAAAAAGCATATTGAAGACATAATAAGAAAAGAATGTGAACAAAAATTGGCTGATAAAGATAGAGTCATTGAGGAACAGAAGCTTGTCATAGAAGAATATAAAAATAAATTAGAAATGCAGAACAAAGATTTGAATGACAGAATACAATCTCTTGCTGAGAAAGCTATTGCTAAACCATCAATTATTAATAAAAACATAACTACTACAAACCAGATCATAAATAATATGATGCCTATAACAGATGAACATCTACAAGAACACGTTCAAAATCTAAACCCTCTTCATGTTCAGAATGGAGCTTCTGGATATGCAAAGTATGCTCTCGAATATCCTCTAAAGGATATGATTGTGTGTACTGATTTTCAGAGGAGGAGTTGCAAATACAAGGACGAAAATGGAAACGTTGTATCTGATCCAGAAATGACAAAGATAACAAAAAGGCTGTTTTCTGCTATTAAGGAGCGAAATGAGGCATTGATAAACGAGTATTCGGCAGAATTGCATGCAAAATGGAAAACTCTAAATGCATCAGGTACCTCTGAAATGAATGAGGAAGAAATGGTTGATTTTTCTACGAAAACAAATGAGGCGTTAGAATTTGCAATGAATGTATTATCTCAAAAGAGACAGGTAAATGAGATGGCAGATGGTATGAGACCAGAATTATTTTATGGCTTCGTAAGAGAGTTAGCAGCAGGTTGTTATCGCGCAGATAAGTAAGTTATCTATGTTGTGTTATAATTGTAATATTCAAAATATTACAATTTGATCATAAATTTGTATCTACATTATCAAAATATATTACAAGGCTATTAAATATAGTTTGTTTTATATCATACTCTTTTCTACCAATTTTACAAACTCTTGCTATTTTATACAGTTGGTCGCGAATATACATTTTTAATCTTTTGTCTCTATCATATTTAGGAAGAGATCGTAATAGTTCAACTTCCGTTTCTACTATATCATCAAAATTTTCTTTAAACTTATTTCTAACAGATTGTCTACACTTTTTGCATTGTCTTTTCTTTTCATCAAAGTCTTTCGTTTTCTTTATAATATTACACGCTCGACATATTTGCTCATCTGGTGCAAGTAAGATTCGTGACGGATCTTTCAAAATTTCTTCTTCAGTCATTATTCCATTTGCAACTTTTATTGTAGCAACATCCAGCATATTTTCGCAATGAATGCAAATTGTCATCGGACTAGCACTTCGTTGCGCAAAATCTGTAGCAATTTTATAAGATTGACACCATCCATTACACCAGCGCTGTCCCTGAGGAGAATTCTTGTTTTTTATCAAATAATCACCTCGAATAAGGCGAGGACCGCTTAAAAATTTAGATATATCAGAAGTCGGCTTTCCGTAGTACGTTGGTATGTTAACCGGTTCAGGTTCTTGATATTCATCTGATGGTGGTTTCTCTAGATTATAACGCCACAGATCTGTTTCAATTATACTAGAAAATCCACATGAATTATCAATCTCTTTATATATCTTAATAAGATTATCTAGACTTTCAAAAACCCACTCGTGACTTGGCATTTCCAATGTATCTTTACATCTTACTTTGATCATTTTCTCGAATAATTCACAATGATCATTGTACATGATATAACGAACTTTAATATTCGGGATCATTGTTCTGTCGCTCGTGAGTCTTTGATTGATATCGGTCGTTAGCCCAATCTTGAACTTATTGTATTTGCAATCAGGATCCTGTAAAATATATACACACGATGCAACTCTGAACTTGTATCTGTGTGAAAACTTAAATTGAGTCTTCATTAAGCTCTTTTTTGTACTGATAACATCTTTCTGTTCTTGCAACAAATCTGTTTCCAATGTTTTGATATATTTTTCTTTAGTCTCAACAACTTGTTCTAGCAAATCTTTTTCCTGAGTTAATTGATCAATTCTCTCTTGAAATTTGCTATCTAATTCTTCTGATGACCTCTCATTTCCTAACTCAACTTTGCCATAAACTAATAACTCTCTAGTCCAACGAGACACTTGTATAGCAAAATATGGGTCTGACCACTGTGCTATTTGGATAGCGATATCTGGATGAGCAAATTTATATTGTGATTTTCCAACTCTTATAGACTTTAAAAGTTGACTTGGGGGAATTCCCCCAAGTGAAAAATATGCATTCAATAAGTCGAGTGATGATTTATTTTTTTTCCACTCATTAATATTTTTTCCAGATGCTTTGCATAATAATGTTACATTTATATAACCATCTTCTCTTATTGGAATAATCATACTAGAGCCATTAAGTAACTTCAAAGAACAGTTAAACAATCCGTCAGTTGTCTTTGTTAATTGGTCTTGTTTATTCTCAATAACATTAGTTTTTTGTTCAAGTTGTCGTTTCAATTCGTTAGATTCTTGAATCAATTGTTTATTCTCTATCTTTTTTGTCTCAAGAGCGTTTCTTAACTCGTTAGATTCTTCAATCAATTGTTTAATATGTTTCTCTTTTGTCTCAAAAGCATTTGACAACTCATCTTGAGGTTGTTCAATTTCTGAACAAAGTTCCTCTAGTTTGAACCGACCTGTTTTTCGTATTGAAGGCAAAATTTCTCGGCATACATAATCTTGAAAATTTTGAGCTGGTTGTTTATTTGATCTCATTATCAGTTTGTACATCGCGTGTTCTGTTATTTTTATGCAATTTTGACTAGTATTGGGATTTAATAATGTTACGCCTCGTTGATTTTCAGGAACGTGCCTTAATGCTTCCGTTACATTTTTAAAGCCTAAGACAACACATATATCTTTGGCAATATACCAAGTATCTTCATTTGTTCCTAAAACACGTATATTTTTTTCGTTGAAATGTAAAGTTTTGTCAATTGCGTTAACTAATTCGGTCATTTTATTAAAGAAACCAAGTTTTTAAGCACATATAATATATTTTGAGATTCATCAAAATATATTATATTATCATTTTAAGGTATTTTTCTTGATAATTTTATATATAAAATTAAGAAAATGATTTTTTTCTATCATTTATAGCATAAAATTTAGAAATTAAATGGATCGATCCTCGTATTTTATTAAGGGGAGAGCTATGTTTGGAAGCTTTCCAACACAAGAAGCAGTAGAAGAGCTCGAAAAAGAGGGTGTACGATTTTTTATAAATCTGACGCACAATGATGAGAAGAAAATAGCGCCTTACGAGACGCAATACACGCAAATATGCTTTCCTATAATTGATAGACAGGTACCCAAGGACTGGAAGGAATTCGCGAGGTTCATAATTAACGTTTCCGATATTATTTCCTCTTTAAAACCTAATCAACTTGTTTACTTACATTGCAAGGGTGGACATGGCAGGTCAGGCGTTGTAGTGGCTTGTTTGTTTTGCCACATGTTCGGAATGAGTCCAGAACATGCTCTAGAGCAGACGACAAAGTCGCACAGCAAGCGTAGCGTCATGAGAGAGAAATGGCGCAAACTTGGCTCACCTCAAACGTATTATCAAAAAAGCTTTGTTCATAAATTTTTCGAGCCGTTGGTATTCTATCGTGCATACAGGAGTGGTCCAACAGCAGGGTTCTCTAATTTTACAAACCATCCGGTAAAGATAGAAGGTCTAGGGACTTTTCCAAACTCTGAATCAGCTATTCAAGCCTACAAAAACCCAACAGACAGAGAATATGTAGAGAGACAAGAAAATTCTCGTAGCCCAATTGCTGCCAAAGCATTAGGACGTAAAACCGAGTTGAGAAAAGATTGGGTACAAGTTTGCGATAAATTGATGTACAAAGTGATAGAATCCAAATTTAAACAAAATCCAGACTTAAAGGATAATCTAACGAGTACTGGACTGCGACCAATCATTCAGCATACTAGAGGTGATTATTTTTGGGGTGATGGAGGTGATGGTACTGGTCGTAATAAATTGGGTAAAATACTTACGAATCTTAGAGAATCTTTTTATCGAGAGGATGAATAATACAATTTTTAGCTATAATAAAAATTATTATAGCTACTTAAAATTATATTTATGACTAATAAATGTCCAACGCGAGATACATAGAAATAGATTCTACATATCGCAATAGAAAAGAATGGCCTCACCCAGCCGAGTTCGAAGTTCTCATCTCCCAATCTGGTAGAAAGGATCGATTTCAATCTCAGGATCCGGTAAGCTTAGCAGCGCCTTTAACGTTTTCATGGGTTGGTAATTCATTTGTCTCAGGTGGTGGACCAATAATTACCGCAACAGCACAATTTGCGGCAGGTATTGGAGCATCAGGAGACTATAGAACAACTTTAATACTTACTTCATCCAGTCCAGATTTTTTTCAACAGATTGAAAATTATTATGTAGGCGCCATAGCTGTAAATACTACAACAAACATGACAAGCCGTATTGTCTCTTATGAGTGGCTTCAAGGAACTGTATCGACTAACACAGTAGAAATTAAAATCGAAAGTTCTATCATCACCAATCCATCACAAACAAATACAATAATAATCACTGATCCAAGTGATATCACTGATACTCAGAATTCTTTCATCTTTATACCGAATGGTAGATCTGGTTTCAATGCATATCCCGGATATATTTTATGGAACGAAACTCAGCAAAATTATGCGCCTATCTTATCTTACGATACTATCACTAAATTAGTAAAAGTATCAATAGATGGGTTGTCATGGGCTCTGACTGACACATTTTCTATTCGAAAAGAAGCGCCGATAGTTGGAGAACTAAACAATGAAGTAGGACAACCTTCTTCATTGATCTTTTCTTTACCGCCAACTTTTTCGTCTGTACCAGATGCGTATAGAAATTTTTATATTAAAGTTGGGAATCAAATAGGACTAATTACTCGATATGTAACACTAACTGGTAATTCACCAGGATGTATAGATGATCTACATATTTATTTACCAAGTAATGCTTCTAATGTCAATGGTTTTTACAATAATATGTATCTTCAAATAAACGGTGAAGTTAGAAAAATAGTATCATACACTGTTAGCGGTGTTGCACCTAATATACTTCGAATTGCAGAAATTTCTAGTTATTTCAGTGGGTGTTACTATGTGATGGCAGGAGATCTGATTGAAATACGAACTGGTTTCATAATTACTCCTTTTGATCCTCCATTTACTAATGGTGATAAATTTGAAATATTACCATTCTCTTACGACAATCATAATCCTTTTGTGTATACTGGAAGTGCACAACAAGAAATCTGTTGCTATCAAATAGAGTTAGTAGATCTTATTTTACCAAACAAGATTCTCAATTGCGGTTTTGGAAGTCGAATAGCGTTCTATCCTTATCTCTATGTAGAAGTTACAAATATTTCAGGATCAAGTTCTGGAACGAAGAATGCTATTTATTCAAACAATCCAAATGCAACAAGTGCCGTTTTCAGAGTACCCATTTATGATGTACAAAATCCTATTGCGTCTGCGTTTGTTAAACTTGATGGTGACGGAATGATTCAGACACTTAAATTTAAGCCAAATGATAGTATTTTCTTTTCAGTTCGTCTTCCTAATGGTGAACTTTTTAAGATACTTGAACCGGAGAGGTATTCTCCTCAACAACCAAATCCAGACATTCAAATAAGTGCTCTTTTTGGTTTTAAGAGAGTATAAGAGAATAAAATAATACCTTTTGTGGTATTATTTTATTTAATCAAAGGAATTTTTACATACCAACAACACCTGATATATATTCATTTTTTCGAGTAAAAGATACACAAAGAGCTCCACCATAAAATCCTGGAATCTGTTCCAAGTCATGCACAACCTTATCTGTACCAAGGTAATCGTGTTCGATCACGTCGCCTTTCAAACCATGTCCCAGTGTACAACACCTGATAGGACTCAACGACTGTGAACGTACACCAACAATCTCGTGGTGTGCATCAAGCAAAAAGTTAACTACCTGATTGTATTCAGAACGATTGGATGAAATGTCTTTTGGATACACCCATTTATTCTCTTTTGGATCTAAACTCCGAACAGGGTGGGTAGAAGTCAATGAAAAACCATCGATATCTACCATTTCAAATATACCTGTCGAAAAAGTTACACACCGAACGGATGCGACTCGATCGTCTCCACAAGAAACAAGATCTCCTTTTCTCACGTGTCCTACAAGCTTTACACTTCCATCTGCCATAAGAATAGATGAAAAAGGATGAAAACAACTACCAAAGTATCTATTTTCAAATGTTGATGTCGACGATGTATCGATAGTCGGATTTAGTGTTGGAGTAGATGTGTATGTGTTATCGCGTGCAATAGGTGTTTTCTTTGGTATAGGCGGTGTAGCCAAAAAGATCTTTTCACAATGAGTCTGCAAATCGGTAAATTTGGTAGATGCAAAATACTGTATAGCGTAATCTCGAAAATTATTAACAATTTCTTTACTTGTAGTATGCAGATAGGAACGTAGGTAGTGCAACCCCCAAGCGGCACACCATTTCTCCTTTTCAACAGCTTTGCGTAGTTGATCATCCACGTCTTTGAGACATCCTTGAATGTAAGGGTATGAATTATTCATTTCATTTCTTGTGCGAAAATTGGCAAATTGTACAGTGCAATAAGGCAATGACACAGTAGGTGATGTAGTCTGAATTTTATCAATATTATGTTCGATTGTTTTTATAAGATCCAATTTTGCCCAACATTCTAATACTGTTTTCTTATCTTCTGTCACAGTTGTCAAGTCTACTTGTGTTACAACATGAGACAAACCATTAAACATAGATACTTCGATTTTTTGTGTGTCATCCAATGAATGACAAATCGGATGAGTTCTATTTTGACCAACACAAATAGATCCAATATTAGTGCTTGATACACTACCATCTTTCATCGTAGCAATCACACAAATGTTATTGCCATATGTTGTTAGATCTGTTGCTAAACGGTTAATCATAATTGTTCCTGCTGTAGAAGACTCTGGAATATGAGAAAATGTACCGTTAAGTCGTTCAGCCATCTCAAACAACTCTTTGCTATCAAGTTTGTTCCCAAACCCGACAGTGTTCATTGTTATAGTGTTACACCACTCCGAATTAGATCTAATAAAACCGTCAAGCTCATAGATATTTCCACGAAGAGGTTTGTTGGCACTTTCATCTTTTCCATCCGTAAATACCATTATTGTTTGGTTACATTGTTCGTTTACCTGAAAAGAATTTTTGAGAGTATCAAGTCCCATTTTAATTCCAGACCAAATTCTTGTTGATCCACCAGCTGTAATTGAATCCAATTTAGACAAAAGTTTGTTCTTATTAGAGTCGGTCATCTTAGTCATTGGAAAGTATAACTTGGCATCCTCATTAAAACATACTATAGCTACACTATCTTTCTTGCTGTAAGAACCAATCATGACCTTCACGCAATGTATTATCAACATCAGAATAGAAATTCCATCACGTTCACTCTCTGGTAAATCAGGAGTGGCATCAAAGCTCATTGAACCAGAATAGTCAATAACAATAACCGTTTTTTGCGGAAGACTTTCCACGTCATCTGGTGCAGAGATACATAGTACGTTGTGTGATGTGGTATTCTTATCACTATTCTGTACGAGTTTTAGACGAAGCATTTTTGTTATTTATCTTCTTAACTCTTTTAAAATCCAATTTTATTTTTTAGGATTTGATAAAAATTGATTTTTTAAAATAAAAAATCTAGAAAAAATCAGATGAAATGATATTCATTAACTCTGACGTTCAAACTGCTTTCTTCAATCTACTCTGCTCCAGACGTGGAAAAAGGCTAGGATACGGCGCGGCGACCCACACTCTGATGTGGCGAAGAGCGTTTTTTGACAGGTGTATAATCATGATCGCGTCTCACCACCCGCATATCTGGACTTACGGAACAGGAAATTTACTTGTTGCTCCTCCTCTTCCTACTCCCGAAACACTAACAAAGGCTGAAGAGAGGGCAATTGAATGGCGTTTAGAAGCTCTGAGAGAGCATGATAGTGATGGAATAGTAGATGAAGGATTTGGATATTTCATTCGATACACTCTCGAATGTCGTAAAAGATTGAGTATATATATGATTAGGTTAGAACTACAACAAGAGTCGGCTGTGAAAATGTTTGAATATATTGATCGCGCAGCACCACAACTTAATGATTTGATCTCGAATATCGAGAATGTTGATCGCAGAGGTAAGGCTCGATACGGTGAAGATAAATTTAATGAAGGAAAATTAACAACTGGTAAAACAGACCATAATATTATGATAGAATGCAACTGGAGACCGAATATTAAAGTATTGAGAGAATTTATGGTTGACATCATAGAGCCAGAGTTTGTAACCGAAACAATTTCAACACTTGTTATTCCGACTGCGTTCGTATACGCAGATACTGAGAAAAAATGTGTTGTGTGTCTAGAGAAAAAAGACGTTCTCATGTGGCCTTGTTACCATTCACATGTAACTTGTGTAGAGTGTACTATTGAATTATCTTATGTACGCTTTTCTTGTCCAATATGTAGAGCGTCTGTTGATTACAAATATGGTAAGTGGTACATGAGAAGACCAACTTTAGAGTAAGTAATAAGTATTGTGTCATATAATCTTCATATTATTATAATATGAAGATGAATTGAAAATATTTTTCAATGAATGAATCTATTCAAAAAATCTTTGACTTGTACAATTTGAACACCTAATTCTTTTGCTTTGGCTGCTTTTCCAGAAGGTTCTGCATCGATAGATGCAACTACTAATATAGAAGTCTGTTTAGAAACAGTAGTTGTTACCTTACCACCTCTCTCAATAATTGAATCCTCCAATTTATTATCTCGAAAACCAGATAAAACGATCTTCATATCACGTAGACAACCTCCTTTACTCTGTTGTGCACTTACCTCCTTAAATGTAGCATACTTTCTCATATCATCTATAAATTGTTTTGCTTCTTCAAGATTATCTAGAACTTTTTTAGCTGTAATATGAGAAAAACCTTCTACTTTAATTATACGTTCAAATATATCTTGGGTTTTCATACTTTCACTTGCAACTAACAACTCAGGAAAATCATTCATCAACGTTGTTATCTTTTTAGAACCTAATCCAATTCCAAATACACCGGACGCTCCTAACACCAAAGGTATAGACAAATCTTTTAAACCATCATGAATGTTATTCCAAGCACGTTCTGCCATTTTCTTTCCAAAACCCGGTACTTTTTCAAAATCCTCTTTTGAAGCCAATATAATCTTTAGCAATGTATCATGACCGGATTCATATATCTTTTGTACATTTTTCTCACCAAGGTGCTTTATTCCCAACTCCGAGAAGAAGCTTGCTATTCGTTTTACAACCATTTCATCTTCATACTCGGTCGTTTTAATGTCAACACCTGTTTCATTCCATGTGTAAGGTATTGTAGGCATATCAGGCTCGTTTGCCTTTTTAACGACACTAACTATGTAAGGAATTACATCACCAGACCGTGTTATTTCGATTATAGCATCTACACCAATAGATTTGTCAACTATAAATTTTGCATTAAAACCTGTTGCCCATGTTATTGTAACTCCTCCTAATTGCACAGGCTCAATTTCTACTCTAGGTTTTAACACTCCCCATTTACTTACATTCCATTCGACTTGTAACACTTTTGTAGAGATCAAGTTATCTGATAATCGCATCTTGAAAGCGAATGCATATTGTGGATTACCACTAGTATTTCTTTCATATGAAGAATTAGGTTGTACAATAATACCATCTATCTCATACTTTGATATTTCTTTTGAACTAACTACAGTCTCCATTAAACTATCGATATTAAAACTAGTAACTATTTCTCTCCATACTGTTGTAAAACCAAGTTTGTCAAGATAATCCAATTGTTCAGATGGTTTAACAGTCATTCCGATACTAATTAGTTCATACGCTACAAAATCAATAGATTGAATTCCTTCTTTGATTGTTTTTGAACCAATAAGTCCGGTTACCATATTTCTCGGGTTTGCGTACTCATTCTCGTATTTTTTCTTAAAAACTTGATTTTTCATGATTAGTTCTCCTCTGACAGCCAGATCATCCTTCATCTTTTTTGGAATATTTTTCAAGTATTTCACCAAATAAGAGATATCTGCTCCAACAATTCCATCCCCTCGAGTGTACATTTTCAAGGTACCACTTTTTGCGACCAAAAGACACGAGATACCATCGAGTTTATTCTCAATAATATATTCAGAAGCTTTATTCGAAGATAACCATCTCTCTATACCCTTATCATCTTCGGGTTTAAATTTATTCATACTTCCTAACCATATCGGTAGTTCTACTCTATTCTCATGTTCTCTAATTTTAGCTCCTGTTGGAATTATGTAATGAGGATCGCGAATACTTAGCGTTTCTTTAATTGCATCATATCTCCAGTCATTTAATCCTGATGATTTCCCGGTATTATAATATAAATCATCTGCGTACAATTTCACCTGGTGAAGAACAGAAAGAGACTCTGATAAAAGATAATCACTAAAATCTTTATCAGATAAAGCGGAAATTCTAGCTATCGCATCAGTCATTTTTCTTATTCTTTTTGTAATCATAGATTAGAAAATTCAAAATTTATTTAAAGTTAATCATATCAAATCTTATCTCCATAAAAGAATTAATACAGCAACGAAAACAATCCATGTTCCGCAACCAAAGTGTCTTGTATAACAAATAATCTGTTCTGCCTTTTCTTCGTTGACAAAAAGTTCTCTGATTATATTTAGATAAGGAGACTCGTCTTTTTTATTATAAATACTTTCTTGATAACCCATATGAATCACTTGGATAACTCCTAAGAATATAATAAAACTTATAAAGAACCATTGTTTAACACTAGTTCTTTTTTTATTACTGTAAAAAAGCGCTACAAATACTGCTATTACCTTGAATAAATCACCAAAATGATCATACAAATCTCCAAATTTTGATATCATATTATATTTTCTAGCAAATTTCCCATCTGCGCAGTCAAAATAATAGGCTATAATCCAAAAAATAGCAGCAAGCCAGAGTCTGTTTTGAATAATTTGATATGCCGCCAGAAGTCCAAAAACAATACTTATTGTTGTTATAATGTTTGGTGTCATTCCCAGTTTATAAAAAATATCCAATTGTTCATCAACAAGTTTGAATATAAAAGTATCTATTGGGCATTCATGATTTTCTTGCAGTTTATTCACCATTTTATAATATATAATAATAAAAGTTTGGCATTTTATAGAATCAAAATGTGTTTTTCTAATCATACGATAAATGAAGAGATCATCCATGTTTGTTACATGTGCAGGAGTGTTGGATAAAAATACAATGAAATGGAATAGTAATGACATAACAGATCAAGCCAAATGCTGTCACGATCAATGCAACGGTCCTGTACAATTTTGTTACGATTACTGTGATAAGAATATATTGTCTGGAGATGTTATGATGAAACACAAATGTTCAGAAATGTGTGAACATCAAAGAAAGATATGTTTGGAAACGTGCTCATTGATAGGTGATGATGTCGGAGAGAATAACAAATATAGAGAATGTGCTGTTAAAAAAGGTTGTGAGTTAATAGATAAAACTCTTGATTTGAAATGTTTAGAGAAAAATAAAGCTGAGACTATAGATTGTTGTATTAAATCATGTAAACCATCAAGTGATATTGATTGTGACAAAAACTGTAACTATTTACATTCATTTTATATGAATCAACCTCCACAATTGAAGAAACCTGAAAAACAATTTTCTCTACAAACCAATTTTTGGTATCTTATTTATAAGATAATAATAATTACGAATCTAGTTATAGTAGTTCTGTACTGTATTTTTTCTTTATTAAAGAGAAATTGAATTTTTCAATTGACAAACAATATATAAAATAAGAAAATGAAAAATGCGATCATAACGAGACGAGTATATCTGAATCCAAAATTTTTGGATGAAAATATCATGGATCATCTCTTGAAAAGATGTTCCGAATTATCAGTTGGTGAATGCACAAAAGAATACGGACATATTATTTCAGTTAATCATATAGTAAAAGTTCTTGGTAATGAAGATACTATTTTCACGGTTCAGTTTGAGGCTGACACGTTGAAACCAACAGTTGGTGACAAACTTTCAGGTAAAGTATGTATGTTGTATAAAGATGGTATTTTTGTTCAGGTATCAGACAAGCAAAAGATGTTAATTCCATCGATAACAATAAAGGGTTATACGTATGATGATTCATTACGTTTGTATTCGAACGGAAAGAAGAAAATAGTAGAGGGTGATGAGATAGAAGCTATTGTAACGGCATCACAGTACAGTAAAAAAAATTTTAGTTGTATTGGTAGTCTCGCTTAAAGAAAAAATTTCTATTAAAAAATGTCTGAAATCGAGGTGCTTTTAGAGTTCAAAACGCAGTTAATTTCTTTTTTTGATGAATTAATCGGACAATTTCCACAAGAAGGAGATTTGGTCGTGGTTCGTCTATTTCTGGCAAACCAGATATCAATCCAAACAGTTATGGATGTCTTCAACCACAAGATCAACACGAACGACCAAGAACTAAGGAAGATGGTTAAAGATCGGAATGAAGTTTTCTTTCTGGAGCATAGTATTTTTGATAATTTAGGAAAAGATAAAATAGTTCATTTTAAGAAACTATGGCGTTCTGGAAGGCTTGATACAGAAGATAAAGAGGTTATATGGAATTGGATAGATGCATTTATCTATTTAGGAGATAAGTATACGAAGGCAATTAGTATCAAGTAAATTTATTACTGAAATAACAGTAATAAATTATCCAAATTCTGTTTAAAAAAGTAATTTTTAATGTTAAATGTCTAATATACACAGACCAGAAAATATTCAGGGATATGAACATCCTTCTGAACATAATTATATTTCTCGCAATGGTGTATACAAAACCTTTACCGAAGGTCAAAAGAAACAAGAAGAGTTTGGAAATGTAACTGTTGGAAAGCAATATGCTACAAGTAATGATTTGAATAATGATAAGTGCCCAGAATGCCAAGGAATCGCAATTAGAACTTGTCAATGTGCCTATAGTGATAAAACTTGTAGTCAAGGGCATACATGGTACACCGATCGCGAAGGAAAACTAAAAAAAGGAAATCCTCATTAAGTTTTTGTAAACATCTTATACTATATTGTTTATTAATTTATTTCTTATGAACAACAAGTTTAACGTTACAAACATTTTTTGGAGAAGGTTGATTTTACTTAAAGATTTCTATTTACAATGTAAAATAGAAACTAAAATGACAACTGCCGGAGTGAAAAACGATCAGTTGCCAAATAATAGACTCGAAGTCTTTAAATCAAATACTAATCTACAAGTTTTTAAACCAGCAAATTCCAAATTAATATTGGTAGCTTCTGAAATGATATCAAAAGGTCTTGTGAAAACTTCTTTAGAGTTCGCAGAAAAATTTATGTTCACTTTTGACTCCAAAGAACCATTTCCTATCAATATCGAAGTTTTAATCGAAATGAAAGTATATGACAGAAAAGATAATTGTAAAACTAAGCTAAATAAAAATTTTATTTTGAATACTGATTTCAATGTTCAAAACCTTGCTCCTGAAAGTTCAGGAGCGAGGAATTCAAAGGCTATGCAGGCTGGGAAAAACAAAGAAAATATTATGCTGACAGTTGACTGTTTTAAGTCAATGTGTATGCTAGCAAATAGTGAAATAGGAAAACAAGTCAAAAATTACTATCTTGATCTGGAAAAAATATTCAAAGAATATATACTCAGAGATATACAATCTCTCCAACAAACAATAGAAACCGTTGTAAACGAGAATTTGAAAATCAAATCAACTTATTCTCACCTTGCTGAACTAAACGATAAACTCCGAATGAAGAGAAATTATCATAAATTTAAGAAAGGAAACTGCCTGTATATCATAACCGATAGATGGAGAGAAAAAGATTATCTTAAAATAGGCTACACAGATAACATTAATACACGTCTTCAAACATACAGAACAAGTATGCCAGATGTAAAAATAGAATTTTTACTTTATCTTACAGAGAATAAGGTTCTTGAAAAATGTTTAAAATTACGTTTTGCTAATCAACTTGTCCAGAAAAATCATGAATATGTTATTGATGCAACTCTAGAACAACTAGTAAAGTCTATAAATAGTTTAACAAAATATCTAAGTATTGAAGCAACAGAAGAAACCAAGTTATCTCTATATAATGAACCGTACAAGATATATAATCTTGTATTCCTAGATCAAAATGGTAACGTAGAAGATAATACTGATCCTATAGTGCTAGCGTCGCCTATGGGCTTAGATTTTGATTCATCAGATGATGAAAACGATAATGAGCCTGAGTCTAATACGGAAACAAAACCTGAATTGGAGCATGATTCTGATTCTGAAGTATACAAGTGTGATATATGTGGTACAGAGTATAAAACGAAGAGTCGGTTTTTAAACCATATGATTAAATTTCATAATATCCAAAAAGATCTGAAAGATGATGGAAAGACTTGTCCGATATGTAAGAAAGTTTTTAGAGATCGTGGTAAGAGAAATAGACATGTACGTGGTGTACATGAAAAATCTAGCACAGTGAAATGTACAAAATGTAATACTAATTTTAGCTCTAATGATGCTCTAATGAATCATATTCGTAATGTACACAAAAAGATTACACAGTCTAAGTGTGATCAGTGTGGAACAATATGTTCAACTGTCGGTAATCTTAAAAAACATATTGCACAGGTGCATGATAAAACAACTTCTGTATCTTGTAATATTTGTGATAAGAAATTTTTTAGTCAATGCAACCTCACACAGCATATAATTAAAGTACATAAACGTAAAGAGAAATGTAATTGTCAATTGTGTGGTAAAGAGTTATTGTCTGTACTTGGATTGGAGTATCATATGAGAAATGTTCATAAAATATAAATTGATCTTATACTATATTTAGTATAAGATATATAATATTCTGAAATTTATTTACTTTCCGGCAACTCGCTTCACCTTTCGAACGACAGTCTTCTTTGGAGAAGGCTTCTTTACCTCAACGTTATCTTCTTCACCCGATCCCAAGAGACTACCATCACCTCCAGCATCGTCTTCTACACCTTCATCATCCAGAGCAAATGCGGCTGACTTGTTTTCATTTTGCGATGCAAGAACCTTAGATCTGGCTTTAGGACGAGCAAGTAGACGCTTCATTCCCATCTTGCTAGGTTCAACTACTGCTTCGTATAGCTTTACTTGCAAAGAGATTTTTGCACCTACAAAAATAGACTCAATCTTGACAGCACCGCTTGCATAACAATGCTTACCCATCAGCTGACGAGCTTCGAGAATATTGTCGTTTGTGTCAAAAAACTGAGTAAGGAACTTATCTTGCTTCTTAGAATAAATGAGCTTTGCATACAACGTTGGTCCTCGACCTGGAACATTTCGAAGACCGGGCTTGCCTTTATCGTCAGTAAACTTCTCTTTCTTAAAATATAATGGATTAAAACCACCCTTTGACTTTGTCAAATCTGCGCGAGTCAAATCGAATAGATCGATTTCCTCCTTATTATTGATAAGATGATCCATGCAACATTCAACAATCTCATTGAAGGTATCAACCCATGTCTTTTCGGCTGGAGTTGCACCATCACGGCTCCACAGGCAAAGGGGGAAAGTAAAACCTGTCACATTACCTGTTTCTTGACTAGTATTCTCGGAAACACCAAACGAATATAGTCGCTCGGTTGGAATAATTAGTTCACCGACAGAACCATCCTCGTTACGACTGGAAATATTAATTCGCTTAAATTCAATCTTAACCTTGCTATCTGGAATAGATCCAACAATAGGATCGGAGAAGATCATTCTTTGCTTGGCATTATAACCCTCAGCGGGCGTCAACTGCGTGTTTTCATTGTCAGACATTTTGTTTTCTTTTAATCTGTCATTTCCTTAAACTTATATTAACTTTTTTCAATTTTATTTTTACGGTTTAATTTTAAATGCCGAACGTTGATATATCTGATATATGTGCTCTTCTTCAAAAATGGGCAGAAAGTAAAGCGGAGATTGCTGATCTGGAAAAGAAAATAGACAAGTATAAACGTCTAGCTAATCGTGTAATGGATCAGAAAGGCGATAATACTATCACTACAAATGATTACAAGCTATCACGAAAAGAAATATCTCGAACTAGCATTGCAAAAAAAGATGTACCCAAAGAAATTTGGAAAAAGTATGCACGTACGTCTACTTATACAGCGTATTACTTGTCTGAAAAAAAATCTACTTAAAATAATGATAAAATTATATTTTTAATTTTTTTGTGAATATATAAATGACAGTTAGGGAAGATAGTGGATTTTTTGATGAAATACATAAACGCATGTCATCAAGAGGTTTAAGTGGTTCAAGTTTTTCTGAAGATGAAGATTATAAAGAAAGATATATACCACTTGACGAAGCGGAGAAGATGGAATCTTATCTTTGTGAAGACTTAAAACGTGAGTATGACGCCAGCTTGATTGATAAAATGCCATATCAATTACAGAAATCAATTAGAGACTTTTCAAGAGAAGAACTCAATTGTCTTAATAAAAGACCTGCGAGACCTGGTATACCTGTAAGAGATGAGAGACCTGTATTGAAACGACTTGTTAATAATCATTTCTACAGACCAACAAACCCAACAGAAGGTTTACCTAAAACTAAGTTTATTGGAGGACCTAAAAATCTTACAGTTCATTGGGGCAAAGGTTTTAATATGTTGGTATATATTTTTGGAGAAGGTCACCAAGAAAAAGTAGACTGTGCAAGTAAGTTTCCCGAAGAAATAAAAGGCCTCGACCCGGATAACCCTGAACATTTTAGGTATGTAGATGATTACATGCAACAAATATTTAGGTATACACCCAAATATCTTGATTATGGTATTGAACTTCCAACAACAGGTAGAGGAAATTTTGAGTATTCTCTACCCACCAACATAATGATTGGAAAACCAGAATTTCGATTGAACAAGTTATTTCAAAAATTTAAAGAATGTATCCAACCCAGTACACGCCACAAAACTGAATGTCAATTAGGTCGTGTTCATTTTTTTGATGTTAGACGTGATAATATACTTCATAGTGATGATATATCTCTTCTTCTAAATTCTTTTTTAAGTATCGAATCTGACATGACTAAAATTATCGATATTCTTAAAAATAGAGAGAATATTCGTATCTTAAATAACTTAAATAAATGTTTGGTTACAGAAAATAAATTCGACGTCTACACATATTTTAACGCTCATATTTTTGGAAATCCATATAATGTAGTAGAAATGGAAAGACTTAGAAATCCTAAACATGTAAAAGATTTCATTTCGAAAGAAGATGCTGAATTCATTCGGAGCGAAGATGTTATTATGGCCGATGAGCTTAGTGCCTTTATTAGAAGTGAAATACGCGAACGAGTTAATACATTTTATGAAATTCTAAAAGAAAATATTGGTAAAATATTGGACTATTATGAGAAGAAAATACAAAAATACGGTTTTCCTAAAGATTCTTCTCAGATTCCTATTTACATTACAGATTGTTTTGTGGCTATTATCCCTGGTATTGTTAGTATATCATGTATTTCACCAGACTTGTATCTTCTAGCTCGTTTATTTAAAACTTTTAATCTATCTAAACCTGCTTTTCAAGGAGCAATATATCAGGATCAACCAATAAAAGCTTATAATGTAGTTATATACGCTGGAGATCAACATGCTCAAAGATATAGAAGATTCTTAAATTTTCAAGATTTTAAAGAGGTTGGAAAAACGGGACAGTCAGAAGGTGGTAAAGATCACGATTCGTGTATAAATATGGAATATATACATCAACCATTTTTCTCTGAAGAATCTAAGGTACCAATGGTTGTACCTGAACACGCAAGATATATGTTCAATTACAAATATAGATATAATATAGATGACCCTGTTAGTATGGAATGGTTGCCTACGCCTACTACATAATTTTAATACTTTCACATAGGTATTAAAAGTTAGCTTGTATCTTTTGGAAAATGATTCTGATTCTTCAAATAAGTCTGAATACCGTAGTAATATAAAGGTTTGTCTGCCTTCTCTGGATTAAAACCAAGAAGCTTTTGAAGCTTTGCATCTGGCCAAATCTGACGCTTGTCTTCAGGGTTCTGTAATTTATTAGTCGCTATATAATCACATATATACTTTGTAACATCAACTCTTGAATGGAGTTCATCTGCAGGCCAACCAGTAAATTTTGCAAGCTCACTTGACAATTTTACTGGTTTTTGAAAGCCAGAGTTATGATTATTTTGACGTGTTGTTGATGTCTTCTTAATAGCACGTTCACATTGTGTTTTGAGAGACTTTATATTCTTATTTATCAAACGTAGAAACTTAACATCCGATCTCTTTGTTGTTGAACCTTCTCGTATATCCTTAATTTCTGCGTCAATCATATTAATTAACTCATCAAAAGCGGATGAAATAATTTCTCTATTCACAAGTTCTTTTGACTTTTTGGTTGTCGTGATCACAGCTCCATCATCAGGTGAAGATACATCCTGATTTTTATTCTCATCAGAATCTGGTTTCTTTTTGCTAGTCTTATCTTGTGCATTATTTGTTGTTTTTCTTTGCATTTAAATTTATTACTTCTGATAATATCTTTAAGTCAATTTGATTACAGGGGCTTTTCAAACTGAAAAAAACAAAAAATAATTATATGGAAATAACTAATATAATTTAGGTATACATACCAATAGGAGGTTGATTTGGTTTGGAGCTCGGGTTGGCTTTTCCAACCAGTTCTAAACCTTTTTCTAAATCTTCTTGATTCAGAATAAACTTGTGCTCGATTCCTAGGAGTAGCACACGCCTTGCATGAGCCATCTTACATTTAGAGATTAAATTTACAATATCTCTGCCAGCATTAGTGAAAAAATCTTTATTCTTTTCTATAATTCCGGATATGATATTTTTATCAATACTAATACTCCAGTTGATGTTCTTAACCTTTCCTATAAAAATCTCTGTTAATTCGGCAGGTGAATATTCTTCAATTTTATGTTTCCACTGAAAACGACTTTCAAGTCCATCATTTACTGCAAAGAAACATTTTTGTATATCTTTCTCGTAACCAGCTGCTATACAGCAAAAATCATTTGTGTGTTCAGATAAAAAGCTGCACAGTGTATCAATCGCTTCCTTAGAGAAGGAATCCTTATCTTCTTGTCCTGGGCCGAGAGAATAAACTTCGTCGATAAATAATACACCACCTAAACACGAATTTAATAATTTCTGCGTTTTAATTGCTGTTTGACCAAGATAACCTGCGATAAAATCATCTCGATGAGCTATTTTAAAAGGTCCATCTGCAGATAAAATACCCATTGCTTGATATATTTTTGCTATAATATGAGCAACTGTCGTTTTTCCACTACCCGGTGGTCCTATCAAGATAGTATGAAGATATTCATCTGATTTATTTCTTTGATGCATTCCCTGAATATAATATAATATTTGATAAAAAATAGATTCCTTTAATGTTTCCATACCAACTAGGTTGTTCAATTCTTCCAAATAAGGAGTTAGACGCCAAAGCATAACAGTATTAATATTCTTATAAAAAGTTACCCCTTTTCCTAGTTTGATAAGATCTTTAATAGAGATGATCGGAGGAGTATTTTCTAGCACGATACGTGGTCGACGCTTATTTTTTCCCGAATCACAATGATTATTATCGTTATCTCTATTTCTCTTTGACATCTTACCCTTTATTAATTTAATTTTATTCGTTTAGATTATGTGAATACAATTGACCTAACACAATACCACGACGATAATCATTTTCTTCCTGTAAAGACATTTGATCTAACACAATACCACGATAACGATAACCATTTTCGTCGCGTAGTTTTTTCTGAGCATCTTTATATCTCTTCTGCATATTTTTGTATGCAGTTATATCCTCTCTAGTAGCCGTTCTTTTAATTTTTTGAAATTTACTACCATAAGGGTTAAAACTTTCATGAAAATTTACTTCTTGCAACACCTCAAGGAATTTCCATGGAAGAGCTACTCCCCATCCTTCTTGTTTTATAGGTTGACTCTTTGGATGTTTTGGATAAGTTGCGTTATCACCACCATCTTTTCGTTCAACTGCATAACCAAAATCAATTATAACTGGTTCTTTACTTTCAGTACACATAACATTACCATCATGTGTATCTACGTGAAGCCATCCTAGCTTACGTAAATCTTTTAATTTATCTCCTACTTTTGTATATAATTGTCGTGGATCTACAGTACTGCAATTGTATAATCTTTCCATTATAATATAACCCCAACTTCCACAAGTCCACGCATCATATATTTTAGGAACCAAATTAGTTCCTTGTAGAGCAACAAGAGCTTTTATTTCAGATGTAAATTGTGATGAATATTGATTATCTCTTTTTTGTTTTTTAAGTATGTACTTAAAACGATGCTTTTTATGCTTAATTATTCTTGTTGTTCCAACTGCACCAGAACCTGTCAATTCACCCACAATCCATTGGTTAAGATAATTACAGTCATTTCGAAGCTTATATGGATCGATTTTAACACTAGAATTACCTGGGCCATCAGGAAATTCAAAATCATCATATGTTTCTGGTATTGATGGAGGTAATATAAAAGAAGTTGGTTCAATTCGTGGTGGCAAACGAGATGGAGACGGTGAACGTGTGAACGGTGAAGGGGAACGTGAAGGTCTTCGTGTAATCGGTAACTCTGAAGGTGAAGGTGAAGGGGAAGGTGAACTTGTTAGTTCCTTTTTATCTTTAGGAGGTACTCGATCAAAATTAAAATGAACTCTTGGTTTTGGAGCTGGAGATGTTAAATATTCTATTCTTGGAGTTATTATTGGGGTTTGTAAACTACCAGAAGACGAAGAAGTGTTTGTCGATGATGGAGTTTGTAAAGCAACTGATGACGAAGTAGTATTTGTTTGTGAAGCAACTGATGACGAAGTATTTGTTTGTGAATATTGCAAACTAGAAGCCAATTGTTGCAACTTTTTCTTTAATAATATACGTTTTCCTACTTTACCATCTACCAAGACGCAATTTCCTGTTTCCTCATTTAGGATTGTACCAGAAGGGCATTTTTTATCACGACGAGGTGATTTGCGAGAAGGTGATCGTTTCAACTTTCTCTCTAATAATATACGTTTTCCTACTCTACCATCTACCAAGACGCAATTTCCTGTTTCCTTATTTAGGATTGTACCAGAAGGGCATTTTTTATCACGACGAGGTGATTTGCGAGAAGGTGATCGTTTCAACTTTCTCTTTAATAATATACGTTTTCCTACTCTACCATCTGCCAAGACGCAATTTCCTGTTTCCTTATTTAGGATTGTACCAGAAGGGCATTTTTTATCACGACGAGGTGATTTGCGAGAAGGTGATCGTTTTAACTTTTTTTCTAATAATATACGTTTTCCTACTCTACCATCGGCCAAGACACAAATCTCAGTGTCAGGATTTAGTATTTTACCTGGTGGGCATTTTTTATCACGACGAGGTGATTTGCGAGAAGGTGATCGTTTCAACTTTCTCTCTAATAATATACGTTTTCCTACTCGACCATCTACCAATACGCATTTTCCTGTTTCCTCATTTAGGATTGTACCCGCAGGGCATTTTACCATTTTTATAATATCTATAGAAAAATAGAAAACAAAGATAATTACACTAACCTAATTTATCCTCAAAAGTAAAAATGAACTTTAAGTATATTAAACAATTGTAAAATAACAATCAAAAGTAATGGGAATCAAAAGCTCATTTAATAGTTTTTTGAGAGATACTTGTCCTGACATATTTGAACCAATTCATATTTCTGAATATAGTTTTATGAAAGTTGCCATAGATATTTCTCTATATATGCATAAGTTTAAGGCGGTGTGTGGTGATAGATGGCTATCTGCGTTTATCAATCTTATATCAAGTCTCAGACGTAATGAAATACATTGCGTATTCATTTTTGATGGTTGTGCTCCACCTGAAAAGTTAGGAGAACAAGCCAAGAGACGAGATACTAGAGAAAAGATGGACCGTAATCTTTTTGAAATAGAAGAGGCTTTTTCAGATTACAATAAAACAGGTGTGGTTGCGAAATGTCTTTCTGATCTTTATGAGCGTAGTCGTTCTCCTAAAAGACTACTTGGGAAACGCACAGATGGAATAGATATGAAATGGATCGAAAAAAAGATAGAACAAAAACGTAGTCAATTGTATAGTGTTACAACAGAAGATTTTGAACATGCAAAAGAACTTTTTCGTATTCTTGAAGTACCTTATTACACAGCTCCTGGAGAGGCTGAAAAGATGTGTTCGGCCATGTGTATAGGAGGATTTGTTTCTGCTGTATTGTCTGAAGACACAGATGTCATTGCTTATGGTGCACCTGTATTTCTTACAAAAATTGATACAGGAACGGATACATGTGTCAGAATTACATACTCTAAAGTACTTGAATCTCTTAGTTTGAATAAGGCACAATTTCTAGATTTATGTATAATGTGTGGAACTGATTACAATCCTAATATTCCAAGAATAGGAAGCAAATCTGCTTACAAACGTCTTATTCAACACGGTAGTATTGAACAAATAGCATCTGACACAGCACTTGATACTTCTGTGCTAAATCACGTAAGAGTAAGAGAATTATTTTCTCAATTTGAAATAGAAAAAGAAAAAGCTGCATTGTTCAAAATTCCATTTTGCGGAACACCAGATTTTCAGTCTTTAGAAAAATTTGTTGCTGTTCACAAGATTCACATAAATATTGAAAAACTTAGAAAAGATTTTACTCATAACATTGTTGTTTTTGAAGATTCAGATGATGAATGATTTATACAAAATATCGTGATAGTTTAGTATATAAATTCATACTTTTTGTATGAATTTAAGAATTACATTCCAAAACTACTTTCTTCAATTGCATTTGGTATCCTATTGTATTTGATATAAAAATCACCATTTTCATCTTTTAATCTAGCCCAACCGGATGGTAATGGTGTTTTTCCATCTTTATAAGTGTAATAAGGCAAATACGACTTTTTAGTATTTTCATCTTGGAAATATTTTACTCCAAAAGATCTAATAATTTTTAGAGTTAATTTTTCTAACATTATAGAACTTTAATTATATAAACATATAAATTTTTAAGTTCACAAAAATAATAGGCTTTTGTAATAAAATGTCTCGTGTAAGATCAAAATATTATAAATTTTCAAATGACTTAAATAGTAATAGAATCTTAGAGCAAAATAAGATACCAGAGAATGAGTCACAAAACAAAGAAACCAATAAGTTAGATATGAAATGGAATACAATTCAATACGCAAATTCAGGCAATCCACAAGTCTGGGGACCCGCTTTTTGGTTTACTTTACACAATGGTGCAGCTAAATATCCTATTAAGGCATCATCTATTTGCGCAGAACGCATGAAAGGATTTATTCTTGGGATGCCTGTTATGATACCGTGTGAAAAATGTCAGGATCATGCAACATCTCATATTGAACAAAACTATCACAGACTAGATGAAATTGTAAGTGGAAGAGAACAATTATTTAATTTCTTTGTTTCATTTCATAATTATGTTAATAGACGATATGACAAACCGGAAATGAGTAACGAGGATGCATATGCTCTTTATACAGGTGGAGCAAATGTAACAAAACTCGAATACTCTGCTAAATAATACGCTTACATATATTTTATCTTTGAAAAGAGCAAACTTCATACTTTTGGGTATGAAGTTTTATTCTTATTCTTAATTCATTTTTGTTGACTAAATAATCATGGTTTTGTTCCTAATAGAGTTTGTGGAGGTGCCCCAAACATACTTGACAAATTAGTACCAAATGTAGATGGTTGTGTACCAAATGTAGATGGTTGTGTACCAAATGTAGATGTTTGTTTAGTACCAAACATAGATGTTTGTTGAGAACCAAACATAGATGGTTGAGTACCAAATGTAGATGGTTGAGTACCAAATGTAGATGGTTGAGAACCAAATGTAGATGGTTGAGTACCAAATGTAGATGGTTGAGAACCAAATGTAGATGGTTGAGTACCAAATGTAGATGGTTGAGTACCAAATGTAGATGGTTGAGTACCAAATGTAGATGGTTGTTGAGTACCAAAGGTAGATGGTTGAGAACCAAAGGTAGATGGTTGTTGAGTACCAAAGGTTGAAGGTTGTTGAGTACCAAAGGTAGATGGTTGTTGAGTACCAAAGGTTGAAGGTTGTTGAGAACCAAAGGTAGATGGTTGAGAACCAAAGGTTGAAGGTTGTTGAGAACCAAAGGTAGATGGTTGAGAACCAAATGTAGATGGTTGAGAACCAAAGGTTGAAGGTTGTTGAGAACCAAATGTAGATGGTTGTTGAGTACCAAAGGTAGATGGTTGAGAACCAAAGGTTGAAGGTTGTTGAGAACCAAAGGTAGGCGAAGGTGCCCACGTAGATATTTGTGGCATAGGTTGTTGGTCTAAGCTAACAAATTTTTGTTCAGATAGTGTTTGGCATAATAAAATTAATTCTTCAGACTTGTAATTTCCCTGATCATTAATTTTATCGACAAAATAAGATGGAATTTCTTCTACACCCAACCTCCCTCCTACTATACCCCCTACTATCGCCGCAGTTGCAGAAGTATTGCCTCCAGACCTAATTGCCATGCATATAGATGAAAAGAAAAAGTCTGGAATGCATAGAAAACAATATATCGAAAAAAGAGAAGATTGTACAGCAGCTGATGAAATTGTTTCTCCGTTGTTTGACAGTTTATCACCAAAACCTTTGGCTGATTCTGTAGTGATTACCTTAATTATCTGTCTATCAGCAGAAATACAAGCTGCCGTATATTCAAGTTTGGATTCTCTAATAATCTTTTTTCTCGCTTCTATTAAATCCGGAATACTTAAAATATATTTCTCTAACCTAGGCTCAATTGATATGATCGACGATACTAACTGCTTGCAAAAAATACGAGGATATTTGTAGATATTATATCTTGCATACGGCTTAACTTTATTTTCAATAGCAAGTCTTGTGGTTTCTGCTATTAATACGGAGCATGCCCTAACTTTTGGGCAATTGTGAGTTCCCACAGCTTGCATATCAGCTACTGACCAACAGAGATCTTTTCTATGCATATATAAGGCTCCCAGAGGTACTGATCTAGTTACAGAACCATTTCCTTCTCCTTTTCCTGCTTCTTGCCATGAAACGCCGTTTGACATATTCTGAATGGTTTGTATATCACTGTGACTCACTACAGGCGACTTAACCGTGCTGTTTCTATCCCATGAAATTAAACCGGCGAGACCATACAAAGAAATCATCTTTTTTCTAAAACACTCGACGTTTAACTTTCCGTTCTCGATTGACATTAGCAATTCTCTCGCACACTGAGCATCTTCTGTGTATTGACCATAAACAAATGCGATATCATTTTCATTACCTTCGATCTTACAATAGCGCGGATTGCCATTTTGCCCAAGATTTTTGTTCAAACCATATATGTGTAGTATCTTTTGAATTGCCAAATTAACATAATCACAACACGTTGCTGAATTCTGACCTTCTACCAAGAAGCCAATCGAGTTACCAACCGCATTTCCGATTATAGAACCAGATATGTGCTCGGCCTTTCTTTCGTACTTGCTTCTGAAAAAAGGGTTCGTATTTTCATATGCTTCAAACTTCTTTGCGTTATCAGAAAAGAATGTTGACAAAAAAGAAGAGAACTCTGCAAATTTTTCACAATATATACTTTCATAGTTTTCTTCAATTGGATTCTTATCAAAACTTTCCTCAATAGCATTCCTAGTGATAATTAGCTTGATTGGGTCGAGATCCACTTTATCAGAAAGAATAATGCGAAAAACATCCATTGCATAATTTCTGACATAGTTAGAGTAAGGTTTGTGAAGAAATGGAAGCATATAGATGATTTTGTGAATTATCTTTTCACCTAACCATTCTTCTGTGTATGTTTTATTTGAGAAAATAACTTTTAACAACACGAGGTTAACTAGTACGTCACCATCCGTTTTTTCTGTACAATATTCTACATACATATCAGATTCGTAGCGCAGAGCGATGTCTCTGTTTGCAAATTCTGTCATTTCAGCCAAGACTAGATCGCATCTTGATATTCTTTCTTTCGAACAATTTCCGGTATTCTCTTTGTTAAACCTGTTCACGATAGGATTAAACATGTTTTGTATTTAACTATAAAAATAGATAGTATATTTCAATTTTATATTATTTGTTTCTTTTTCATGTTCTTTGTTTTAATCGAGAGTATTACCAATTTTACGTATCTAAACATGCATCTTCAAAAATAAAACTGAATGACAGATTTAGAAAATAAAATGATGTTAAAGATGTCAAAAGAACTCTCATCGATTAAGCTTACACCAAAACAAGAAGAAGCGTATTCAGCTCTCTCTAAAGGAGAAAGCATATTTCTCACAGGTCCTGCAGGTACAGGCAAATGTTTAGGACTTAATACTCCAATTATAATGTTTGATGGTTCTATCAAGATGGTACAAGATGTAAAACCTGGAGAGTTAATTATGGGAGATGATTCTACTTGTAGAACTGTATTAAGCACAGCATCTGGTGAGGATGAAATGTACAAAGTCACACATCGAAATGGTGATTCTTATGTTGTAAATAGTGCTCATATTCTTACATTTAAAGTATATAAGATTATTAGATGTTCAAAAAATGATTGTCTTTTAACTTGGGGTGATAAAACAGGTAAAGTAAAGTATAAAAGTTTTTATGATTATAGAGAAGCTAAAAATGAAGCGGATGCACTTCCGGATTTGGTTGATTTGCCTATATTAGAATGCATAGAAAAACATAAAGATCGTAATTGGCAAAAACATTTTCAAGGTGTTTACACAGGTCTTGATTTTCCAGAAAAGCATTTAGAAATTCTACCGTATGTTCTGGGTGAATTGATTACAAAGACTATTTGTCAAGATGTTAGAATAATCAAATTATTGGGTCATACACAACACATGAATACTATGATAAATAAATATATTCCACACGAATACAAGACAAGTTCTCGTGGTCAACGACTTGATTTGCTTGCTGGAATAATCGACTCATCTGGTTGCTTGACAGAACACTATCGTTATGAAATATCACAGACATCTAAGCAGATAAATGATGATATCTATTTCATTGCTAGATCTCTTGGATTTGACGTCTTTGTAAGAGAAGATAATAGAAGTGATATTATAGTATATCGAATTTACATATCTGGTAATATACGTGAAATTCCTGTTATAATCGCAAAGAAACCAATTCATTGGAATAAAAAATATGATGAATTATCATCTCGTATAAGAATTGACTCTGTTGGTAAAGGTATGTATTATGGCTTTGAGATTGATGGTAATCATCGTTTTGTTCTTGGAAATTTTATAATTACGCACAATACAGCTGTTGTTAAAATGTTCATGAAAGCATATCAGAAATATCGTAAAATGGCTGTAACTTCTACTACTGGTACATCTGCTTTACTATTGAACGGTACAACGATTCATTCTTATCTAGGTATTGGTTATGGAAACGGAAGTGTAAAATCTATGGTTGATAAGATTTGTTGTTGGTCTTGGTTGAAAAAAAGATGGACTGAATTAGAATGTTTATTTATTGACGAGATCAGTATGTTGGATCCAGATATATTTGATAAATTAGAAGAAATTGCTCGTATCGTACGTCGTAATAATAACCCTTTTGGTGGTATTCAGATAGTTCTCTCTGGTGATTTCTTGCAGTTGCCGTGTGTTGGAACTAATAGATTCTGTTTTGAAGCAAAATCTTGGGATAAATGTATAAAACGAACCGTATACTTGAATGAAATTATGAGACAGGAAGATAACGTATTTCAAGAGGTTTTGAATAAGGTTAGAGTTGGTGATATTGATGATCAAGTTACAAAAGTACTTGATTCTAGAATTGGCGCTAAGCTTAGTAATGAATTTGGAATCAAACCAACGTGTTTGTATTCACAGAATCGTGATGTAAACGTAATAAACGATAACGAATTAGACAAGCTTGCAGCAGATGGTAGACAATTTTATGAATATAAAATGGATATAGTAGTATGCAGTGGTGTCACGAATAGGTCAGCTGTTATAGAAAAATTCAAAAAGTACTGTACCACCCCAGAAATTCTTCAATTGTGTAAAGGAGCACAGGTTATGTTATTAAAGAATTTGGATATTCCAAATGGACTCGCAAATGGAAGCAGGGGTGTTGTCACGGGTTTTGTGTCTGACATGCCATGTGTTCGGTTTTTAAATGGTGAGGAACGTATAATAGAGCAAAACGTTTGGGAGGTAGAAGAAAATGACAAAAAGATTCTGCGCGCACAACAAGTTCCTCTAAAAGTCGCATATGCAATGTCGATTCACAAGTCTCAAGGATGTTCTCTCGATTATGCAAAGATCGATTTATCTGATGTATTTGAATATGGACAAGCGTATGTAGCTTTATCTCGTGTAAAGAAAATAGAAGGTCTGAGTATTATTGACGTTAATTATGATTATATAGATGCGCATCCAAAGGCTGTAGAATATTATGAGAGTTTGTAAGAATAAGGATTTTGCATATTAAATGAGTTAATACCAAAAATGGTATTAACTAAACAGTCTTTTTTTGCATAATCATAGCCTCTTGTCCAGAACCATAAGATAATTGTAATCCATATCCCCAGTTGTCTAAATCGTCAAATTGTATATCAACAAACTCTTTTATGAATTTATTCAAAGTATGTATATCACATGTCGAATAAAGTTTAATGAAACTTTTTAATGCATAGCCAATATTTCTTCCAAAACAACTTAACCGTATTCTCATATTTTGGTTTATATAATCAAAAAAATCTTCTTCAAATCTCCATATATAATAATCACACATCTGTATAATAAGATCATCTGCTTTAAAATCACGGTAAGACTGGTCAATTTCATAAATTTCGGCTGATTTCTTTTCTAAAAGTTCAATGATGTCAAATTTAATCATACCTATTTTATAATTATAACCAGACATCCTATTTATTATTTATCTATATTTTTAAACTCTTTTAAAACGCGGATCGATAACATTTACATATTTTATAATATTAGCAATCGTATACTCAGATGTTTCCCAATAAGTAAAATCCTTGTCAATCACTATTAACGATACATTCTTAAATAGCAAAAGTGACTGCTCCGCTGGATCAGATCTAGATAATGAATCTGTTATTATATGAGAATAAGAAGATACAAAATCTATAGGTTGATTTGTTAAGGGATGTCCTATTAAAACTAACGTATCGCAATCATGATGTCTTTGTCTTAGATCTTCGGGAAAAATACTATTTGTTTCATATCTAATTTTTTGATCATAAAGATGATTATACAATATATAAGTATCTTCTTCAACAGATTGTAGTTCAAAACCATTTTGGATCATGATAGATAGCATTTTAGGGATAAATTTGGTTTTAGAAACGTTATCAAATACAGAGTTTGGTTGCGAATCCGTATATATCCAATTCTTAATATTTCTAAACAATATAACAGGTATGATATCTGTACCAGCACCTGGATAAAAAGCACTCATTTCTTTAGTAAAAGACTATGATCTTTAGTTTGATTTATCAAAAAGTGTTGATTTATCAAAGGTTCGTATATGATATTACATGAAATTAAAGCTCCTCTCATTAGATTTGATAATCCATTCTGATATGTGAGATCGAAGTTTTGGTCACCCATAAGAAGTTCTATAAAATGTAGAGGAGATATTTCTTTCTGAATATAATCCATGTAACATTTATCTTCATTAGGTGGCAAATATTGAGATTCGATAACAAAAACTTCATAATAAAAGTAGGGCGACCAATTTCCTATCACACCAATGCAGTTCATCATACAAGGAAAATTATAATTTCCAATTGTTTTAAGAATAGAATATGGTAGTTTGTTCTGTGAGTATTCAGGCGTGTATTTGTAGTCTCTGGTTATGCAATCTACCAAACAGTAGACGTTCTCCCAAGTGACACATAAATTTTTATATGTTGTGCTTGGAAGAGAATCAGCAAAACTGATCATGCTTGAATACAAACCAACTGATAGTTGTCTGATTGTTTTATTTGTCCACTTTTCATCTTCTTCTATCACCCCTGAACCCATTAGATGATCAACTAAAAAGTAGATACCCGTAGATAAAAATCCACCAATCACTGTTGAAATTATAATTATATCGAGAACTCTTAATTTCATTTATTATCAAATGAAATTATAAAAATATACTGTTAAAATACAATCTTCATATTTGTTTTATTTTTTAAGATATGAATCGAACAACTTTCTACCAATAATCCATTTGCGTATATATCATAGTTTGTTTTTTTTCTGAAAATATATTAGTAATATATAACATTTAATAATTGAAAATATCATAATTATACTTTCATTCAAGCTTCTTTTTCATTTGTTCGTAACCATCGCTGAACATATTTAGCTTTTCTGATGAACTTACATTAAATTCAAAGATTTTTATATTAGTACTAATATTATCTATATTTATAATTTTACATTTGTCCGATGCCATTCGTATCTTGTGGTTTATAGCTTGTACAACCGGAACATAGATAAGTTTATAAATAAACTCTAGAGTGTTAACATCCGTATCGGAGCTAAAGCTATCAAATGCATAACTTAATACTATTCCTAATATTTTTTCACCCATCTTTTCACCTATTTCGATTGCGAAATTGTCGGAAATACCTCCATCTACATATAAACAGCTTCCATATCGGTAGTTCTCAAAAACAAGAGGTAGATTAGCAGTCATGCGTAACGCTGTTATACATGGTAGATGTGGATATGTCTCCCAAGATAAATATTCTGTACGATTTTCTGTAAGATTATGAGTAACACATACAAGAGTCTTATTCATTTTTTCTTTGAGATCTTTTAGTGTTGGAAGATATCCTAATTTAGAAATACTCATTTTTTCTAATTGTTCTTGTATACTAGAGAATGAGGTTGCGCCTCTACCTTGTATCATTGCTACTATATTAAAATGCTGCATTTTTTCCATAATTTGATTTGAACATATATAAACCATAATCTCTATTGGGGTATAACCAATCGCCAATAAGTAGCAAATCATTGCACCTGACGAAGTACCAACAAAATTTGTTAAATTCTGTAATAGATAATTGTCATAAGCATATTGGATCGCTCCAATAGTCACAAAAGCTTTTGAAGAGGCCCCTGATAACACTAAGGTATCATAATAAACAGGTAGAGCTTTCACAATTTCTTTGGGAGGAGATTCTTCTACATCTTTCGTTTCCATTTTATTTCTAAATTGTAGTAGTATTCTTTAAGGTGATTTTTTCTTTGTCAAATCCATACTTTATTAGTGTGGATTTAATTTATAATGGTAACTCGAATATTATACATCAAGTACTTTCTTCAGCAAAAGAATACATATAATCGCAAGAGAGATTATTGCAATTATATAAATAGTTTTGTCTGTATTATAGAATTTTGAACAAATTGGACAATTCGCAATGTGTTCAGCTACATCAAGGCAGCTAGGAGTTCCAGGAGGCATATTGAACGTTTTAAAATGCTCTTCTACTATAGGAATTCCATATTTTTCTTGCTCATTAGGTAGACTTGGTCTTGGAGCTTGTTTGATATTATGATTTGCATAAGAAGGTTGACGAATAATAGTAGGTTGGTGGTTCATACCAGAATCATTGTGAAACTTATTGTTATGCGGACGAATTTTATTATAAGCCTTATTACGATGTTCATTTGGTATTATACTTGAACCACCATCCAAATCCTCCAGATCTGGAAGAAGATCAATAGGTGTGACATTATTCAGCGCGCCATTAGTACTGTATCCCATTTTATATTACGTCTATACAAAATAAAATCATAAAAACATAACATCGTCGGTGCTTACATCTTTACCATTCACAATCAACTCATATGCTCTCACAAGATATGGATCCTTTTGATCATTAATTATACTACCAAGAATAGTTTGAAAATCAGAACAGTTAGTTTTTTCTTCTGTTTCAGTTGGAACATCATCTACACCTAATTTTTTTATCTTTTTTGGTTTGAAAATTACCTTAACACCCTTATCTAACAAATTTTTGTATTTTTTGGTTTTCTTTAGAGCCTTAAATTGATCATAATTACCCGATACTGTCACTTTAAGAGTATCTTCTGTCACAGGCACCTCATAACTATCAACATCTTCAACATCCATGTATACTATTTTTTTTCTTGGAAGTTGTAAATCAATCTCTTCGCGTTTATACTTTTTAGATTCAAAAGTTAAATAGGCAATAATGTTCTTTTCGCTTTCCCCAAATGCATGTTGCATAGCAGAACCTGTATAGTAAATATTCTCTTGTGGAATCTGTCTGGAATGAATATGTCCAGAAACAACATTTGGATGAGATAATGGCCATTTATCTCCTTCAACAGATATAATAGCACCCATCTTGCATCCAGCAAATTCTTGATGTGCGAAAATACAGCTTGCATCAATCCATTCACCATCTAGTGTATTAAGGGCTTCTTGAAATCTTCCAGGTGGTACATACGGAATAAACACAAATTTCTCACCTTTTACTATTTCTGATAACACTTTATCAGCAATTACAGTGTTGTTCCATTCTTTCATACCAGAAAGCCAATGATTTTCATTCAAAAAAACTTGGTTGTTTATCATATCATGATTTCCTACTAAAACATAAGTCTTAGCAATAAGACGTAGTTTGTCGATCATTTCATATGCTTTATTCAGCGCGATGGTGTGAAGACGTTCGTGAGTATGAAGAACGTCTCCGAGAATTATTATCAAGTCTGGTTGTTTTTCTTTTGCTAAATTAATTAATCGTTCAATTAAAATATCTGTGTCAGGTATATTTGCAATCTGAATATGTGGATCACCAATACACAAGACTGTTGCAACCATTTTATCTATAACTATATTCTAGTTATAGATTTCAAATTTAAAAATGCATATTTAGGTCGATGGAGATGTTCGCTTGATTTAAAGGGGTGACAAAATTAATATTTTTTTATAGCCAATTGATAACCTTTATGAATCAACTCATATTGACCATTATATTTTTGTAAAAATGTATCCATTGTATTTTTTATTTGAATACCATCTCCACCACCATAATCGTCCATCCACATGATACCATTTGTTTCTAACATAGCGAAAGAGTTTTCCATATCTCTCTTTATAAAATCTGGTTCGTGGCAACCATCGATATATATGAAGTTATATTTTTTAGTATTGTTTTCAAAAAAATGATCTGATGTAATTTTATGTATTGTTATTTTATCTGAATTTTTACAAATTGAAATATTAAAATTAAAAGTCATTTCTTCGTTATTCTGTAAAAATTGTTTATGGTCATTATTATCAATAGTTAAAAATGGGTCAACACAAGTTAAAGTTGAATTTGGATTATCAAGAAAATTATCAGCGAAAAATACACTAGACAAACCTTCAAAACAACCAATTTCTAATATTTTATTCTCTTTTGATTTATCTAAAAAATGAAACAAACTATTTTTAAGTTCACTCCCTAAAAACCAACTTTGTGAATATTTATAGGTATCCATTTTTTCCAGTATATGTATATTATAAATAATTCTTTTATTTATAAATCCCATTCAAATCAAGGGTGTGATAATAGTCGTTGCGAGTTCTCTTCTTCGCGAGAGTCTTCACGAGAGTCTTCACGAGGATGATTTTTCTCATTTTGAAACCTACGAATCATCTTATTCAATACAGTTGGTGTTTGTTCATTCAACATTTCAATAATCTTTTTAAGAGAAATCCTATTTTGTTTACGATCTTTCTCGTGGAATGAATGACACTTGCGCATCACATTATATTCTTCAACAGCTACATTAACCCACTTTTTCTTTATGTAACGATCTACATACGATTTGTAGATATTTTGAGCGATTGAATATATCGCTTCCTCATATTCTTCAAACTTAGATGACATGCTAGGGTAAAGTTTGTAAAGTGTATTAACGAGATTGCTATTCATACGTACCTGAAGATAACGATACTTAATACTTGGCTCGTTACCTCTAGCTTCAAATAATTCTAGATATTCTTCGTGAAGAACTTTGTATTGCTTGTTATTAGGTGCAAAAATAATAACACCCTGCTTTTGGTGAATGTCGATATTTCTAACATACACAATCATGTCCTCAACATTATCAAATGTATGTTCCTTTGGTCGCGGAATATTAATATTCTCTTGCATAGACAACTCACCATCGACAAACGTTCCAACATGAAAAAGAGTCGGTCTGTCAGGAGAATCACACACTATACGATTTTCATCGTTGTGCAGAACCAAGAACATATACTGCTTGCATGGATCAAGAGTTGTCTGAAAACGTTCAAGTAAGCACTCATCGTTCTCGGGCAAGCTCTCTCGAAGAGCATCATTATTTTTCACTTCAGAATCAAGAGCTTTCTTGAAAGCAGTACCAAAAGATTCCTTTGACGCCCACTTACTACGAAAGGCGTTCAGCTTTCGATGAGTACAAGTGTACCACTTTCCAGCAAATTCAAACATTCGAATCAAAGTACCCTCGTAAGAATCAAAGATCCTGCAAGATTGCAGTATCGGAGAGATATTTGAATTGATCTTTTTTGCATCTGTATGTGCAAATTCAAGGGTATACGGAAAAGCATGCAATACAATTTCTTCTCCATTAAACACGACACCCCTGCATTCTCTAACAATACTTTCATCTTCTGGGCCACATTTAACATAACAAAAAAGTTGAAGACCAGCTGCTTCATCGCTATCTGTCATGCTAACACGGTTACCCAGTGCTTCAACGGCCGCACGTGTAAACTTTGTGTTAACTGAGACATTCTCTGTTGTATTAGAAGCCAACGTAATAACGTTCTCGGATTCGGCGGAACTCATGAGTTTTATTATTATCAACGACCTTCTTAAACCATTTCAGTTTTATTTTTGAGGTTTTGATTTTAGTTGTCTGGTTGTAACATAAATATTGTAATCATGTCAGAATTGTGAGTTTCAAGTACCATAGGAATATTATTAGTCTGACATTTGTTTAATAAGTGAACAAGACTTTGGAAACCTTGTTTCCAAATACTTCCTTCTCCAAGACATGCATGTAGATCTTTTTTAGATCCTAAAGGTGCCATACTATCGTTTAAATGAAGAAGATAAAAATTATCAAGACCAAGAAAACGATCAAAGTCGTCAAACATTCTATCTATCTCTGATATCTCTCTCAAGTCATAATCTCCTTGACCCCATATATGCGCCGTATCTACACAAACCTTTACATGTGGCTTATTTATTGGTTCTAGAAGTTCCATAACCGTTTTTATTTCTTCAAAAGTTCGACATAATTTGTTTCCCTCTCCTGCACAATTTTCAAGTAAAAGAACAGAGTTGGTAGGAAAATTAATTTTGTTTATAGTTTTTGCAACAGTAATATGACCTTCTTCTCTATTTGGGTAAGATCCTGGATGAATTACTACTCCTGAACGTTTTTGAGATAATTTTGCTACAACAGATAGCTCGTATTCTAATGCACGAATCATACCACGTACTTTTCTATCTACATCTAAATTACCATTCCATGCAAGACATCCTTTTGTTGATTGACCAGCTAGATTAGCACAGAAAGGATAATGAGTGAAAATATTCATAGGAAATCGTTTAATGATTGTTTTTGATTTTTCAATATCTTTGTCACTAATTTCAACTCTTTTCCATGCTTGTTTTGGGTCTCCCATAAAAAATTGAATAGTATGCATTCCAAGACGTATTCCTTCTCGAAGAGTGTTTGAGATAGATCCGCAAAATGAAGAATGCGAACCAACCTCCCAATGCATGTAATAGACTTCTTGCATCTTTGTTTTTTCTTTATTTTCTCAATTAAATATTCAATTTTAAGTATTTAAAATATAATTTATCGTCTACGAGACTTACGACGAGGAGAACGACGAGGGGAACGACGAGGAGAACGACGAGGGGAACGACGAGAGGACCTTGACTTACGACGTGGAGAACGACGAGATGACCTGGACTTACGACGAGGGGAACGACGAGAGGACCTAGACACACCTTTACATCTGCGACCTTTAGGACAACTTTGTCTACTACCACCCTTGGACCATAAATTTTTACAAGCCCAATAACGCGCTGTTAATTTGTCATTTGCTGTTGAACATCTGTGTCGTGCCCTAAAACTTCTACGAGCTGCATCACTATAATTATGACCATATCCAGTAGCTCCAAAGTGTATAATTCTCTCTCTTCCACCAGAGCAAGCCTTAACTACGCGTTTTTTAGAAGGTTTCCACGATTTTTGAGGTCTATTACACACCATTGACCTTTTACTACGAGAGTTTGCCATTTTATTTTATTCAAATAAAATAAAATTTACGATTTGTTTTTCCAACTTTCTGAGAAAGGAGACGTATATTGATCTTTACAATAGACTTGTATTTCACGAAGTTCTGCGCTATTTATAGTTGATATGGTAGAACAAGTTGAGCAAGAGGGAAGTGCTGATAATCTTTCCCCAAGATCTTCATTTCTGGATTCAAAAATCCAATCTTTTTCTGAACTATTATTATTTTCTTTTGAGTAAAAATCAATCGTAATATATTGCAAATCAGAAAGAATATTTCTCATTTTTTGAAAAATACCTTATTTTGTTATAAATAAAATCATTTTTAATTTAGCAAATTTTTTACAGTTCATGAATCATTGTTAATTTCCTTTTCTGGTGTAATAACACCCGGTTTGGGTTGAGATAAAAAGGGACCAAACATATATTCAATCTCGTTCATATCGACACTGTTTAGACTTGACAATTCAGATTGACTATCACACATGTCTAAGGAATCAAATGCTTGACCCAATTCTTCATATATAGAGTTTTTTTCTAAAATGAGTGGTGTAGATGTCTCCAACGCTACTCCTCCTCCACTCCCCCCCCATTATAAAAAATATCTGGTAAAATTAGTATTTTCTTTTTATCTAAAACTGTATCCTTGCTTTCTATTTCACTGGGAGAGTCTTTCATGTGATTTATTGTAATAAATAAAAGACTAATCAAATTTAAAAAAAAATATAAAAAAATATTTTTGTGACTAAACAACTACTATTGGTATTTAAAGTGGACCTTTGTTCATTTAAAATGGTAAAGAAACATCAACCTGTTAAAGTAATTAAAGTACCTTTAAAGAGGTCACCTATTGATAGGCCTCAGGTTTTTCCGAGGCTACCTCGACTTTATCTAGAGTTGATAGAAAACAAGGCTAAAATCAAACAAGATTTAATCAATAAAGAACACTATCCACAAATTTCTGTTGGCGATCGCCACAATCCAATAAAAGACTTTGATTATTACAAAAAACATACTCGCAAAGATCGAGAGTTACCACCTAACGACACAGATGATGATTCAGATGAATCAACAACTCCTACTCCACCTTCTAAAAATAACAAGAAAGATAAGAAAGATTTTGAAAGCAGATTGGATTTTTTGCTAAGTGATGATGAAAGCGATGACGAAAGTGTGGAAAAAAAGAAATCATCTAGTAAAGAATCTGTATCTTCTTCTGATAGCGAAATTTTAGTATCTGAGAAAAAGGATAAAGATAAAGATAAAGATAAAGATAAGGATAAAGAAAAGGATAATGATGCTTCTTCCGCTGGAGACTCAGAAGATTTATCGGTAAGGTTAAAAGAGATATTGAATGATGATAGTTGTAGTGAAGTTAGTTTTGACAAAGATTCAGAACGATCTTTGAAAAAGAATAAGAATAAGAATAAGAATAAAAATAAGGATAAATACAGTAGACATCGTGACTCAAGAGGACATAGTATTCCAATAACAACTAATTATGGTTCTGCACCTACGTTATCTGAACTTGAAAAACAGGGAGGGTATATTCCCAAAAAGGAGTTCAGGGATATCAATCAAACTACAATGAATGAGCAAAAAGAGGAAGATGCAAAACGTGAACTTTTATTCAAATTTGATCTTCTTCGCAAATCGTATCCAACATCTATCATTCCGGAATATACTGTTCACACTGATATTAGAACAATGCAAAAATCATACGGTGATAGTGTTCGAAGGCTTTCACTTGATTCTTCAGTAGAAAACTATAAAACATATATAGTATATGGTTTTATGGGGTGCGAGTTTATTTTTGGAAACTTTTTAGGTTTCGACATGCAGGGTTTTACTCAACAACAAATTTTGTCTATGAATTCGTATGAAAAGTTATTGATTGAGTTGGGTGAGAAAAGTTATGTACCAACAGGTAGTAAATGGCCTGTTGAATTACGTCTTCTTTTTATGATTATTATGAATGCAGCGTTCTTTGTCATTTCTAAGATGATTATGAAGAAGACTGGTGCTAATATTTTGGGTATGGTTAACAGCATGAATGCATCGCCAGCCCAATCATCTACTCCTCAGCAACGTAAGAGAAGAATGAAAGGACCGAATATCGATCTACCTGACCTAGATGATGAAGTAGAAATAAAGATTTGAAAATGAAATTTTTAATATTTTAAGAAAATGAAATGTAAAGTTAGTATGGTGACAATACAAATAGCATCGGATCTACACATTGAATATAAAAACGATCTTGTTCCAGATCCTCTTGACTATGTAACTCCATCAGCAGACATACTTGTTCTAGCAGGTGACATTGGATCTTTTTACAAGATTGAGCAATTGACGATCTTTTTAGAATCATTATGTTCCTATTTTCAAGTTGTTCTGTATGTTCCTGGTAATCATGAATGGTATACTGTTCAAGGTAGAGAACCTCTTAGAAGAGAAACGTTAGAAAAAAGAATGAGACAAATAGAAAAAAAAATACCTAACCTTAATATACTTAATCAGTCTAGTGTTATTATAGGTGATATTTGTTTTGCTGGTTGCACACTTTGGAGTAACCCGGAAGGACAAATACCGTCATTTATAATTAGAATTCACGAAGTTCGAACGAAAGAATATCAATTAATGCATAACGAAGATTTAGAATATATAAAAAATATGATGACATTTTGCCAGAAAAACAATCATACATTAGTAGTTATAACTCATTATCCTCCTACCAAAAAGGTACTTGAAGGAACTTGTTCAAAAAAAAGAAGATTCCATTCTATATATGCAACCGATTTAGATTATTTATTAGATATTTCTTTAGTAAAAACGTGGATATGTGGTCATGTACATAAGAATTTTGATTTTATCTCGGATATGGGGTGTAGAGTAGTAGGAAACCAAAAAGGAAAAGAAAAAGATAAAATAGTAGATTACAAATCTGATTTTCTCATCACTATTTAATTTTTTAAAATTTTGTATCAGAAATAATTTTTGATACAAAATGAATTAAAATAAAAATGTCGCGTACAAATAAAAATGTCCAATCGTCCAAAAATTCAGTGCGGTATGAGTGATCCTGAATCCATAAAATATTGCAAAAAAAGTGGCGGAATGTATAATGTAGACGATATTATTCAATTTGCAAATAGATGTGGTGTTAAAAACTTAAAACAGAAACGCGATGACCTTTGTACAGCAATAGCTGCAGAAAAGTCAATTCGTTCTGTTCTAGAACCTGATTGTAAAAAGAAAGCAGACAAGTGTATGTCTTATAACCTAAAAAATGAAATAATACCTCTTGCAGAAAAATGTGGAGTTTCTACCCAAGGTACGAAAAAAGAAATATGTGATCGAATAGCACAATCTATTCTTACTTTACCAGCAACCGCTCCATCGAGCACTCCATCGAGCACTCCGTCGAGCACTCCGTCGAGCACTCCCGCGAGCACGCCTGCGAGCACTCCCGCGAGCACGCCTGCGAGCACTCCCGCGAGCACGCCTGCGAGCACTCCGTCGAGCACGCCTGCCCAACCACTCGATAGCCCACCTTGCATTCTAAATAATCCAAATTCTGCTCGCGCAGCCCGCATACAACACATAGTTAACTCATATCAGACACGCCAATTACTACAAATGTGTACAGATAAGGGTATAGTATGTAAGCCTAGTTGGACCAAAGGAAGAATAGCAGAGGAATTGGATAAATACTCAGGAGTACCTGATCCGGAGGACCCAGTTTGCCTTCCAAATATGCAAACCCTTCCATCAGTAGACAATTTACAGTTGCTTCCTAGAAACACATTGATTGGAATGTGTGACGCGAAAGGTATACTTTGGCGGCGAACTGACACTAAAAAAGAATTAGCAGAACGCTTATATGGGTGTACTTGCCCCGAAGGCACTCCTAGCCCTTCACCTCCTAGCCCTACACCTCCTAGCCCTACACCTCCTAGTGCTTCTCCTAGCCCTACACCCGATGATTGCTATAATAGATTATCAAAAGAAAACAATACTCGGTTGAAAGAGTTAATTGCTCAATTAAAATTAGTTGGTGCTCCAACAAAAAATTCTGATATGGCAGAATATCTATGTGCTAAAAAATGTAAAGCTCCCAATTGGGATTGTGAAGGTGATTTCGTTTGTGATATTAGTACAAAAGATTTTCCGAATGGTGAAGGAGTTTGTATTTCTAATAAATTGGCAGCAACTCGTAAGTCACATGTATCGACACAAGTTCCTAATACAAATACTCGTGTAATTGGAATGAAATCAGTTGTTAATAAATTACATGACCAAAAGAAGGGCGTTATTTCATCAACACCAAATTGTCCTTCTCCAGCAGTACCCTTACAATCACCGCAACCTGTCCAATACCAGATGAATCCTCCTCCTCGTAGCCCTTCCCCCGTACCCGTACAATCATACAAGAATACCGAATGTATTCCTGGGTATACATACGATCAATTGTCCAACATGTCTCAACCTGAATTAAAAAAGTTTTTTGGCTCGGAAGATCCTTCAATAACTGGCTGGACAAAATATGAGATGATATCTTACCTCTGTGCTAAGGGTCGGAATCACTATTGTAGTCACCCTGAATGGAAATGTCAAGAAGATTATGTGTGTGATGCTACCGCTAAACCGCACCCTACGTGTATTAGACCTGCCGATGCTAAAAAACAGCTTGCTAGAAAGTCGAAAGGTGCCCAAAGTCACGCGAGTATGATGTTGAATGGTATACCAATTGTTGGTACAAAAGATGTTATAGAAAAGATGAAACTAGAAATACAAAAAATTCAATCAAGTAATCCTTCTCCTGTTGCATCCTCCCAACGTCCTTCTTCTTCTTCTTCTTCTAGCCAAACTATTGACCCATTCGCATCCCGACGTCCTTCTTCTTCTAGCCAAACTACTGACACATCCGGATTACAACGTCTCCCACCGAAGACACAACCGCAACAATTTGTGTTTAAACCTTCAGCACAGCTAACTGTAATTACTTCTAGCACTTCTCGTTCTCCTCGTCCTGGTGTAGATCCTACTCCTCGTCCTCCTCTTCGTCCTGATGCATCCTCCCAACGTCCTCCTTCTTCTAGCCAAACTATTGACCCATCCGGATTACAACGTCCCCCACCGCAGACACAACCGCAACAAATTGCGTTTAAAAAACCTTTAGCACAGCCAACTTTAATTACTTCTCGTCCTCGTTCTCCTAGTCTTCCTTCTGCCAAAGATGTAGCTCCTCCTCGTTCTCCTGATGTAGCTCCTCCTCGTTCTCCTGATGTAGCTCCTCCTCGTTCTCCTGATGTAGCTCCTCCTCGTTCTCCTGATGTAGCTCCTCCTCGTTCTCCTGATGTAGCTCCTCCTCGTTCTCCTCGTTCTCCTCGTCCTGCCCACACTTGTTCTGAATATAATCAGTGGGGATGTCCAACTGGTTACGGTTGTAATTATCAGAAAAAATTGTGTGTTCAAGATGAAGATAAAGGTGAATTGCACATGTATGTTCATAACGATCAAAAAATATTTGGAACGGAAGAAGCTCTTGAAGAATTCAAAAAATTATTTGCAAAACCAAAAGTAAAAGGACCAAAAACACCCGAAGCTATAAATAAGGAGCCAAGTACACCTAATTATCCTCCTCCTCAAACGCCTCCTCTTCCGGCACCAAAATCTGCAAAAGCAAAACATCGGCCTTCGAAGCAGACTCAGAAGGGTAAGGGAATAACGACTGCTTCTAAAAAACCAGAAGATGGTACTCCTGTAGGAGAACCAGGATCAATTTCGCAACTTGATGTGCCTGATGCTATTAGTGAAGTGACAGCAGAAAAGCCTCCTGCAAAAATAGAAGATCTTGGCGGATTACATGAAGAAATTATGAAGTGCTTAGAGCTAGTATCATAAATTTTTAATACTATTATATGTATTAAAATAATTAAGACAATAACCATCTTACATAATTTTCGACATTATCGATACTAAGATATTCACATATAGGATGAATTCCATCATGTACGTATTCAAAAATTTTTTGTCTAATCAGAATTGCTGTTTCATTAATATACAATTCGTCTTCCTCTTTTTGAGATTCTTGATAATTTTCAGATGAGATCTCGTCGAACTCATAGTTCACATACTGTTCTTCATACCTATCAAATTTTCCTTTAATAATCTCATCATTCTTCATTTTCCCCATCTTTTGTATATTATAATTAAATTCTTAGATATGTTTACTAGAAGAATGATATATTAAACTAGATAGGTTGCGAAAAATCTCATTGTTAGAATTCCACTTGATTTTATTTCGTGGATAACGTTCCTTCATAACATCACATATTATATTATTTATGTCTATTAATGGAGTTAGATATGTGTCATGCCACTGAGGAAGATTAGCATTTCTTGGGGTTGGGTGAGGAATATAGTTTGGTCGTTCGCAAAGTCTAGAGGATGAATATCTATGTTGTTTAATCCAAGGAATGGGGTAAACATATCCATCAACAAGTCTTGCGTGTGGCATGGTATTAAATCTTTAATCATTAGGCTCTTTTTTTTAAATGGGCAAGATCAATTTCTTCGTCGATCTCTAATTCCTCAAGTTCTTCCGCCAGTTCTGCGTCAAGATCACTCTCTTCCTCTTCGCTCTCTTCAGATTCTATCACACGTCGAGAAGATTTAAGAATTTCATCATTAAAAGATACCTTTGTTGGTTCTGGTTTAACAAATTTAGGGACTTTTAGCGGTGGCTTTGTGTGAATCTCCTTTATAGGCAGTTTCTTACGTATTTTAGATGTATCTAATTGTTTTGTAGAAACTGGTTGTTCAATAATTGGATGATTTTGCTGAGAAATAAATTCTAGCATTTCTTTAATTACTTGTTCATGTTTTTGAAGAAGATTATGTTGTTCTTCTACTTTTTTAGACAAATCGTTGATATGTTCTAGCATTTTCTTATTCTTTTGATTAAAATAGAAGGTAATACCAACTAGGGCTATAATCTCTGACACAATATGAATCATTTGTTTATTTTCCATAAGTTTCGACATTTATTAAGATTCCAATTACCGTTTTAAGCTAGCTTTTATACTTGAAAGTTTAAATAGCATATATTGTGTATTAAAGTTATCTAAAACTACAAAACAAATTTTCAAAGTATGCCTCCAAAAATGAGATTACCCTCAGTAGGTTTATTTGAGTTTGTTCAATCTTCAACTAAACCTACCGATTCTAAGAATTTAGATAAATATGATACACAGCAAAAAATACCTTCTTTAGAAGATAATATCTCTCAAGATTTGATAGCATATAAAGCACAAGGTGATAAAGGTGATAAAGGTGATAAGGGTGATAAAGGTGATAAGGGTGATAAGGGTGATAAGGGACAAGGTGAAAAGGGTGATAGAGGAGATAAGGGTGATAGAGGAGATAGAGGTGAAAAGGGTGATAAAGGAGAGAGAGGCGATAAAGGAATTGTTGGTGATAGGGGCGATAAAGGTGATATAGGTGATAGAGGAGAAAAAGGTGAGAAAGGTGATAGAGGTGATGTCGGTGATAGAGGTGATAAAGGTGAGAAAGGTGATATAGGAGAGAAAGGTGATATAGGTGATAGAGGAGATAAAGGAGATGTGGGAGAAAAAGGTGATAGAGGAGAAAAGGGCGAAAAAGGTGATAGAGGAGAAAAAGGTAATGTGGGAGAGAAAGGAGAAAAAGGTGATAAGGGTGAGAGAGGATACGTTGGAGAGAAAGGTGATGTAGGTGATAGAGGAGAAAAGGGTGAGAAAGGTGATGTGGGAGATAGAGGATATGTTGGAGAGAAAGGAGATAGAGGAGAAAAAGGTGATGTTGGAGAGAAAGGAGAAAAGGGTGATAAGGGTGAGAGAGGATACGTTGGAGAGAAAGGTGAAGTAGGTGATAGAGGAGAGAAAGGTGATGTGGGTGAAAAGGGCGATAAAGGAGATAGAGGAGATAAAGGTTATGTAGGAGACAGAGGAGAAAAGGGGGATAAAGGAGATAGAGGAGAAAAAGGTGACTTGGGAGGTCCAAAAGTGATAATTTGGAATGGAATGGTTAATTTGTCATCAGCTGTACATCAACACATATGTACTATTCCATACGATGGACGTAAGTATAATCTTACTGTTTTAGATTTGGTTGTTCAAGGACGTGGACCAATATTTTTGTATCTTATTGATGCAATTTCAAAAAAAGCGGTTGCTGAAACAAAATATGTTTTATCTGGAACGGAAAATGAAGTTCATGTATTTTCAACTACATCTTTCAATAATTTAACAAATAATCATACTGTTTTGAGTCTTCATATGCATACTGACAAGAATCATGTTAAAGTTATAGCAGCTGAATTTACTATGTAAATACATTTATAATTTGTATATTCATAGAATATACAAAAAAAGTGTTATGGTTTTAATCTAATTCTTCCAAATAAGAGTCGTTCAACGCTCGGCTGATTGGCGCTAAACGTTCTGAATCTAGAACACTGCGTAGAATAGTATAAGGCGAAAAGTCTTTTTGGTTGATGAAAGATGACAAAATACTGCTTGAGAAACCAGAGACAAGTGCAGTTCCATCATCCGTTACTGATACTGGATAATCACCGCTTGATCCACAAACATTCCAGAAAATAATCTTTGGTTGCACGTATCCTGCTGCAGCGTATTTAGTCTTAATCGCTTGAAAATTTGTCTTATTGTTATTTCTATCAGCAATATCAAACTGCATATCAGAGATGATGAATAACCTTTTTGGCATGTGATCTTGAGAAAGTCCGTGTGCGATAGCTTTAGAAAGTATCAATTCAAATGTAGCTTGCAAGTTTGTAGATCCACCCCAATCAGCTTGAGTAAGACTTAACCATCGTCTGTATATGCTTTCATCACGAATAAGATGAAACGTTGGTTTGTCGTGAAATGTTATGATATGATTATGAAATGGTCCTTGAACAGTATTAGCGCCCAAAAGAGATATAGCAATCGCTACATCCATTGGACAAGCCGACTTTTTAGAAACACCACGGCAGTCACCAGTCCAATCACTCATACTCTGACTAACATCACAAACAAAAAGTGTATCTTCAAGAAATCCAAGCTTTTTAGCTTCATCTTCTAGTACTTTCCACTGAGCTTCGCAAACTTGATCTGCCGTATGCTTAATGCGAATTTCGTGAATTAACTCATGTGGGAATAATTGCTTTGCTTTCACAGTAACTTCTCCCTTTTGAAGCTTATTCTTCCACTCAGCGAATTGCTCTGGAGAATGCTTTTCAAAAGCCTTTTTCAAACGCTTCATAGCACAAGAAGGTACCTTACTATATTCAATTTCATCCCACTTACGTTCACACATATATCTTTCTACGATTTTTAGATATTGTCGAAGTGGTGTTGTATATTCCTTACGATATCGTTTCGGAGTAATACCCATAACTTTAGTTAGTGTTTGAACTATTCCGTATTTACGATCATAAGAATCATTCTCAGTTGGAGCCCATTTTGCACAAATAGTGATAGGTTTTCCAGCTTCCATCTCTTCGCGATCAGAAACTAGTTGATCAGCAAACAACTTTACAAATAAAATCTGAAGTTCTGCTATTCTATTCAATTTTTCTTGATCTAGAACAGTCGAATAATATTCATCTTGTTCGTTCTTACTATTACGAAGATCTAATACACCTGGCCATAGCTCAATAAGATCATCCCACCTTCCATATTCCGCAATAAGATGAGTAACGAGAACAAATTTTTCCGGGTAATTTAAAAAGAGCCATATAATACACTTGCGTCCTAATTCACGCTCACCCTTCCCCCCGCGACAGTCACGAATATAAAATGCTAATAAAAATGCGTCAATAAGGTTCTCATCTGCAGATTTTCTCATAAATTCATATAGATCTTTATCTTTCAATCCACGAACAGACTTAAAAAATAACCCAATACGACCGTTAACTTCTCCTGTAACATCAGGAGATGATAAAGAAACCGCTCCATTCCATGTTTTAGCACACGATGTCATTGCTGCCGCAAAACTAGACGTCATTTTTCTACTATATTTATAGTATACTCTCTTTAAATTTCATTTTCATTTTTATGACTTTAATCTTTGCTAAATTCGACAAAGAATAAAAATAAAATACTTAATAAAATAAGTATGGAACCCATTTTTAGTACTGATGAAGATGATTCTAGACAAGAAAATTGTATACAATTAATGAAAGAAAAATTTAAAGAGATTAGCGATCCTGAAGAAACAGAATATACTTGTGTATCAACATTATCTGGTGGAAAATCAGGTGCAATAATAAAAATAGTTAAACATAAAAAAAGTGGTAAAAACGTGGTTCTCAAGATATATAAATCTAAAAAATATGATCCCATTGATCTTGAGGAGAACACAGTAAGTAGACCTGTAAGAGAAATTTATACTACATGTGTTATGTCTGGGACTGAAGGTTTTCCAATCGTTTATGATTTTGGAATACTAACTGATAAAAAGGACAAAAATGACTACTTATATTTGATATCAGAACTAGTATCTGGAGAACCAATGAGTAAATTAGATATGACAACATTTAGTCCAGAGCAATCGGCTGCTGTTTTGTTACAATTACTTAATCTTCTTTATGTCGCAAAAGATAAATTAGGTTTATTCATTCACAATGATCTTCATCCTGATAACATTTTTATAGATAAACGGAAATGTTATGAAGGTAAAATAAATTTTGGAAAGCAAATAAGAATAAAGTTTAAGACCCCTTGTCCGAAAGTAAGCATTATTGACTTTGATTTAGCTGTTTCTAAAAAATATTCATCTAATCCTACTACTCGATACGGACTATTTCTTCCATTTTCTGTATTACAATGGATAAAGAAATGTTTTGACACAGACGATATTGCTGCAGTTATAACAAAAAGTTCCGATGCAGAAACAGAAGATCTTGTAATATGGAATATATATTACATAGGACTTTCTATGTTACAATTAAAATCAAAAGGATATCCAATCACAAAAGACGCTGTTGATAAATTCATAGATGAAGCAAAAACTTGCAAAACGCTAGAACAATGTCTTGCTCATCCATATATCAATGAACATATGAATGCTAGAAGGACACAGTATCGTCATGGAGAACCAGAATTTGTACCGACTGCTAAGAGCGAGGAAAGAAAACAAATAGAAGAGAGTATTAATTTAATAAGTGATACTATTCTACGACCTCTTGGAATAGACGAATTTGTAGAATCTTTTATGGAATCTTATAGAGAACTAAATACAGTGTATAATAGTCTACGTGGAACAGAAGCTCCACATGAGAACATTCAATTTTTTCTTACATTTTATACAGTCTCTACAAAAGATCAAACGTTGGAAGTAGATTCTTGTCTTACAGGTAAAATTGGAAACATCAATGTTTCAGTAACTTTGCCAGAAAAAATAGTCATACAATTAGTTGTCAAAGATAAATCGGTTAATATTAACTTTAATACTGGTTTACGAATAAAAAATGTAACTCATCGAGGTCGTATTGCATCTGTTCTTGAATCACTTATAATTTGTCCAACTTTTTATCTTATTTATCCAATTATTTATAATGTAAATATAAAATCGTCTGACAGAGAACCTATAGGTTCAACCGAACTTACATTAAACTGTTCCTTTAGAAAAATTGGTACGAAAGATTATAAAAGTGTACTTCCTCCTAATACTGATATTGACTGGACAGAACAATTGAATACTATAATGTCATGTGTTATGCCAATTTTATTTAAAAATAAGGATATTTTTCAGCAAACAGTTACATTTCAGACAATCACACGAGAAGGTGATATTACTATTTTAGGTAACGCTGTAAAAAAAAATTTGTCAGATATTCTACAAAAAATAAGTCATATGGAAGTATTATTGGGTTAATTTTATTTATCGCAAATAAAATTGATATTCTAGGTTTAAAATGCATCAAGAATATAAAACAGCGATGCCAGCTCTCGAGCTCTCTCACGTAGAATGGAAGAACGCCCCACACTCTGTTAGAATTACAAAACCGAACGGTAATGTTCTTGACATATCGGCCGGTGATTTTATTCAAGTTAAACAATCTATTTTCAAGGTAGATGAGTTCTTTGGAAATCCAAAGGATATCGGACCAACATATTTTTCATATCGTGAATTCGACACTTCTACAAAAAGCTTTATTGAAATACCATTCTCTTTAAAGATGGGTAGTAAGGCATTTATTATATGCCACCCGTCTGGAATATCAAAGTATGGATATCATTTTAGCGAGGATGAATGGTCCTCTATCATTGTTTGCGAAACAAATCATACTAATTAATAGTTCGAATTTATATTCGTTATTGAATATAAATCTCATTTTACTTTGCACATGTAGATGTACCAAGCTCGCTTGATTGTGTCACATTATAACCACGCAAACGAAAAGCCTCGTAAATGTCTTCAGGCATAAGAGTCTTTGTATTGTGTTCTGAATTAACTACTAGAGCAGCAACTATAATATCCGATAGTTGTTTATTAACAATATCTCTGATATTATTGTAACAATCATCCGACAGGCTCTTGACTCCCGCTCGGCGTGCCAAACGTGTAATAGAAGGCTTAGTAATATTTTCCATTTTGTATTTGGGAACTTAGCTTTAAGTCACGAATTGATTGCAAAACATGCGCGAAGAATCCATTCGTGACTTAAAAGGGAGAATAAAGATCATTAAACAAAATGGTTGTACCGCAGAAAGATGTCGTTGTGTCGCAGAAAATTAAGAAGAAGAAGACTCGCTTTTTTGAAACTTATATTTCGAAAGTTTTAAAGCAAGTTTCTGAATCTAATGGCATTACTGCTAATTCTAAGCAACAACTTAATAGCGCTCTTTGTTTAATCTCTCGTTTAATAGCATCAACTGTTATTACATTAACTGAAATGGCAAAGAAGAAGACTATGTCTGATAAGGAAGTCAAGAACGCGCTTTTGCTTATTTTACCAGAACAATTGGCTGCTAATGCAATTATAGAAGGACAAAAAGCAGTCGCTAGTTTTGAAAAGGGTGACAATGTCAAGGGAACAAGTAGGCAAGAAAAGGCGAGTATTCTCTTCTCTCCAGCTATTTCAGAAAAGTTTCTTCGAAATTTTGGATATTCAAAAGTTATGGTAACTAGTCAAGCACCTGTTTATATGGCCGGGGCACTAGAATATTTAACTTCTGAGATTCTCGAGAATGCTTCTGCATCAGCAAGAGATAATAAGAGAGTAAGAATTAGCATTCGTGATCTTGAATTGGGTGTTCGAAATGATAATGAGTTGAATACGTTTTTTACTAATAATAACATCTCATTCCTAGGTGGTGGAGTTACACCATTTATTCACCAATCTCTTTTGTTGAAGAAAAATCGAAATAAGAAGCGATGCAAGAAAACTGAAACAGATGGTGATAAGAAAAAGCATCGTTTCCGACCGGGTACGGTGTCTCTTCGTGAGATTCGTCGTTTTCAGAAGATGAGCAATTGTCTTACTTTTGCAAAATTCCCATTTGAAAAGCTTGTTCGTCAAGTGGTAAAAACTCATAATAATGATTCTTCAATGAAAATTAGCAAGGATGTTTTTATTGTTCTTCAATACTTTATTGAGCAGCAACTAACATCTCTTCTTCGAAATGCAAATTTTGCTGCTATTCACGCTGGTCGAGTTAAGTTGATGCCAATTGATATTGACTTTGTCAGCGCTATATCGAGCGGAACACAAAATCCTTATCAGACTGGATCTATCGCTAATATTGAAGAAGGTCCGGTTATTAATGATCTTGTATCTGCAGATGAGGAGGAGAATGGTGAGAACGGCGGTGAGGACGGTGGTGGTGAGGACGGCGGCGAGGATGGCGATGAGGATGGCGATGAGGACGGCGATGAGGAAGAACTTCTTGAAGAAGAATAGAATTGTTCAGATTGATTAATTCTTATAAGAATTAATCAAATATTTTGAAATCAACTTAAAAACACTTTATCAATCTATAAAAATGACACCTGAAACCTCAACTCAAGAGAAGAAAAAGAGTAGTGTTCTTGAACGTGAACCTAGTCATATTATGACAGGTGATTATGTTGCTCTCATGGAAACAAACGGAAAGGAGTTTGAAAGTTGGTATTACTTTATTAGGCGCGAAGGAAACGAGGAAGCGCTCAAGCATCTACAGGATCAACTTGAGAGGGTAGATTGGTTTATATTAGACGACCTTAGCACCTTTGATCTTGATCTTGACCACTCTGTGAGCGCAACTACTGCTAAACAAATGACTAAGCTAGAGATGAATTCTTATGCTTTTCATCGAAAGTTTGATGGTAAATTGAAAACTATCAATTTTAACTTCAAAAAGAAGGATAATCGTGATAACGAGGCTAGAAATGAACGTATGATATGCAAAGTTTTTGATATTCTTGGTTATGGTCAAATTGAAGATTATATTAGTGACGAGGATTTGGATGAAGAAGATTTGACAGACAACAGTTCTTCTGGTAGTGATAGCGATGACACTGAAGATGATTCTACCGATTCTGATAAAGATAAGAAGAAGGATGAGAAGCCTCTTGGTCAGAAGGGTCTACCCCCTGCTCTTGTTAAGAGCGATCTTCCCCGATTCGCAAAGAAGAAGCAACGTCCGAAGAAGTAATAATATACTCAAATTATTCTCAATAATATGTTATTGAGAATTACAATCATGTGCATAAAACTGCCATTTCTTTACAAAAAGAGGTGCTGTGTTCTGGTGTTTCTTTAGAGCGCCTTGTGTTTTTATTACATTACCACAGTATTCACACTCCATTTTGTATGAATAATTGTATGTTCTTTAAATAGTGTTCAGGATTTTTTCTGAATTTTTCTGAACTTTCTGGTACAAAATAAAAAGTCAGAAAAGCCAGGATTTTTTCCGAACTTCCTGATAAAAAAATGAACTTTTCCTGATAAAAGTCTGATATTTTGAATTTATCCCACTCAACACAAAAATTGTGTGTGTGTGGAAACGATTTTTAAAACCTTTTCTCCGAAAAGGAAATCCTTTTTGCGGATCGTCGAAAATTTTGCGTACGACAAAAGATTTTCGTTCGGTCGGATACTTTTTCTTCTGATATGTAATATAAAAAAAAGTATCAAATCGAAACATTTTTGCAAAAAAACATTTGGTGCTTCAAAAGAAAAATCATAAGAGTGTTAGATTTATAAATTTTATAAGAAAATAAGTTTTTCGTTTCGGATTAAAACAACACCTATTCTAAGTGTTGTTTTAGTATATTCTAACCAATAATAGACTTCATTCGGTTTGTGAAACGTACATCTCAGCGCCAGTCCAATCCATAAGATCTCGAAGTTCACATGTATTTGGATCGTATGGACACGGTTCATTAAACCGGTCCTTTTCCAAATCTATGATCGCTCGAAAGCACTCCTCTGATATATATAGAGCAGATGGAATAGAACCAATTCCGGTGTAATAGATTCGAACTTCGTTCACTTGAACTGGAATATCCCATCCCATAACTTCACCAGTAAGATATCTCGCGCATCTTCCACAGCTCTGCGAGAATGCAGAACAGTCATCTCCACAAAAGCAGCAAACTCCAATACCGTAATCAGTGATCTGCACCATTTGTCTATATTATGTTTAAACAATCGTTGTATAATTTCAATTTTTTTTTGAATTGAAATTTATATATTTAATAACGATGACGATGATGACGCGTGCTATAATATGCTGATCCTGGGGAAGTCATGGTAGCGACTGGGCTTTGGGAAGACGTGCTAACGAATCGTGTCAACGGCGGTGTTCCAGGTAAAGAGTCTGAGTCGGTTTCATCCGTCTGTGTTTCAATATGTCTTTTAAGATAAGGTTTCCATTGTTTTGCAAGCTCACGTCCTGGAGATGCAGGTCTACTACTGCTACTTCTCCACAAAATACTATCATCCTGAGATCCTGCTCTCGTAGACGTAGCTACTTTTTGATTAGAATCCTCGGAAGTATCAGTTGATCGTGTTTGCGTTCTGGACCAAGCCGGAACATTTGCACTAGCGAAACCTCTATTTTCAGCACTTGACCCAGGCTTGCTTGGACCTGGTGGAGGTACAAAGCCAGATTTTGTCGGAGGCACAGCACCAGTTGCCGCCCAGATCTTGATAAGATCTTCATTTGACAAATTCACCTCAAAACCACGAGCATCATTTTCTGTTGAGATAAATAAACTTGTCGACTTTTTAGGCCTCTTTATGCATCGTCCAGATGGCCCTCGAATGCGACCAGGAAGACACTTTGTACGGCACTTTCCGGTTGATTTGTTACGAACCATACCAGGTTTGCACGGCGGAACACGGCAACGACCGGTCGAACGGCTACGAGTTTGATTTGGTTTTGTGCACTTTGGCTTCCTCGGACTACTCTTAGTAGAGGATTTACGGCTACGCGACTTACGCTTAGATGACTTACGCGTAGGAGAATTAATCTTTCGGCAACGACCAGTTAACCTACTACGAGTACTCTTTCCTGGAACACACCTTACTCGGCAACGACCGTTTGATCGATTGAGAATCATTCCAGACGGGCACGGGGGCTTGCGGCTACGCGACTTACGCTTGGATGACTTACGGCTGACGCTACGCGACTTACGAGTAGGCGACTTACGCTTGGATGACTTACGGCTACGCGACTTGCGCGTGGGAGACTTGCTACGCGACCGACGGCTCTTCTTCTTGCGACAAAGACCAGTGACAAGATCACGGGTCCTTCCACTTCCACACTTTCGTTTGCGACAGTAACCGGTTTTACGGCTACGAAATTGGCTACTCTTCTTGCACTTCCTAGATTTTCGTGCAGAAGGAGAGTACCTCCCGGCATATATCGGATCTCTGTTATTATACATTTCGTCCTCCTTTGCTTGTTTAAACTTTGCTACTTTTGCTTCATAAGCTTGAAGTGCTTGTTTTCTCTCATCTGACATTGGCATTTTATTATTACCCAATATTTTCTAAATTCAAAAAATAGTTTAAAGTTTAAACTTTAAAAAGAATCTTAAACGTTGTAAGGTCTTAAATAATTAAAATTGAAAAAATCAACTAAAATCATTTCAAAATAAGAAAATGTCAACTGATCGCACTAGAGACACTATTTTGGAAATGCTCGAACAAAGAGGTTGTACTGTTGTTGACACAGAGAATATTATGGCGATAAAACCTGATGGGAGTCAGGTAATTGTTTTCTTCAACGAGTCTCCGAGCTTTGATACAAAGAGCATGAAAGAAGTATTATCGGTCATGAATGAAGCTGGCGTTGTTCATTCCATAGTTATTTATAAAGATAAAGTAACTCCGGCAACTAAGAGCACTCTCGAGCAATGTGATGATATGAAAATAGAACTCTTTGCGGAAGAAGACTTACAGATTAACATCACAAAGCATAGACTTCAACCTATATTTGAAAAATTAAAAGATGATGAAGCGACAGAGTTCAAGAAGACGTTTGGTGTAAAATTCGGAGTACTTCGTGTTGATCGGCCGATTGCGCGCTTCTACGATTATTCTAAAGGCGATGTGATACGTATCACACGTCCAGATGGGTACATCAATTACAGAATAGTAAAATAAAACGATTAGAATGAATTGTAATTTTATATCAACTGATATAAAATGCAAATCTCAAATTTATGCGTCAATTTAGTTTTTAGACTTTGAATCTAACTTGATTATCTTATCAAAAGAGCCTGTAACGACTTGGTGTGCGATAAGTAAAGTCATTTTTCCGTTAAAATTCTCTCTGATTGCGCTGAAAACAATTTCTGATAGTTCTTGATCCAAACTAGCTGTGCATTCATCAAGAAGTAATAGTGGTGTGTTAAACATTTCGGCCAATGCCATTGTATATGCTAATACCACACGAGAAAGTTCACCTCCACTAAGCATATTCAGATCTGACTCCATTCCTTTGTATTCAATTTCAATGTTGATTTGAGGTTTTGTACTCTTTTTTGTCTCCTTGAAAGTCTGCAAATGGACAGAAATCGGATCTACAGGGAAAAAACAATCTAGGTACACTCTTGCATGAGCATTGATACTATCTATAATATTAAGCATCGCCATACTCTCTGCTTCAAGAATTTTATCCTTTAACTTTGTAGCCGATGCATGTTCTTTTATAGCAACCTTTTCTTCAGCCTCCAACTCTTCTACCTTAACTTCCCAACCTCTATAATTTTCTAATGTATCCTGATATCTCTGCCATTCTTCTACTCCTTTTAGATTAGTTTCGTGTACTTTCTTTTTATTCTGAAGTTCCTGAAGTTTTTCCTCTTCTATAGTCGCAGAATTTTCTAGTTCTTTGGTATTTTTTACACTTCCATAATTTTTTATATGCTTTTCCGATACATTTTCTAAAATCTTTTTACAATTTATAATTGAATCATACGTCTCGTCACGTCTCTTTTTGACAGAACTCATATTATCTCTCTTTTGTTTTTGATCATTAATACGCTCTCTAAGTTCTTCCTCGTCAGTATCGGGTATATTCTTTCCAACTTTTCCACGAAGAGAATCTAGTCTAATCTCCATCTTTTCAAGACCTTTTTTGAATGTAAAATATGAAGATGAGAAATTACCTTCTTTAATATCTTTTTCTAAATTCTTTCTTTTCTTTTCCAATTCGGTTTGCGTTGCTTGATAATTACGTAAATATTCTAAATCACCTTTTGTCTCTTCTAATGATGGAAGTTCCTCGTATGTAGATGTAATTTTATCTATTTCAGTCTCATTCGCAATTTTTCTCTCTATTTTTACCTCTTCATCTCGAACAATTTTTTGAAGTCTAGATATATGTCTCTTTAGTTTAGATATTTCATCTTTTAGAGCATCGAGATCTGCTTCTACAACATCTCCATCGACATCAGATGCGATAATTAGCTCTTCATTTACAAATCTAACTTTTACAGAACACGATGGACATGAATAACAGGATTGTTGCGCTAGAAGCTTGTCGTATAAAGACTGTTTGGTTTCTATTTCGGCTTCCTTCGTTTCTAGTTCCTTTTTGTACTTTTCTAAGCATAAACATTCAAGATTTTTTATATCATCTTTAAGTGACTGAATTTTTGTCAGATCAGCTAGACATTTCTTGAGATCTTCCATAGTTAAAGTAAGTTCTTCTTTCGTGTATTCTTTCCATTCTAATTCTATACACTCTTCGATGCGTTTATTCATTATGGATTCTTCATCTGCTTTCATTTCCTTGAGTCTCTCTGAGTCAGCTTTAATCTGTTTTTCGAGTACTTTGATGTCTCGCAAGGATACAACTGCGATTAGAGATTCTTCTAATAAATTTAGAGCATCATCTCCGTCATACACCAAATTTGCTATATCAGTATCGAGAGATGAAAGAGTTTTTTCTAAATCAGCGAGAGCTTCCCTTCTTGCTTTTAGAGTTGCTTCCAACACTCTTGTATCTGAAATTTCTTGAGCGATAAGCTTTGCATCGCGAATAGATCTGTTTATTAGAGTATGACAGTTTTTCAATCTAATATTTTCATTTTTGATAGCTTTTTCTCTTTCCGGTTTCTTACACTTTAATGGAAATACTCGCTCCTCTGGTAGTTCCATTTCTTCAAGAACTTTCTTAGCCATAGCTAGTTGTGAACCAACACCTACTAAAGCATCGGATGTCTGTGTAATATACGCTTTACACCTGGCCTTGATCTTAGCCAAGTCCACATCACGGAATGCAAATTTTTCTAAAAAAGCTAACTTATCAATTGGAGACATGAGAATGAAACTATTTAAATTATTCTGTTGAATATAACCGCTTATTTTAAAAGTTTCTCCAAACATTTTGTCGATAAAACCTTGAGCAGACTCGTCTTCGAACACATCATTAACTACTAGTCTGTTAGGTCTTTTTGTTCTGATTATTTTAACGCCATCAAACTCGAGTTCTACACGACAAGAAGTTGAACCACATGCTTGCAGCTTATTACCTTCTCCAAAGAGTGCAAAAAATATTCCTCTTAATATAGAGGTTTTACCTGCTCCTGATGGTCCAGATAATAACGCGACACCACTCTCTCCAAAATCAAACGTAGAATCTGAATAACATAAAAAATCCTTCATTCTGATCTTCATACTTCTTTTATGTTTTAAAACTATTCACAAACCATTAAATCAATTGCAAATTTGATTTTTTTGAATTATTATTAATACTTATTAATTAAAAGGCTGGAATAAATGTGTTTTCTCAATTTACCTGTTGAATCTAATATTTTTTCTTTGAAAAGATCACCTTTAGAAAAAGAATCGAATATAATTAAAGATGATGAAGTGAGTTTATGTTTATTGATAAAATACAAACCAAAAGAACAAATAATGATGAATCCAAACAAATCTATTGTTGTTAATTTACAGTTAATCAAGAATAAATACAATCGAGACATAATTATTGGTCAAATTGCATCTGCACAAAATTATTGTTTATCAAAAACAAATACCTCTCTTGTAATACATCCTAAATACGTGAAAATATCTAATTCAGGTGTAATTTTGTACGGTGTATCTGAACAACATCCTGATGATAGGTTTTTACCACCAGAATATCCATGTTGTGATTATAGAGTTACTTCTTGGGCCATCGGTTGTGTTTTACATAAAATGATCACTGGTAATGCACCGGTACCAATTGGATTTGAAAAATTTCAATCTATAGTGAAATGTCTTGGTGTTCCAACTATTAAAGAGTGTGAATTGTTAAAATTACCGTACTCGTTGGCGTTTAAAAAAAGACGACGTCGACCTATTCATCATTCATCTTATAAAGAAATGACAGTTCTTACAAAATGCTTATCTTGGAATCCGAATTCTTATATGATTTGTATAGATAAAGGTTTAGCATACAAAATTGAGACTATACATGAGGTAGAAAAATAAAACTACTTAAGAGAAAGAGGCTTTTTATGTAAATGCCTGATAAACTAAGATTTGAGGTATATAATAAGACCCGTCTTGCCGTGAGAGGAGATAGAGAACTTTATAACGATCTTGTTAAAAAAATAGGAGGTAGGTGGAACTCTCGTATGCATGGTGGAGAAGGCTGGATAATTCCTATAGAACAAAAAGATGTGCTTGAAGATCTAATCAAATCTCTTAATTATTCTGAAAAGGAAACACAACAAGAGGATCATGATGAAGAAACCCCAGAGAAGAAGGAAGAAACAGATGAAGAAGAAGCTCCAGATAAGGAGGAAGAAACAGATGAAGAAGAAGCTCCAGATAAGGAGGAAGAAACAGATGAAGAAGAAGCTCCAGATAAGGAGGAAGAAACAGATGAAGAAGTAGAGGACGCCCGAAAACGAGAGAAGGAGGCTCGAGAGAAGGAGGCTCGAGAGAAGGAGGCTCGAGAGAAGGAGGCTCAAGAGAAGGAGGAAGCTAGAAAACGAGAGAAGGAAGAAAAGAAGGCACGAGAGAAGGAAGAAGCGAGGGAAAGAGAGAAGGAGGCTAGAGAGAAGGAGGCTCGAGAGAAGAAGGCTCGAGAGAAGGAAGAAGCAAGGGAAAGAGAGAAGGAGGCTAGAGAGAAGGAGGCTCGAGAGAAGGAAGAAGCAAGGGAGAAGAAAGAAGCTAGAAAACGAGAGAAGGAAGAAAAGAAGGCAAGAGAGATGGAGGCCCGAGAGAGGGAGGAGGCTCGGGAGCGAGAAAGGGAGGTCCGAGAGAAGGAGGAAGCGCGGGAACGAGAGAGGAGAGAAAGGAAAGAGAGAAAAGAAATAGAGAAAGCTGAACGTAAGAGTAAATTAGATAGTCATAAAAGAGATATTGCAGAACGTGCGATATCAATGGAATCTGAAGATCCATTGGCTTACTTTCGTTCCTTTTCTAAAAAGCCTGTTGATTTTCGAAAATTATACGGTATTTCTGATTCTGACAGCGCTTCGTATTCATCATCTACAACAGGAACAGAAAGTTCAGACGATTTTCCAAGCCCAGAAACTCCTGTAAATAGAGCGAATAAAAGGGACGACAATAATCACAATGACTTATTTGAGAAAGTGAATGAACTTCAACGAAAACTCCACGATATGGAGGTGAAAAATAGAAAGTTGAAAGCTATGGTGAGATAGGTTTTCCATTTTAATATTTATCTTGATATTAAAATCACAACAAATATATTGCAAAATAACAAATGGCATTAGAAATTAGAAAATACAGATTCTTTGGAATAGCTATATTTGATTTAGTATCTAGTTTTATAGGAGTTATATTAATCTTTCTACTTTTATGGCGCGTGTACTTTAAAAATCTAAATCCATTGAATTTTGTCATAGCAGCTATTATACTAACGATACCAATTGGTATTTTTTCTCATGTTATATTCGGTGTTAATACAACCCTGAATAATCGTTTAGGGCTTTCTGATCCTCCAAATTAAATTAGTTTCTACGACTTTTATACAAAAAGATACATCCTACTATAAATGGTACACCAACAAATAATAATATCATTAAAAATAAATACCATTTATTTATTGGTGTTTTGATAGGTTGAGTACTACGTGACAATAAACGTTTTTTTACACCTTCCTTACTAGAATCTATTCCAGCGATAAACTTTGACCAGTCTGGTAAGTTTTCCCAGTCAATTGGGGGTGTTATATCTAACCATGGCATTTCTACCATAACTCTCCTAGTATATCCAGTTTCTGGATCTATTCCACCTGCAGTGCTATTTAAAGCATGTCTTTTCTCTCTTAACGTTTTTAATTTTTCGCTTTCACCAAGAAGCTCATGATTAGATATTACATAATTCACAGGATAAAAAAAATCAGGTATAACACCAACACAATTAGCTTCTATGTCACACATATTAACACCTCGTGTCATTCGAAAATATCCACCATCTCCCCAGTCAGTACCCCAGCTATTTTTAACCCACCAAAACTTTTTCTCATTCTCAATCCCCCATCCAACTATCATAACAGCGTGTCCACCAACAAATTTTCCTTTACCATTCCATTCATATATGCTTTTTCCATCATAAGTGTAAAAATCTGTATAAGTCTTTATACCTGTTGCTACAGGCCCCCACTTGTAAATATTATCACGAATGTTTCTTTCGCTACCACCATCCTTATCTATTCCTGGTACAGAATAATAATTTAATGCTCTGTAAAAACGTATAGGAGTTCCTATCTCTTCTCCTGTTCTTCCATCCGCATAAGAATTAGCACACATATCTCCTAAAAGACCGGTTAAAGTTGTACATAATGGTAACTGTGTCGCGCTTGTAAAAGATCCTAATTCTTCGTAATCAGATTGTATTCCGAGTTTACCAGAGTAAGGTAGACAATCATAGGTTGATGTTCCGATATTATATAAATATCTACACGCATCTACAAGAGTATTACCATAGCACGCCGAGTTATAAAGAGACTTAACATTTACTTTTGACACTTCTAATATTTTTTCTTCTGGGTGATCAAACTCAGTATCACCAAAGTCGCATAATATTAATTTTGTGGGTGATAGAACTACGTGCATCATACCACATGATTGTATGTTGAAGCGATCTGATAACATTCCTGTAGTTGCGAAAGCCCAACAGCTTCCACAATTTCCTTGTTTCATTGGAGGTGTAATAAGACCTTCCCATTCCTTTCTACCGTCAAAGTTTTCTGGTATATCTATTTGTCTAGAATCCATTTTAAGTATTGAAATTCCGGTAAAATCTTTGTCTGTCTTTTCTTTATCGTCTCGTAGCATTGTATTAACTGGGTGACTCATTATCTTTTCTTCTATCACAGAGCTCTGTGTTTCCATTTTTACCTTTTTGCAATATTCTTTATCCTAATTTTAAAACGAGCTAAAGTCAAGGAGAATGATTAGAAAGATGACTAGTATTATTGACAAAAGACGTGGAGAATCTATCAGAATAAAGAATCAAATAAGACAAGAGAAATCATATATTCAAAATGATGAATCTGCTATCGAAAGAATGAGAAAACTCAGAGGTGAATGGTCTACAGATCAGATTGAGAGTAGAAAAATCAAAAATTCGCTACGGCAGGCTGAGATTTCCGTTTTAGAGAAAAGAATCGAAGGAGTGGAAAGAGGAGAATTTGATAATGAACTCGTAGAAATTACAACCGATAAGAAACCAAAGGAATTACCTATTCCTAAACAAAAAAAGGTAAATCACCAGATAATGTCAGGTAAAAGGTCTGAGAATAATGTTAAGAAAGAGATTGAAAAGAATTGGCAATATTTTGTCAGAACAAGGGATTCTATACCACAATATATGCTTAAAAAACTTAAAAATATGCCAAATAACAAGGGGTATATATGGAAAAGTATTTATTGTTACGGAGAACGTCCAGCGAATATCGGAGAACCAGTGATCCTTTTCGAAACACAAAAGGAAGGTCTTCTTGTTATTCACGAAATAACTGAAAAAGAACATAAAATCTGGTATAAAAAAGGTACTTCCAAAAAAATACTACATTCATGTACACCTCGTAGAAAAATAGGTTCGGCTGCATGTTCTCTTGGAAACTATATCAAGACAAAGTAATACTAGATTACTAAAACAACCTAAAGATTTGTTTGTTTACAAATAAAATGGCACAATACAAGACATATGCGACACTAGTACCTGATAAAGAACAGGATTATCCGCACGTACAAAATATAAATTCTCTAGAAGATCGTAATGCTATTATTAAGAACAATGGTGTTGTTGTCATTTATTATCACGCAGAATGGTGCGGACCTTGCAAAAATTTTACAAATAGCTTCAATGGTCTTGCCCAAGAACTTGGTAAACCGGGACAACTTGTTTTTGTAAAGGAAGATGTCGATCTTGATCTTAGGAACACACCAGAAGATCCAAAGGTCGTACCGACCTTCCATTTTTATAAAAATGGTGATTTTCAAAAGGATAAGATTCTAACAGGTGTTAATATAGATTCTATTAGGAATAATGTAAGTCAATTGCTTTAATTAAACCAATTACGGTTTAATTAAATTATTCTCTCTAAAAAATAGAAATCTTATCTATAGGAGTACCTTTAGACTTGTAATAATCAATAATAGCTTGTTTAATTTGATTCTTAGTGTATCCAGCATTAATAGGAATTTTATAATTTTTACAATAATCCCGCAATACACCTATATCATCTATAATCCGATAATTAAGAAATGTAAAACCTTCTTCTGTTATAATTATTTTTTTCTCTTTTGTTTTCTCTTTTGTTTTCTTTGGTGTAGCTGTGCTTGGTGTAGTCGTGCTTGGCGTAGCTGTGCTTGGCGTAGTTTTCTTTGGCGTAGCTGTGCTTGGTGTAGTCGTGCTTGGTACTTTCTTAGAATCTTGTTGAGGTGGTTTTCTTAGAACCTTAGACTCATTAACAGGAGTTTCATCTATTCTACTTTCATAATATTCAACTATATACTTTGTAGCTTCAACTTTTACTCCTCTTTTTTCAACAGCATCTTTACATAAAGGATAAATCCATTCCAAAAATTCAGGTCTAACTTTTTTAATATTTTCACGGTATATATCAAATTCTTCGCATAATTGCAATATTAGTCGATAATCTTCTATAGTACCAGGTCCTAATTTTATACGAGGTTCACGTGGTGGTGTTATAGAGATATTTATAATAGGTTTACGTTCACTCGGTGTTTCGACTTTAGGGTTAATTTTACCAGGCTTTCGTGGTGGTGTTGTAGAGATATTTATAATAGGTTTACGTTCACTCGGTGTTTCGACTTTAGGGTTAATTTTACCAGGCTTTCGTGGTGGTGTTGTAGAGATAGTTGGTTTTCTAGTACTTTTAGGTGGTTCTGCGGGACTCTCTTCATCTTGATCTTCTATAGGTTCTGTTTCCCAATCCCATTCTTCTTCTGTTCTATCAATAGCCCATTTAAATTTATCAAATAATGTTTTGGTGTAAATATCACTTGGATCTACTTGGTTTGTTTTTGCCCAAGATACAACAAGACGTGGGTCAATATAATTAGATAGAGATGTATTTATAGCAACAGTCAACACATTTTCCTTTATTTCAATATTCTCTTTTAATGTTTTAATCTTTTTTGTATCTTTTTTTAGTGTTGCTTCTGCTAAATCATCTTTGAGTTTTTTTAAAGCCTCATTTGCTTTGCCAGATGGTGTTCTAACATGATTAAGTACTTCGGCTACTTCGGCATTTGCTTTAGCAAATTCCTTTTTAATATTTTTTTTTGTGCTTTTTTCTTCTATTTTAAGACCTTTCAAAGCACAATACATAATACTGCTAGCTAATCTGGTCCGAAAAACCTTTGCTGAAAAGTCTTCATCAAATGTCTTGAGATACTCATTTACAGTTTTGCTTGTAATGTTTTTAAATATCTGTTCACTACCACCCTTCTTCTTTTTTAATTCTTGAAAGTTCTTAAAAATGACCGGGTCAACTTCCAAATCCTTATAAAAATGAATAGAATCCTTTCCGTCAAAATCAAAAATTACATGATTCCCATTAGGTACTAATTGTACATTATCACAGAGAAGTGTAGTTGCACCTACCGTGTCAGCTTCATCTTCATCTGTCTCATTTCCAACACGAATACCAAAATGATCGATTAAATAAAGAACGGTGCCAATTTCTAACTTTATTTTATTATCTGATTTAGCGTATTCCATATAATCTTCTCTAATTTTTTCAATACGTTGATGCAATTTTCTCGCTTTCTCATATTTTTTTGCATCTGATTGTGCTTTAAAGGCACCGTCTGAAGAAAGCCAAACATATTTATTACGGTTTGTCACATTATCTTTCCATGTAGCAAACCATTCCTTGTTATATGCATGAACTATACCACCCCATTCGTGATTAGGAGGTGGTAGTGGTTCAGGATCGCCTTCACCCATATTGAGAGTAACCTCTTCTGGTAAAGGCTGTTTTTTGATTTTCCCTAATACTCTGTTACCGCCACGACCATAAAAAATACCAGTATCTTCAACTTTATAATTGCCTAGCTTTTGTAATGGAACATCATTTATCGTTACATAACCATACTCTGCAAGTATTTCAGCATCCTTTCTAGATTTTTGATCTTTGTCTTGCTTCGCATTACTTTCCTTCTCAATCATTCGTTCTTTGAGATGAGTCCAATCAATTTCTCTTGGATCTTGATCTTTCTTGAAGAATTTTTTTCCTTTTGGACTAAGTTCACGATAAAAGTCTGACCAAAAATTTTTATTAAAAAGATTTCGTGCTTTTCTTTTAGCCGAATTGTCATTTGCAGATGGTTTTGTATATGTTAATGTGATATTACCTTTATCCTCTGATATCATGCGTTTTGCATACAAACTTGCAAACTTTTCCTCCTCACGAGTTAATTTATATTCTTGATCATCAAGATATAAACTAGCACCTAGATATTCATAAGGCTTCATGATTTCACTAAAATAAGGTCCTCTTTGAATAATACTATCCCATTTTCTTCCAGGAGTTACATCAAAGGAAAGAACTTGTGTAGCATCAAGAACGTATGGTTCCGACAGATAAATACCACTATCTTCTACTTGCAAGTCTTCCTTCATGAGTCTTGAATTTATTTCTTCTATATTTTTTAGAGTAGGATTTCCTGTAATTTTAAGGCATATACTATCCTTTCCAAATGAATATGTTACAAAATTTAGTTTTTTGGTGTCTTTATCTTTACTTTTAGTTATATATAACTGCTTGACAAAATCATTCAATTTATCCATATCAATTTCTATCCCACCAGGGTTATTGATGCGTAAACAGTATTTTTTTGACATTTCTTAATTAGCAAGAATAAAAAGAGTTGTATTCTAATTAATTACAGAATGTAAAATGTTAGTTTGATTCTTTGCTCTCTTTTATTCAGAGGACATTAATAAAATAAGTTTTGAATAATGTAACATTTTATTATATGTTAAAATAAATTTATATATAAAATATTAATAATTTATATATAAAATTTTTGTTTTCAATTTTAAATTTGAAATTTTACATGCTGTATCTACAAAATAAATAGAAAGATGACTAGATTGCTCTCAGATTATGAAATCGAGAATATGCTCTTATTTATTCAACCACAAAAAGGTATCCCAAGTGATACAGCTCTGAGTATAACAAATATTCAGAAAGAAAGACTGCGTAAGCAGCTAAAAACGCAAAAAGTATATCCAGAAATTATTCCCGCCTTGAAAGACGAGATCGAGAAAGTTTACTACGCATCTCTTATTGACCCAGGAGATAGCGTGGGTGTGATCTCCGCGCAGAGTATCGGTGAAAAACAAACACAGACGACTTTGAATACTTTCCATAAATGTGGGCAGTCCGAGAAGACAATGACGGCCGGAGTTCCTCGTTTTCAGGAATTGTTAAACGCTACGAAGAACCCTCGTATCGTAAATCACAAAATCTTTTTACAGAAAGGTAATACTTCTATTCAGGAGATGCGTGAAACTGTTGGATCGAGTATAGTTGGAATGACAATGGCTGATATTTCCAAATCCATCAAGGTAGAGATGGACAAAGCAGTTGAACCATGGTATGAAGCTCACAAGATATTGTTTTCTGATGAGTTCTCAATGCATACTCATTGTATCACTTTCAAGCTAGATATGAAGAAATTATTTGAGTTCAAGCTTACAATGCAACAGATAGCTGATCATATTCACCATGAGTATTCAGATTTGTATTGTGTATTTTCTCCACCTGCAGAAGGTCAGCTTGATGTATTTGTTGATACTAAGAATATTCGTTTACCTGAGGGTAGAATTCTCTTTGTTGATCAAGATAATGCGGTAATGATCTACCTCGAGGAAGTAGTACAAACAACTTTGGCGCAAATTTATGTTTGTGGTATACCAGCGATATCTGAAGTTTTTTATCTTAAGGAGGGACCTGAGTGGATAGTAGAAACAAATGGTTTCTGTAGTAAGACAATTTCAAAGCAGTATTCATCTTTCAAGAAACTTTTGTCACATCCAGATGTAGATTACACTCGTACGGTTTCAAATAATGTATGGGACATATATGAAGTACTAGATATTGAAGCAGCCAGACAATTCTTAATTGAAGAATTTATGAGTATTATGGAGGGTATCAATACTTGTCATGCCATGATTTTGGTTGATCGAATGACTCATAATGGAACTATTTCTTCAATTACGAGATATACAATGAAGAAGGAAGAGTCTGGTCCTATGGGCAAAGCTTCTTTTGAGGAAACGATGGATAATTTTTTGAACGCAGCAGCTGAAGGTGATAAAGAACCGACAGAGGGAGTTTCTGCTTCTATTATTTGTGGAAAGCGTGCTACAATTGGAACGGGTATGATAAAGATGAGTATTGATATTGCTTCTTTACCAAAGGGGATAAGTACAAAGCGACTTCCACGATCGCCAAAGAAGACTACTATTCCAGCGAATGTGATTGGTCAGGTTTTAGAAAAGAGTTCAATCATTGTCGGATATCAAGATAACGATGATGAAATACCTCCTTTTGAGGATTAGCTTAAAAGCAAATTTGCAATTAATACAAATGCTTACCTTTTACTCACAACAAGGAGAGGATATGTATGTATTTAAAAAGTTTATTAATAAAATGACTCCAGATGGAATTTTTGTTGAATTGGGTGCATTAGATGGAATTACGTACTCAAATACAAAATTTTTTGAAGATACTTTATCATTTACAGGTCTTTTGATTGAGCCAACACACCAATTTAATTTTCTAGTGAATAATCGTCCTTTGTGCAAATGTGCAAATGTAGCAGTTAGTTATACACAAGGTGATGTTAAATTTATTGGAGAACATGCGACGGCAGGATTGGTTGAAAGCATGCATGAAAATATCAGAAATATATATCATACAAATGCAACTGAATATTATGTCAAAGGTGATTTATTTAAAAATATACTGTATAACAACAATATTAAATATATTGATTTATTAACGATTGACGTAGCTGGTGGAGAGCAAGTAGTGCTTGAAACATTAAATTTTATCATTCCGATATATTTAATTGTAATAGAGTTAGATGATAATTCACCTACAAAGAATAACAAATGCCGGGAAATTTTAAGTAAAAATGGCTTTACATTTGATATAAGATTCTGTTCAAATGAATTTTGGGTTAATACTACTTATTTTAGAAAAGATCAATTGTTTGACACAAAATCTGAAATTAGCTTAGAAGATGCAAAATGTCTATACATGGAAAATCATTGCAAGGAAGATATATACAAAGCCTTAAGTACATGTTAATAAAATACTAGAATTTGATTGTAATTATACAATCAAATTGATTTTTTATTTGAATTCTTTTCTCAATAAAAGCCAAATGACTCACAACGACATTACGAAACTTGCATATGAGAAAATCACTGATAGATATTATAAAGCAAGATATTTAGGATTGGAATGTATTATGGATACAACAAATGGTTATATTAATGGCACAAAATTTTGTACATCATCTAAGGATAAAACAAAGAAATTTGTTAATTATATAAATATGGCTAGATATAGGGTTCTTGCAACCTATTACTTGACAAATATATCTGACTATTCGTCTGAACTATATATAAAAGTGAAAGATGGAGTCAAGGAAGTACGTGGAACATATCTACATCCAATTCTTTTTTTAGATTTAGCTATTTGGATATCACCAACCGCTTATATGAAAGCAAGCAGAATAATAACAGATGCTTTGGTGAGAGAAAGCGATGGTGAAGATAGAATGAGCAGACTTGAAAAAACGATTGAAGAAGCACTAAGTAGACGATCATATGTAGAGGAAAAAACAGATGCAATGATGGTAAAAATCATCGTTCAAAATGAGAAAACGCATACAAAGCTTGATAAAGCATATAAGGATTCTGAAGAAAACGCTAATAGGTTCAAATTATCACTTAGACGCGTTGAAACGAAAATTGAGAAAATATCTGAAGAGGAAGTCAAACATCATGAAAAATTTTCATGGCGTCGTTGGTGGCCAAGTAGAAATATTTCAGTGTTATTTAAGAAGAATAAAAGACTATAACTTTTCTACCTTTTCTTTTTCTACTTTTGGCATTATTTTTTCGGCATGTTGTTGCCATGCCAATCCATAATCAAAAGTACATTCGTGGTTATGCATATGTGCATGACAATAAACATTTTTGCATCTACATGTATATATACTAGTCATGAGAGTAGGTATTTTATTTTTACACAAAACACATTTCACCATTTTTCTATATATAAATTCAATTACTCTATAAATTTAGAAATAATTTTTAAAAATGAAAATAGTATTGCAAACTTTCTTGCGATTATAATAAATGTCTACTTATTTACTTGAAAAACTAAAAAACTTGCCTTGGTATCAAAAGTTAGGAATTCTAATATGTTTAATAACTATAGTTATAGTTATTATGGTAATCATATTCCGGTCTAAGGAAGGGTATGGCTCTGACAAAAATAAGATTATATGGAATGAAGAGTCTTATAATAAACTAAAAAATAAAATAATTTCTTCAACAAAAGATACTACTGTAAATACGCCAGTCTTGTTAAGCTGTATAGCTAATAATTTTGCTAAAAAATCTTCAGATCCTGCATTTTATGATAATGATAAACGTTTTAAAACTGAGTTAGATAAGCTTATAAAGAATTGCAAAAGAGGTAGTTTGTCTGATCCGGGTCGTCCCAAATGCAAAAAATCATGTGATAATGTAAAATGTGATAACGATGATGGTTGTGGGAATAAATGTGGATGTCCTGGTGATATGTTATGTGATAATGGCAAATGTCAACCACTTCCTGACCATTGGACACAAACAACATATAATAAGGTTGCTGAAACGTTTTTTGCAGGTTTTAATGATGTAAAGAATGGTCCAACAGAAGATCAAAAGAAATGCATTATAAATAATTTTGTAAAACAATATAAAAGTCCACGAGAAATAAATAATAAGAGCTTTGATAATCTAAGCGATCTTATGTATAAATGTATAACCTCTGAATTGTCTGATCCAGGTCCGCCAAAAGAGCTGTCTCATGATCTTGATGAAATTCCCGACCATTGGACACCTGACATGTATAAGAGAGTTGTTGACTCATTTTCAGAGTATGCTAAACAAATGAACGATCCACTTGTGACAGATACTAAAATAAAATGCATTATAAATAATTATATAAAAGCATATAAAAATCCAAGAGATGTAGATCCCAATGCTCAAACCAAACTAGATCAAATTAAGAATGATTGTGTAAATTCGATTTTGTCTGATCCAGGTCCACCGGTATTTTAATTATATTACTTTTCTGAAAAATAAAATTGAATTATTAATTGACAATACATCTAAAAAATAGAAATAATGACAGAGACAATTTACATCGAGGATTATTCTCCTAAATCATTCGTTGTTCGCGGTGGGACAAAGGAATATAAGGATGCACTTCTAGCTCTTGGTGGTAAATGGAATAGCAGTCTCACCGATAAACAATCAGGTGACAAATTTGGTGCTTGGCTTTTTTGGGGAGAGAAGCGTAAGGAAATTACCGACTGGATTGAGAAAGGGTGTAAGAATGTAGAACGTAGTAGTTTTGAAAAATCACAGGCTTCATCTAGTAATTTTAGTTCAAATCGAGAATCTCGTCTTGAGGCAAAGATAGATGCTCTTACCAAGATGGTTGAGAGTCTTTGTCGGTATCATAAAATAGAAGTTGGCGAGAAAAGGTCTGTGAAACCACCAGTACTATTGGATTCTGATGTAGAGTCAGATGAAGATGTACCTCCTGTGAAGCCTAAAAGACTTCTAGCAAAGAAATAAATATAGTTTCTTCATTTCATTCGAATATGAAGAAATAATAATCCTAAAAGGAATTTGATTCTTAAGGACAAGATCCTTAAGAATAAATAAAAAGATATGGGGATCAAACATTTTTTCCAATGGTTTAAAGGTCAGTTTAGAGAACACGTGAAGAATATGCATAGAGGTCAAGATCTTGAGTCTCTAGATGTAAGTATCGATAATTTAATGATCGATATGAATGGTATTTTTCATTCTTCAGCGCAAAAGATATATGAATATGGCAGTCATAAACCTAATCCACGACTTTTACGCACTAGTGGTAGACGATTTACTGGTAAAGAGAAGCAATTAGCAATGTTTGAGGATGTATGTCGATCAGTAGAACATATTTTTAAAATAGTTAAACCAAAAAAGCGACTAATATTGTGTGTAGATGGTCCTGCGCCACTTAGCAAGCAGAATCAACAACGTCAAAGACGATTTCGTAGTGCAACCGAGTCTTCAGATGGGAGTTGTCATTTTAATAGTAATTGTATTACTCCCGGAACAAAATTTATGGATTTTTTGACAAAATATATAGATTGGTATATTCGAAAGAGAATAAATGAGGATAAATCTTGGAGTGTAATTGAAGTTGTCTTTTCTAACGAGAAGGCTCCTGGAGAAGGAGAACACAAGATTATAAACTATATCAGGTATTATGGGGATATCAACGATACATATTGTATCAATGGTATGGATGCTGATCTTATAATGCTTGCTCTAGGAACTCATGTACCAAACTTTTATATTCTACGCGAAGATGTGTACGATTCTCAGAATGATTTTTTCTGCGTAGATATAGGAGCTATCAGAGGTAAACTAGCTAGTATTTTACGTTGGCCATCTGGTGGAGCATTTGCTTTTAATGAAAGGACCGCGATCGATGATTTTATATTCCTTTGTTTTATGGTAGGAAATGATTTTCTTCCTCATATTCCGTCGATTGAGATTATAGAGAGAGGTATAGAGTTGATTCTGGAAGTTTATAGAGAAATAGGCCTAACATATGGTCATATTACTCATCTAAATGATGATCGTGTCGAGTTTCTTCCAATCCCTCTAAGTGTATTTTTAGAAGAGATTGGAAGGCATGAAAAGGAGAATTTGGAAGGAAAGCTTATGAAGAAGAAAGATTTTTTTCCAGATCCACTTTTAGAAAGTTGTGCAGAACAAAATAGCCATACAGGTAAATGGAATGTTGATATCGAGAGATATAAGACAGAATATTTTGCATACTCATTTCCTGCTCTTACACAGGAAAGTGTTCTATGTCATGATTATTTAGAGGGAATGCAATGGGTTTTATCCTATTATACTCGAGGTGTGCCAAATTGGAAGTGGAATTTTAGATATCATTACGCTCCGTGTGCATCAATGCTCGCCATTCATGTAAAATCATTTTGCCATCCTAAATATATGAAAACAATTCCAAGTACGCCATTTCAACAATTACTCTGTGTATTACCTCCAAAAAGCGCTGATCTAATTCCTGAACCTTTATGTCGTCTTCTGACAGATTCAAATTCACCTCTCAAGAAACAATGCCCTGAACATTTTGAAGTTGATCTTCGCGGAAAAAGAAAGGAATGGGAAGGTGTTGTTATACTACCAATGGTCGATTTTAATCTAGTACGTGATTGTTATCTTAAGGTATTTGGTAAAGTATCTCCTCAGGATCTCAAGCGTAATATAACAGGGCGTTCTTATAAGTATGAGTATGTACCAGGATTACCGGGAACTTTCAAATCATATTATGGAGACATCAATAACTGCTGTGTCAACTCAATACTTATTGATTTATAAATAACTTAATTTATTTAGAATTCATACTAATTAGTATGAATTTACATTGTTCTAATCTTATAATTTTCACCGTAATCAAATACTTTGTTATTAGAGGATTTTTGTAAAAACCATTCGTCATCCAACGTTGCCTTATCTCTATTAATTACATCGCAACCAAAATGTTCAGGTTTTGCGAGCATAAAAGTTCCTTTTTTGTCAATCAAAACTGTTTTAGGATACTTTTTAGATTCTTCAACTAAAGAATAGATAAAATCTCGGCCATACACCGTATTTTCATCTAACGTGATGATGGTTGTATCACACTCCTTCTCTCGTAATAACATTGGAATTATTTTTGTCCCTTTTCCATATCCCCTACCTGAATGAAAAACAACTGCTGTATTTTTAATATAGTCTGGTATAACATAATTTGCGCTTTTTTCATCGTCTGGTATTATCATAGCAATTAAATCGACTTTTACTGTTTGATCAAGAATGGAATTAATAAAAGGTTTTAAATTATTTATTTTATCAGGATTTGCTGAAAAGGAAATTACTACTCTTCCTTCAGAAGCTTTTGGTAATTTACTATAATTTTCTATACCAGATTTGCAATTCTTTATGTAACAATATAGATATCTGATGATTCCAAAATAGGAAAAAATGTTTAATAGTAGAGATAAAAAGGTTAATACTAACATAACTGCAAATATTATATTTCGTTTTTGCATTTATCTATGGTAAAGATTTGTGATTAAATATTAAAAACTATTAATCCAGAATGGTAACGATGAAACAATAAAACCTGACTCGTCTCGACTCTCCATCCATCTGTTTCCATTTTCAAAATTTTCCATTAAATAAACAGTATATGTAATATGTCTTCCATCACTTAGATATCTTTGAAATCTGGTTTGAATGCGACCTCCTTGTCTTTTAATATTTCTAGAACAATGGTTATACTGACCCTCTGGTCTATAATAAAGTTTTTTACGACAAAGTGGGCACGATTTTTTAGATTCTAGAGCTTTTTGTATACATTCTAAACAAAAAATGTGAAGACAATGAGACACGAACAATCCATCAGATATATTTTTTAGACAGATAGGGCATTCTAGTTCATTATCCATTGTTTATTATATATTAATACTGATTTAAATCTAACTTCTTGTATTTTTTTTTAATACAAGAAAAAAATTAGCAATTTTTAGCCGATTTAACTGCAAAAGCAAGTGTACCAGCTAGAAGGGCGAAAAGGGCAAATATACCTCCTGCCTCAGCTGCACCCATACCACCATCAGAATCGATAGGGCAATCTTGATATTTGCACTTTAGCTTCTTTGCTGTTTCATCACTAAGGATCTTGGACAACGAGCAATTATTTTCAGGGCATTTGCCTCTCAATGCATAGCGTCCATTTTTATATATATCAATGCATATTGACCCTTCTTTAGGTATAACCCTCTTTTTACAACAGAAACAGAAACATCTGATATCTTTCTTTTCGTCTTTTCCTTTTTTTGCCATTCTCTATTTTATTATATTAAAGATTATAATAAAATAAATGATTTTCTAGAATATATTTATTTTTAGATTCGGAATGCATTTGATAGTTCAATAGGTATAGCTCCTCCATACACTTTACAAATATCTGCAAGAGATGATTGGTAATATTTCCCTAGAGATACAGCCTCAACTATTATGTGGCTTGAAGATATATGCCATTCTTCTATATTATTTATATCTAGTGCAAATATGCGTCTTACAGAATCATCTAATATTGTCATCACTAATTGAATAAGATCGCGGAATGCATTTATCTTCATACGTTTTTTCTCTCGATATAGTAATTTTGATTCCCATGTAGACTCATCAATCTCTTCAAGTAGATATTGAACACGAATATCAATGTTATCTTTTACTTTATTGACTTGCCACGATGGAGAAACAACGTATCTAATGTGTGTTGCTATACGATGTAATTGGCTTAATTTTGTCAAAAAAACCCCAGATGGTGTTACGGCTGTAACTTTTGTCATAAAAGTTAATGCATCAGGAATCTCTCCACATGCTATAACATCAATATCTACATCTCTGGTAGTTAGAGTAGATAAATATTCGTAATAATGCGGATTATGAATAATTCCGGACTCTATCTCTCCTGTATCCCAGCTGAACGCAGAGTGACATAATACGCAAAACATTTGATCGCAACCACCTGATTTAAGAATAGGTGACATGCATTTTGGACAGGGTTTAGTTAAACTGGAGACTAGTTCCGAACTTTTTATGTCATCTTCATTACAAATATGTTCTGAACCTTCTTCATCTATCTGTACTCTGCATTTTTTACATACTAGACATTTGCATGTTCCACATTTGTAATTATCCGCGATAAATCCTCTACAATCTCCTGGACACTTGAATATATAATGATTTTCTTTACGAACTTTAGTTGTTTGAATATTTCCATAAGTAATTGTCTTTTCTTTTACAGAGTTTATGGCTACCATAGCTTTGTAGTGTATATCCCTTTTTTCTTCTATTATTTTATTAAGACCGTCAGTACCAAGGCTTTTATACTTACGCTTTAATTGTGCTTGTGATGGAAGTGTCTTAATCCAACGTGATAACTCTTGTATATGAGAGATGAGTGATGCTTCTTCCTGTGTTTCTGGAAGAAGCATTTTTTCTTGTTCAAGTATATACTTTCCAATATGTTGAAAGAACCATTTCTTATGTCTAACGTTTTTAAGAACAAATTCTCGGCTCCATATTTTTCCACAATTCATACATAACGGTTCTCTTGGTCTATCTTCGATAAATTTCTGATTACAAGTTTCACAAGCTTGAAATTTACAGTAAGAACAAACGATATAACTTGTCGTATATTCACAGCAAACGGTGCATGTATCCATTTTCTATTTCTTTGATAAAAATATTATATATAATTCAATTTTAGAAAATATCTATTTATTTATCTTAATAAAAACCATAATAATAATATCACAACAAAAAATATACCAAATGCTGATGCAATCGAGATTGTTTTCCAATCTAATTTTAATTGATTCGCTATATTATTTATAGTATTAGGGTTGCTTGTATCGCTTGGTTTACTAGTAGTATCGCTTGGTTTACTTGTATCACTTCCACCAAATTCGGCTGCCATTTTTTTGCTTTTATCAAGAGAAGATTGTAACGAGGTCTTGTAAGTCTTCTCATAAAACTCTTCTGGAGTTACACCATCTTCTTTGTGATATATTTTATTAAGCCAGACCACATCCTCTCCGCTCAAACGAAGATTTTGTTCCGTGCCTGTATTATTTGTAGTTAGACTACTTGGAAAGAAGTAAAGCATGATAGATAGAGGATCAAAATCGCCACCATTGATAGTATCTTCTTCATACTTATTAATAATATTTTCTTTAGTAACATCATCTGACCAACCTTGTGTTTCTTTTGCCCATTCTAGAACTTTTGGTTCATCCCACATAATCTTTTTACCTTTTGGATTTTGATGCTCGTGAACAAGTCCAAGTAAATGCCCAAACTCATGCAACGTTGTAGGAACATCAAACCACCCAAGATTCATTGTGGCTCCTTCCTTTTTTAACAAATTATCTGTTCCAACAAGTGACCAAGCTCCTGCATTTTTATCAAAGCTTATTCTGATTATAGCTTTAGATGGATGGTCAACAAAAGAAAAATTCAAATCAACAATCGGTTGAATACGTTCATATACTATCTTTTTTATAGCATCCTGAACAGATAGAGATTCAACTTCTTTTTGAAGAGGATCTACTTCTTTTGTTGATGATGATAAATTTGTTCTTTTTACGTTATCACCTTTTCCTAAAAAAGCTATGGTTATATCAGAACCTGCAGGCCATATCTTTTTTGTTAAAAAAGCGGCTTTCAACTTCTTATGTAGACCTGGATTGTTTATAGAAGAATTAATTTCATCTATTTCATGTATATCAGCTGCAAATATTTTTTCAACACAAATTTTAGTTTCTGATAGAGGAGGGTTCATTTATTTAATAAGCTAAAAAAATAAACTGAATGTAAATAAAGAAATGGCAGCAGGTGGTTTAAGCTATTCAGGCCTAGTCAACCACGGCAAGATAAATCTCCCTTCTGTTGACAGTTGGGGTACAAATATGAATATTTTAAGGGATCCGCCCAAATCGATTACAACCAGAAGAATTCATAAAGTAGGTGAGACTAGTTCTATAACACAAATGATCGAAGAAAGCGATGGAAGATCTTCAGAGGCAATTCAAGTATATGCTCGTGGTGTTAATCCATTCGTTAGTGTTTCGTATGATAATTCTGGGAATAACGGTGGACAATCTTCTGGTGGGATTACCGAAGGAGGTGGACGTTCGGCAAAACTTCCTTATAGGATCATGCAAGATGGTGCTTTTAGGCCTCCCGTTATGTTACAAGAAGATCTTTTACCTCTCTCACGCTTACCTAGAACTCTAACACATGCGTATTCTAATGCTGGATTTACAGATTTCTCTCGTAAGTTGAGATCATGTGGATCAGCAGAAAATACTAAGGAAGTTAAAACACATACTTTAAAAACGTTCGTTCGACCAACAGCTGTATATCATATTGAAACTCAAGCTCAGAAACCTTTTGAGGTCAAGTACGCTATTCAACCATCTATTAAGAATTCTGCTACATCTGGTGTACGTACAATGGATATCACTCAGCGGCATTGGGGTAAACCTACAAAAGAAATCAATAATGATCTTCTACATTCTACTGCACAATCTGCCGTATCAAACGTCCAACATGTAAATAATAGCGAATTTGATAGCGATAGGTTTATACAAGACTCTCTCGCGCATCCTGCGTCTAGTAATATTTCTTTAATTGGTTACGTTGACAACAACGAATTAGATTCTGGAAGATTCTTACAGGACTCGCTTTCACAATCTGTATTAAGTAACATTTCTTCTATTGGTTATACGGCTGATAATGATATGGATACAGGAAGATTTGTTCAGGATTCACTTGTTCATTCTGTAGGTAGCAATGTATCTTCTAACGCTCATCATACTTTCATTGAAGATATTTTAGATTTATCAAATATGCCTGTTCATAATGATATTGTTCATTACAAAATCAACGCACCTATTTCTGGTGTAGAACAAACAAAATATTTTCACGATGATATTACTCTTTTACGTACACTACCCAATTTCATTGCGACTACCAATGTGGGAGATCAAAAAATTTATAAGAGAACAGATTACGATAATCAAATTGAATTGCAACGTAATAACCCTTCTGCCAGTTGCGAGAGTAATCCAAACTCGTTAGGAATTTCAGATAATTCTTCTAGAGAAGCGAGATTGACTCCAAAAATAAGTGCAGGTGGATATTCGATTCCTGGGAAAATTCCAATGAAAGAACGTAGCCACATGTATTATTCTCAAGAATCCGAGAAAGCCAAAATGAACCGTATAGTGATGGAAAGCATGAATGGAAGATTTGATAGAGTAAACCCTTTTGCTAACTAATATTGTAATATATCTTATTTTTTTTTTAGAGTTTTTCATGTTTTTATTCTTGTGAAACATCAAATGGAACGTGAGCAACGACAGTACATTTCAGAACAATTGGATTTAGATAGCAAACATGAAAAATTAAACAAGAAAGAAAAAATGTATAATATAGACGAGGTTTCTTCGCGTATAGGTATGATTTTAAGCCAAACATGCCCACCAACTGGTTCAGATATGAAAGCGGTGTTCTATCTAATCGACACATTATTTTTATCTGGTTCAAGTAAGAAGAACAGAGATAAAGGTTTGTATAGTTTAACCAAAAATATCAATGATTGTGTAAAAAAAATGGAGCATCTTCAAGTCAAAAGTAAAGAAGGTCTTATATATATTACCCATTTTTTGTCATCCAATGTACAAGTTATTATCAAGATTCCTCAAAATTCGAAAGGAGTAGACTCAAAGGTTAGAGAGTATTTTATTGGTATCAAAGCTATAAATAAACTGAGATATTTAACACCGTCATTCGTGTATACATTGGGTGCATTTTTGTACCCAAAACCAACCAAAATAGGAGAATTGGCTTCTGAAGATTCATCAAAAAATACAGCGTTTGTATTATATGAAAAAATAATTGGGGAATCAATGCAATCTTTATTAAAAAATGAGCGTTTAGATTTTAGTCAATTTCTAGTTATATTTGTTCAGCTACTTTTAGCATTAGAAGTTGCCCAAAGAGAGATTAGATTTACTCATTTTGATTTACATACCGATAATGTGATGGTTCGTATTGGTACGGGAGACTATAACCCAGTCACACAACTTGATATGTATAGTTATATTATTAATAAACCAGAGTTTATTCCAGTAGTGATTGATTTTGGAGCAGCGACATCTTATATAGATGGGAAATATATAGGTTCATATGATTATATTTCTCATGGTATGCTTAACTTTATGGTACCTGGTTATGATATGTATAAGTTTATGGTTTATTGTGCCCGTAAAACACCAAATTATCAATTAAAGAATTCTATTATATCAATATTTAAGTTTTATGGCGATGATGATCCTTATTCTATATCTATAGATGGGGAAAAAGGTATTGAATCCGCCGCAAAAGTATACTGTAAAGACTTAACATTCTCAAAGGCGGCGAATCGAACTCCTCTCATGCTCATTAAGTGGCTAATGGAAGACAAAGAGTGTAAAAAAGCTTTAAAATCAAAAGTAATGGTTAAGGAAAGAAAGTATCATACTCCTATACAATACTCAAAAATACTTAAAGAATTCGAGGATATCTTTAGTTGTACAAGAATAAAAGATGGAAAAGATAATCCTGATGGTGTAGTTAAAATAATAAATAATTGTACAAGTTCTAATCCTAGTTATGTTATGGCATCGTATGGTATTAAAATGTTAGAAAAATACAATGAATGTCTTGAATCGAAGGAATTAAAGTCTAAAATAGATGTATTTCGTAGCAAGATTGTTGAATCAAAGGATAAACTATTAAAAGCTGATATGGATACTCTGAAAGAAGTTTTTGAAATTAAAATTCCACAACAAGAAGAGCTTGATTTATGTATTGATAAACTATTGAAAATAACAATACGACATCCTAAAGCAAAAGAAAAGGAAGATACCGTAAAAAAATTATACAATCTGCTTGCCTATCAAGACTCTTTAATGCCATATTTGCGTTTTTATTTTATTATTCTAGAATTAGATGCACGACATATGCTCAGAGATTGGATTCGTAAGTTTAAATCGTCTGATATTTTTCTTTTTCATATTAAAAATGTCTCTCAAAATGAAAGAGCTATAAGATGGTCTCAAACATTATTGGCATCTATAATATAATAATGGTTTATTAATTGCAAATCAATTAATAAAAAAATGAACGATTTTGATAATATACCACTTGTAGCACAACCACATAATTTAAAAAAAACTCTTTTCAAACACCAACTAGCCAGTATATATCAAATGGAGACTTTGGAGAGAGAAAAGATGGTTCAATTCACTTGGGGAGTCAAAGAAACCCGGTTAGGTTTCAATGCTGATATAACAGGCTATGGAAAAACATTATCAATGATAGGTCTGATTGCTAGAGATAAAATGGAGTGGGATTTGGATATTCCATTCGTAAAAGAAGTAGTTATAACTGAGTCAGCTGGATTAATAACATCTCGTCGTATAGAGAGATATGATAAGCTTCAAACCACTTTAATTTTGGTTCCAACTTCTATTGTTTCTCAATGGGAAAAAGAGTTTGAACATACTACTCTAAAAGTTAAGATAATTGAAAGTAGAAAAGACGTCGAAACTGTATGTGTAGAGGATTATGATGTAGTTATAGTAACTACATCAATGTTTAATAATTTAGCAATATCTTACTCTAAATATGCATGGAAACGATTTATATTTGATGAACCAGGACATATAAGAGTATCTGGTATGAAAGAAATTCATGCTGGGTTTTATTGGATGGTAACAGCCACACCAGAAGATATTAATCTACGACATAGAAATTGCAGAGGTAGTTTTATGAAGAAAATTATTGGCGAAGAGTGGCATAAAATTGAAGACCAATTTGCAGGTATGGTATTAAGGAATGATCTCGATTTCGTACATGCTTCTTTCAATACTCCTCAAACGTATCATCATTACCATAAATGTTTTCAACCTGTTTTTCGAGCAGTGTTTGGTCTAGTTAGTAATACTATACACACAATGATAGCAGCAGGTAATATAGAAGGCGCTGTTACAGCATTAGGCGGAAAAAAGACAGAAAATATATTAGAATTGGTTAAAAAAGAATTACTTGACGAAATGTCTTCTGTGGAAGCAGATGTTATCAATTATCGTGATATTAAAAAAGACGATAAAAAGTTAGAAATCGCATCTCTTAAACTCGTGAGTATTAAAAACAAACTTGATCAGCTTAGTTCTAGATTCGAAGCGATGTTAAAAGATGTGTGCTCGATATGTACTGTAAAACTGAATAATCCTATAATGGAACCATCATGTCAAAATCTTTTCTGTGGAGAATGTCTTCTTACTTGGCTACGTACAAAGCAAAGTTGTCCTCTTTGTAGAGCTGAGATTGCTACAAACGAATTGGTTTATCTTAAAGGAGATTGTAAGGAAGATGAGAAACCTTTGGATAAAGAAAAAAGGCAAACTCCGTTAGAAAAAGTGAATGAAATTTTGACATCTAAAAAGGATGGTAAATTTATTATTTTCTCAGAGTACGATGCTACTTTCAAACCAATCTGTCGAATGCTAAAAGAGGCAGGAATCATTTTTTCTCTAGTGGTTGGAAATAGGAAGACACGAGAACATAGTATAGAAAGTTTTAAGACTGGAGACGCTAGCGTTATTTTTCTTAATTCAAATTTTAATGGAGCGGGTATTAACTTACAAGAGGCGACTGATATTATTTTATACCATGAAATGTCTGCAAATACACAAAATCAAATCATTGGAAGAGCAAATCGAATCGGTCGTCTAGAGTCTCTACATGTTCATCATCTAGAACTTGATATTTAAGAGTGTATAATACATATAAAATGGAAACATTTCTATGTCATGATGGTTGTTGTACACTCAAGTATAAACCATATATACAAGATTTGTTATATGAAAATTTTCATGGTCGACGAAAGAAATCAGGTGTTTTCATCTGTGATCCAACAACAAATAAAGTGTTAATTGTTCAATCACGTGGTCACTTATGGGGTCCTCCAAAAGGTACATTAGAAGAGGGTGAAACGGTTGCTGAATGCGCAATAAGAGAAGTAATGGAAGAAACAGGTTTGGATATTTCTAAAGAGTCTTTATTGAATCCATTCGCAATTTACAATAAAGCTACTTATTTCTATTTAGAAATGAATGAATGTGTTGTAAATGTACAAGAAAAAGATCCTAAAAACGATGCAAACGGGATTGGATGGATAAAAATAGAATGTTTAGAAAAATGTATAGAAATAGGAAATATCGGTATAACTGGTCATCTTAGATTACTCTTCAAGCAGTTATATGGCAGAATTTTTTCTCAACCAACTTTTATAGTAGTAAAAAGAAGAAAACGATCTATTAAGTCTCATTCTACTCCTGAAAACTTTACTGTACCATTAGATCCATATTCTGGATAAGAACGAAATTCTGTTAAGAGTGTAATGGCTACAAGACCAGAATCTCTAAAAAAAATAGGTCTGCCAAAACTATGTGTATTTACTATACCAGGTATTATACCTCCATCGTGATAAGTTTTTGTTCCATTGATCTCGCATCCAACTACATTTTTGTTTTTATTGAAAAATTCTAAAAGTTCCGGATCTTGTTTGATATATATCATTGGTGAGGCAATTTTACCAGATATCATGACCGCATCAAAACGTTCGATCGTATATTCAGTCATCTTTATCTAAGGTAACAGATTAGTTTTTTTTTGATCTAAATAGAAATTATTTATCTTGCAAAAGATGTCAATAAAAGCATACGTTGAAGAATTAGAAAACATACAATACGAAATTAAGAGAAATAATATCAAGAATTCTCAACATAGAAAACGAATCAAAGAGTTGGAGGCAAATATAACAGACTATTTGAACGAAAAGGGTCAGCTTGGTCTTAAATACCAAGGAAAGGCGATTATTTTAGAACAAAAAGAGCTTAGGCCATCAAAGAAGAAGAAGGATAAGGAAGAAGCGCTTATATCTTTTTTCCAAGAATTAGGTGTTTCTGATCCGAAGGCTACTTATTCTAGATTTCAGGATGTACAAAAACAACCACCTGTTGGAAAAACCACTATAAAAGTTAAAAAACTACCTAAACCGTAAATTAAAAAAAATTGGATTTTAATACACATTTTGTATTAAAAATATCAACGAGATATAAAATGACAACAACTGCATCTCTTCAGGCGGGACCAAACGTTTTTCTTTCAAGAGAAGAAGCCTTAAATCATAAGGAAACGACAAATACCAATAATAGATACAAAGGCTTTTTACAAGATATATTTCACGCAGGTGATGAAGATCAATTCCAACAATATCGTGATGCTACAAATGGAGAGGTATGCTCTAACCTTCCTTCTTTATCAACAAATCTATTCGAAGCAATAAGAAAGCATGAAGAAGTATGGAGTAAATATAAGAATGTTGACGCCGACGCAACTTTGAATACATTTAGGTACATCTTTCACAAATTCAAAAAAGGTATTTTTGTAAAGATACAAAATAACGAGTTAAAAGTGTTTTTACCATTCTCAAAAGCTAATTTCATAAATGAATGGCATGTTAATATACAACAAGATGAAAGAGAGATATTAGAGTTGCTCAAACAGATCTCTGACGCAGAAGGAAGAGGAACACATTTTGATGCAAAGAAAGTAAATACAAATAAAAAAGAATGGTTTGGAAACAATTGTCTTATTCGTTACGAAAAGCCTCTCAATGAAGGCGATTCTAATGTTGGAAATATGAAAAATATGCTCGAAGAGCTTTGTTCACGAGGAAATCTACCAGATATCGAGTTTTTTATCAACCGTAGAGACTTTCCTATTATTACTCGCGATGGTACAGAGGCGTATCATCATCTTTGGGGTTCTGATCAGGTACGTTTGGTTTCACACTCATATGATAAATATCTTCCTATTTTAAGTATGTCATCATCTGAAAGATATGCAGATGTGATGATGCCTACTTGGGATGACTGGGCAAGAATACAGAGTTTAGAAGGTAAATATTTTCCTCACACAGTTCAAGATTATTCTGCTACATTTGACACTGAATGGGCTGATAAAAAACCGATTGCTGTATTCAGAGGATCTACTACAGGGTGCGGTGTTGATTTAGAAACAAACACCAGGTTACGTTTAGCAAAACTTTCTATCACACATACAGAATATTTAGATGCTCGTATTACTGGATGGAATCTTAGACCCAGAAAACTTCAAACCGAAAAGAAACTAAGAACTATAGATATTGAATCTCTCAAAAGACAAGGTATTGATATTTACAAACGCGACTCTAGTGGAAAATATTCAGTAGATACTCGCAAAAAGTATTATAGTCGTGATAGAAATACTGGTAAATATGTAGAAGATTTGAAAGGATATTACGTATATGTTAACGGTAGATACAGAAATGTTGGTACAGGTGGAAAGTATATATCATATAAGTTAACTCCAAAAGAACAATCTCAATACAAATATATCGTGCATGTAGAGGGCCACGTTGCCGCATTCCGCCTTTCTTTAGAATTAAGTATGGGGTCTGTAATACTTTTAGTCAAATCTCAGTGGAAAATTTGGTATAGTGATTTGTTAGCTGATCGAGTACATTATGTTTCGGTAAAGTCAGATCTATCAGATCTTATAGAAAAAATCCAATGGTGCAGAGATAACGATGAAAAGTGTAAGAAGATCGCAGATAACGCAAGATTATTCTTCAATACATATCTTCAAAAAGATGGTGTATTGGATTATATGCAAAAAACTCTTGTAAATCTTAAACAAGAAATGGGTATGTATCTTTACAATACTGTATCTCCACTTGACGTTCTTATTTCTAACGAAGAAAAAGATCTATCTAGATCATTTCCTATAATTTCAAAGGCTGATGATCGTACTGTTTTAAAGGGTGTTGATTATCTAGATTCTGTTCCAAAAATAGAGCGATGCTACGGACTTCTTCAAGGAATACAATGGATGATTAGAAAAGTTATACACGAAAGTGATTTTGAAAAAATAGCAACTAACAAACAACAAATACAGAGTAATAAACTCGGAATAGTTAGACGTGCTGAAATTGCCGGTTTTCAAGTAGCGATCAAAACGACATATGATACACAAAAAATGAAAGAACATATTCACGAGGCATACATCGGTTCTAATTGCCTCAGCAAATTATGTCAATATGTTCCTAACTTTGCATATGTATTCGATATGTATAGAGACTCTGAAAGAGGTACTGTGAACGTAATATCTGAATTCATTGAAGGAATGACTCTTTCAGCTTATATAAACCATGCAGATTTCTCTTTTAAAGATTTTCTTAGTATCATTGTACAACTATGCTTAGCTATTGAAGTAGCACAAAATAAGTGTGGATTTGTACATTATGATTTGACTCCATGGAATATTATCTTAAAGAAAACTGCAGTAAAAAAAGATTACTACTATGTACTTTCTCATAAACGAAAAATCAAAGTTCTCACGAACAATATACCGGTCATGATAGACTTTGGAAAGTCTCATGCTATTGTTGACGGAGTTCATCATGGGTTTGTTAATATGTTTAAGGTTAGTACGTGCCAGGATATCATAATTCTTCTAGTCAGAACTCTTGATCATATTGTAAATAAATTTTTAGATGAAAAGACATTTGAAGATAAATTGAAAAGAGAGGGTATTGGTGCGATAGATATTCTACACTTAGCCAATTTCATATCAGGTACTAAATACAGACCAACAATATTTCAAGAATTAGAGGATCTGCGCGATTTCTTAAAGTATCGCAGAAAATACGAAGCACTTATCTATGATGACAAATATGAGCTTGAAAAACGTACACCTTACGATCTAGTTAAATATATATTATTACAAACTGAAAATAAGCCGACTGGGGTGATTGGACATGCTAAACCAGGAGAATATACAAATTTGATGGACAAAGGAAATGGTAGACAAGTATTTGAATATATATTCTCATCCTCCTTTGATGAAAGACTTCAAACATATGTTAATGTATTCTCACGTTTGATGAAATCTACTCTACCACAACCAAAAAATCTTTTCTTTATCTATTATACTGCACAGAGTCTAGAAAGAAATCTAACATCTGTGCGAGATGATATGATTCGATTTTTGAAAGAAAATGGTAAGCCAACTGATAAACATCAAAAGATTTATGAAGATATAATGAGCTTTTTACAACGTATATATAAAACAAGAATTGAAGGTCCAGAAACAAAAATTCAAAAAGATATTACTTATTCATTAGATAAAAAAATTGACCAATTAAATCCTGCACCATACACAGAAGAGACTTTTCTATGCCCAAGAAAGGTTCTCGAACTATTAGAAGATGATAAAATAGATGATTTGACTGAATACAAACATATCATCGAAATGATAATAGTTGATCAATCGTATTATAAGTTATCGGATGCTCATAGAGAATATTATATGGTCATTTTCAAAAAACTACTTGATACAAACTCTCTTTTTATGAAAAATAATAGTTCTAACATAAACACTTTGATTTTCATGGCACGAGAATTATATGTAAAAGATAAGTCAGAATTAGAGAGTAAATTATCAAAAGAAGATGATATATGCGATGAAGCAAAAGAGTACTTGAAATTATATGATTCGATTATTTTAAAACTTAAATAAAATTATCTTTTTCAGACATGCATAGAGAATTTTGTTTTTATTTTCTTTCTTCAGTATAAATAAAATGTTTGACGGTAAATTTATTGCTACGCTTTTTGCGGTTGCAATTTCTGTATTCGCAATTTGTAATATTAATACTAAAAATGTAACCAGCACTGAAGGATTTAGTTTTAATCTTCCATCGACGACAACCAGGAAAGAATGGTGCGGTGCGTACAGCTGGGATGATTATATGAAGGGTAAGACCTTCTCTCTACATTCCAATAAAGTAAACGAGCTTAAGCTTAATGAATTGGAAACGACTCACTCTTATAACAAAGGTGCTTTTGTTAGTACTCCTAATTTTCAAGGGATGCTCAGTCCTCGCTTTGATCCAGGCAATCACGGACCATTGGCTAGGGTAAATTTTCCAGATAGTGGAAACATGGCTGCGCCAGCCAAACCACTTGATTATGTAGATATGGTTAAAGAAGGTTTCAGAGGTAAATATAATGGTTGTATGAAGGTTGATAATGTAAGCGAACAATTCAACAATTCTAGCAAGTATATGGAACCTAATTTTTCAGATGGTAATTATAAGTCTTTAACTGGTGGTGAACTACCGCATACAGCTGATTTGCTTCCGCTTAAAACTATGGCAGGAGTTCTTAATGTAGACGAAAATGGTCAGCCATCTCAATGTATATTCTTTGAACGTATTATCCATTCTAACAGGAATAACCGTCTTCGTAGCCAAGGAGACCCGATTCGTGGTGATCTACCTATCAAACCGGTTGATAACGGGTGGTTTAATCCGCCTAGCAGTGTTGAAGATCTTCGACGGGGTGCATTGGAACAGATGGGTGGTTCATCTGAATCTTCGAAGGAAATGGCCAAATTTATTGAGCAACGGTCTGGTAATAGAGAACTCAGTACTAATACCGAGAACTATATGCCATCGATGAGATCGGTATCACTAAATGGCAGGATGAATACGGTACAGGCTACATCTTATTAAAATCTGAATAATAAATATAACTGCTTTCGTGTCTTACGAAGAGCTCGACTGCTCAGAAATGAGAAAAGTCTATGGAGTATGTGAAACACGTTTCAGTCTTTTCTTTATTTATTACTACTTAGTAATAAATGTATTTAAACACACTCTATAAAAATGATAAAATGAGTAATATAGAACATGTTAACAAAACCTTATTTGTATTCTACACTAAACCTACCAAATATTGGGATTATGAAGACTTTCCTGATGGATGGAAATGGATCGGAAGTGGTCATACATATCCATTTCCTGTTGATTACACAAAAATACCAAAATATACTAACGAAGAGCAGTTCTCGGGACCTTCAGATAATGAAATAGAAATGATAAAATTTCTAGAATATAAGTTTGACAAATTAAAAGAAGAAAAGGTTATTGACTGTTTTGAAATCAAAGAAACATACATGTAAGATAGACAAGTACGTAATTTTAAAAGTGATTTCTTTCTTCAATCTAAAAAGAACATTATAAACTAGAAAAATGAGTACTTCATCTAAAAAAATTGTTCTAAAGAAGCTTAATGCGCATAATACTATTTGGCATCCAGAATCTACTCTGGTTTTTAAGTCGCAAAAGGATAGGCTTGTAATCGGTAGGTATGTAGACGATGAAATAATTCCTCTTGATGACGAGGCGCTAAGTTTGTGTGAGACATGGAAATTCAAGCCAGATGAGTCGCTATTTGAAGAAGCCGAAAAAGTTGATACGGAAGAAGCTGAGAATGAGGAATCTGAAGAAGAGCCAGTAGAATCAACTCCTAAGGAGAACGTCGCTCCTAAGGAGATCGTCGCTCCTAAGGAGACTAAATCTTTACCCAAGGTTTCAGAGAATACAAGGTCTATTAAGAATCTTACTGATGGATTTACAACACAAGTTTTGGCTGAATTTGATCTTCTTATTGAAGAGAACACATCTGTAAAGTCTCAATTGGCAGAGAACGTATCTGCTCTTGCGGATTTGCAGAAGAAGTATGATGAAATCAAGAAGAAGTTTGATACTATGAAGTCTCTATTTAATTAATGCATACAAGTCTTGTTATATAAAACATAACAAGACAAAAACTATCTATCATTTTTCTAATCTGAATCCGATTCTGTTTCACTGCAATCCCTTTTATAATCAGACTCTCGCTTGACAGCACGACGAGGTGGTGACGTCTTTTTAGATCCTGAACTACCAGTTGCAGAAATTCCCTTTGTCGTTTTGACTGACTTGCCAGTATCCTTTTGAGAAGCGATATATCGCTTAATAGCTTGCTTTTCGCTTTTAGCAACAGCAGCTATCAACTGACCCTTTAACTTATCAGCCAGTTTATCAACAAGTTGATTAATTACATCATTGATATCAAAGTTACTCATTTTGAGCTTATAAAAATTTCTCTTTATATCAAATTAATTTAAGATTTAGAAAATAAAAAGATACACATATTCCTACATTGATTATCTTATTTTTTTGTAAAAATAAGATTTGAATTCTTTTAAAGCACCGGGAAACCAAGCGCACCACCCGACACACGAATAATGTTGTTATTGACAGCCGTAACGATGAACTCGTACGTCTGTTTGAAACTTTCATTTTCGGAGGTGGTACCATTGAGAACTACAGCCTTAGCGCTAGCTTCGGGTACAATCGACACATTGGTAAGCTTTCCGTAGTTCGTGGAACCCATCGGGTCGAGACTGATGAAATCAAGGGAATAAGAGTACGAATGGTAACCGGTAACCGTCGGGATAACCGGCGCGTGATACCAAGGATTGACTAACGAGAAGTAATCAGAACCCATTTGAGCAAGACGATTGGTATTTTCATAGATTAGAGACGTTTGGCCAATAGGGTCGTTAGCACCATCGTCAGGAGCCCAATTCATAACGGTGCCTTCTCGTATAGGCGACGTAGTAACATAGTTAGAACCTTCAGCAGCAAAAGTTGAATTGCGTACGGCGAAGAACAAAACCTTGATAGCATGCGAGAAACGAATGTCAAACGACTGCTGAGCGTTAGTAGCCGGAGTAAACGACTGACGAGGAGCGGTTTGTACTTGCTCAATTAGAATATCACGAGGAGCACACGCCATACGCTTGCGCTCATCGTTAGAAACAATTGCATAGTTGGCCCAAACCTGCGTGCTACCCAAAACTGGGAGAGCACCATTATCAAAAGTTGCAGCTGTCACAACTGCACGATCGTCCTCTCCTCCCGTACCATCGCCAGTCTGAGAAATTAGAAGTTGATTCCAATCGCGGAAATAAAAGTTGATTCGCATCTCGTTATAGGGTAGAGCGGCAGTAGGAAGAGCAACACCACTGTCCCGGCTGTAAAAGAAAGGAAGAGGAAGATTTAGAACAGCTGACGGAAGTACGTTTTTAGGTTGAATTAGTTCATCTATGTCTCCAATCATATTCTTATAAGCATTACGCTTGCCTTCCGGCACCGTAAAGGCAGCCCAGAAATCAAGGTGGTAATTGTCGAAACGAGCAGCAATCAGATCATTAAACGTGATAGAGCACTCGCGAATAATGTTGTGCATGAGATTACGAGTCCAGCGCAACCTTACGTTCGAGCCGCCTCCTGTTACTTTGGGAAGAGTGAGGCGAAGCCACGTGTGAAGCATGTAATCACCAGCACGCGAAATAGCAACCGACCACTCTTGGCCGAAACCCGGCGAGCCGGCAGCACGAGAGAGAACGACCGGAACCTGAGTGAACCAGGTAGCCTTTCGCGTTTCGCGAACGAAATAAGCAGTGGCATCGTGACCACCATAGAGGTACTTCTCGATTTCGTCAAAAGTGGCGAGATCAATGAACCCAGAAGTTACATTCGATGTAGAGATGGAAGACATTGTTTTATATTAGCGCAAGATAATTTTTCATTTTTTTAACAAAATATATACTTTAAATATTAAAATGAAATGGAAAATGCGAGCTTAAATGAGTCTCTAGAAAGAATAAAGTCTATGACAGAACTAGATATTTTGAGTATAGATGCTAATATACGTAAGAATTTCGAGGAGGAGATCTCAAAACTTCCAGATCACGAGGAGAAGCTGCGGGAGATAGAAGAATCGTTAAAAAACGAGAATCTTCGTCGTAGGATAAGATTCAGTTTAGAAAAGGCTAATCGTGAATTACTAGCGCATATTGATGATTTGAAAACACAAAAAAACTATCATTTCTATATTATGGAAACTCTTCCTTACATAGAACAATACAAAGAAATTTTAAAAACACCTGTAAAAGTGAGTTTTATGGGACGACTCTGTAAAAAAGATAAAGAAAAGAATAATGTTATTGAACTTTATTTAGAATCCGCATCAAAGTATGTTGATCTAGAATTCGAAAATGATAAACCACAAAGAGTTACATGTCCTAACTGCTCTAACAAAAAAGAGTTTGATATAGTAGATAATAATACATATATATGTACAAAATGCTACGCTCGACAAACAGTAATGAAACATAATTCTTCTTACACTGATATTGATAGAGTTAATATCTCGAGTAAATATACTTATGATAGAAAGGTTCATTTTAGGGATTGTATAAATCAATATCAGGGTAAACAGAATAGTACTATTCAACAGAAAATATATGATGATTTAGAAATACAATTTGATAGACATCATCTTCTTAAAGGTGGTGAAGGTGTACCTAAAGAAGTTAAATTTGCTGATGTAACAAAGAATCACGTTCTCATTTTTCTTAAGGAACTTGGATACTCAAAACATTACGAAAATGTACATCTCATACATTACAATTTTACCGGTATTAAACCAGATGATATATCTTATTTGGAGGAGCAACTTCTTGATGACTTTGATGTACTTACTGATCTATATGACAAGAAGTTTAAATATATTGAAAGAAAGAATTTTATTAATACTCAATACGTTCTCTTTCAATTACTTCGTAGGCACAGACATCCATGTAAGAAAGAGGAATTTATTATACTTAAAACGATTGATAGAAAATTCTTTCACGATGAAATATGTAAAGATTTATTTGAAGAGCTTGGTTGGAACCACAGTCCATTTTACTAAGGGTGATTTAAGAAATTTGTTTCTGAATATAAATAAAATAAATGTCATCACGTATTAGATTCAGAGTGCATACAGATGAATATTTAGGAGACGTATTACCACCAACAGATACTTTTGATCAATTTCAGTTTAACTCAACATCGGATGCTTTTTTAGCAATACTGAATATGATGACTGTACTTGAGCCTATATTTATTGATCCTTATCAAATAGCAATACAAAATAGTGAGAACGATCTTCAGTTACGTAGAAATGATAACGTAGATGTTCTTGTTGGAACACAACCTTATGATACTACTGACAAAAATTACGACGAGTGTTCTATATGCACTGATAAATTCCAAAAGAAAGAAGATGTATCCGTTTTAGAGTGTGGACATGTTTACCATCCAAAGTGTATTAAGGAATGGGGTAAATATAAGCCTACATGTCCTGTATGTAAAGCAGAAATTTCTATTTATATAAACCAAACAGGAGTTGAAGATATTGATTAGTCTCACTGTTCGTTTTTAAAAAAAACGTGATAATAACTAAAAATGCTGTCAAAGTTAAAAAAAATCTGGGAAAATTACGGTTTTGAATTAACTCTTGGTTTTTGTATCTCATTTGTTCTTCTTGTTGGTCTATATCGCAAGATTACCGGAAAAAAGGGTAGTTGGACAAGAAGAGAGAATTTATCATCTTTATTGATGATACCCACAATATCAGAAAACAAAATACCTCGACAATCGCCTCCTAAAGATAGCAAAGGCGAAATAGAATGTAGACGTGTTTTACAGCTTCTATTTAATAGAAGTTTTGATAAAGCACGTCCTGATTTCTTACGTAATCCAGTTACAGGTGGTGACTTTAATTTAGAACTTGATTGTTTTGATCCTGAACTTAGAATCGCGGTAGAATATAATGGTGTTCAACACTATAAATTCATACCCTTTTTTCATAAAAATAAAGAGGCATTTCTAAATCAAAAGTACAGAGATGATATGAAGCGTAGAATATGTAAAGAAAATGGTATTCTTTTAATAGAAGTACCTTACACATTAAAAATAGAAGATATCAAAGGATTTATAGAACAGTCTCTTATTGTTAATGGAGTTCTAGTATAAAAAAACTCTTGGTTCTCAATATTATTTTTTATTGAGAACATGTAAAATGGAAAATAGTGTAGAAAAGGATTGTCTTAGATGGAATAGGGTTGAAGAAGAGATGCTTGCTAATTGGTGTGATCAATCCAAGTGTTTTAATTGGATGAATACAGAAGCATATTCACGATATAGTATTCGTTCAACAGTCATGACTATAACAACAAACACTATTATTTCGATGAGTGGAGTAGCAAACCTAATTATAGGTGGTGGAATGATACCAATTGATCAAAATAAAATATCAATCATTTTTGGTTGTGTATCAATTGGTGTTGGAATTATTAATATGATTCAAGATAAGCTAAATTGGAATATATTGGCAAATAACTTTAAACAGTCTGCTGGAAGATGGAGTTGTATCACGAGAAAAATACAGGAGGTCTTAGCTATACCGAGATCGTGTCGAGGAGATTGTGGTGCATTTTTAAAACACATAAAGCAAGACATTAGTGACGCATCAGATACAAATTCAATGATACCGAAAGATATTCGAGATATGTGTAATAAAAATTTTGGGCATATCAAAGATTTTGATGTTCCAGATATTTGTGGTCAGCTAGAACACACGACGTGTTATACACATATCTCTATTAGAGAGTCATCGACACCTTTATTGAAATGACTTTTTTGATCATAAAAAACCTGACATTAAATAAATGAGTGATGATAATATTGTGATTCCTTATTGTATTTGGCATTATATTGAACCAGAAACAAATACATTTTTAGGATACATAAGTGGACCTCGTAAATATATAAAGGATGGTGTTATAGGTTTTGAATGTGACAAAGATGATAAACCAAATGAAAAATGGGTTTCTGGTGGAACTTTCTATGCAGTATCTCCCAATTTTCGCCCTGTACCAGTTGGTATGAAAATCTTTTGTGCAAAGAAAAATACCGCATTTCCTTACAACACACAGGATATGTATTTGATGTATGATCCTTACAATATCAAAGAAGAATGTGTATATTTTATAGCATATAATCAATATGTTCCGAATACTATACCTCTTTATTTTCACATGATGGGAGAAAATGTATTCCCTAGTTTTGATTCTAAACCTCCATCGTCATCGCCAAATTGGACTAAAACTCATATTTCACCTATTTATGTGATGACGAGTTCTCAACATAGTTTTAAGTGTATAAACGGAAGATGTATTCCATGGATTTCAGATATTCCATTATTGTACGATTTTGATCCACAAAAACAGCTTCATCCACTTCAAAATTGTGTAATCTTTTGCAACGATCTTGTATCATCTAAAAATGATGGCAAACCATTTAACATATTAGAAATAGCAGCTAAAGAGAAGGAAGAACTTTTATCTGTTAGTAAATCGATTGAGCACAATTATAATCCATACATAATCACCGCTATTATTTTGTTTATATGTATATCTGTAATTATATTTGCGATCGTGATATATAAACGAAATACACGTCGTGATCTCATAAGAAGAATTGAATAAAAATCTTTAAACTTAATATTTTTTTTGCTATACTTAAGTAAATATGGATATACCATTAGAAAATCTTAAAGTTGCAGATCTTCGTGAAATAGCGAGGAAGAGGAATCTAAGTAGATACTCTAAACTACGCAAGACAGAGTTAATATGTCTAATTAGAGAAAGTATTATTGCACAACAAATAGCAGGAACGACTGAACCAACCCCTCAAGTAATTAAAGCAATTGTGAATAACGACAAATGTTACGGAAAAGTATGTATTCCGTCTAAGATTTGCAATCCAAGTAGCGGAATATGTGTTAATAGAGATGGTGCTATTGGTAAGCTTCTTGTTAAGCCAGACTCTTTTACCCCATATGTTCCACCATTTACACTTCCTTACTCACCACCAGTTGGCAAGTGTGCCACAAAAGTATGCGTTTCAACCAAGATTTGCAATCCAGAAAGTGGTAGATGCGTTAATAGAGATGGTGATAAGGGTAAGAAGATTATTAATGACATTTTAAATGCTAAAATATGTGAACCAGACTGGTATATTTATACTATGGATGGATGTAACTATTGTAAAAAAGCGAAAGATCTTTTGTATAGCCTTGGTTTAAAGTACACTGAATCAGAAGTTAATAAAGTAGATAAAGAAGAGTTTTTTCGTGTAAAGGCTTCGGAGACAAAAGGATATAAATATTTTCCTGTTATTTATAACAAAGGTGTTTTTATTGGTGGATTCACCGAGTTACAAAAAATGCTAAGCAATCCAACTTCTTCTTCAGGTAGTTCAAGCTTTCATATGTTCAAACCTCCGTTAGTTCAAACAACTAAATTTAGGGGACAACCATGGGAAGATTTAGTTTCAATGCTTTATCTAATGAATAAGCATAAAAACGATTGTGTAGCTATTCCAGTTGATCTAATGACTAATTCTGGAAATTTGACAAAAAAAGCTTTAAGTGTTACGAGTTTTGATGATACTTCTTTATCATGGAGTACAACTAAGAAGAAGTTTAATATACCAAAAGGATTATGGGACGCGGTAAGAGCTTGTTTGAAAAGAAAAGCTCGATTTATTGTAATGCCTTTAGGTATTAATGCTCCAGGATCCAGTCATGCAAATTTTTTGATCTACAACTCGGAAACAAAATCTCTTGAGCGTTTTGAGCCACACGGGATGGTACCAGAAACTAGCGCATTAAATATACCAGAATTGGAGGAAGAACTTGGTAACCTTTTTAACAGAAATATATCTAGAGATATGGTTGATGAGGTTTTTGCTCCAGTATGTTTTTGTCCAGCAGTTAATGTCCAGACTATTCAGGTAGCGGAAAACCAAAAAAAATTTGGAGATGCGGAAGGATTTTGCGTAGCATGGGCTGCATGGTATGCAGATGTTCGTTTGTCTAACCCGAAAAAGTCTCGATCCGAAGTTATTTCTATTGCTATAGAAAAATTACGAAAAAATACGTATAGTTTTACTCAATTTATTCGTTCTTACGCTTCATTTCTAACAAGGGTAGGTGATCAATTAAAAACTGCTACGAATCCGGCTCGTGTGTTTACTACGTATCTTAAAAATTCTGCTTGAGAGAAATGGGTGTATTTGTCTTAGTAATTACCAGATTTTGTAATTAAATAATTACAAAATATTTTATAAAGCATTATTAATAAATAATGGCTACTTCTTTTCAAAGTGGACCTAGTGAACGTGAACTTAGGTTTACTCCTGTCTTACAACCTTATACTGTTCAAGATCTCTTATTCATTATAGATCTTTACGATCTTAAAGAAAAACAAACACCATTTGATACAACAAGACCGGGTTTGATACGATATATTATTAATCATATGTCAGACCGTGAAATTTTAGATATGAATCTAGTAAGTACTGATGGAGTTGATCCTAAAGATGTTAGTTTTGAAGAATTGCTTTCCAATAGAGAATTTCAAGAGTTTACTGACAAGATAAATCTTGAAGATTTTAAAGAATATTTGCACGAACCTCCGCCTGATTTTGAAGTGGTAAAACCAGAAGAGATAATTGATGAAACAGAATATAGAGGATATCCTTGGACAGCTTTGGCATGTATGTTGTATTTAAAACATAAATATAACTATGCTTGCATAGTATTACCTTCTGGAATACTTAGAAATTCAGATAAAAGGATATCAAAAAAAGGATATGATATTGGTGAATGGGAAAAAACAAGTTTGGTTTATGACATTAAAACACAAACTTTTATCGCAGATGAAAGTCTTTGGAAGCCTATTAAAAAGTGTTATGACGATACCACTAAAAGATTTATATTAATAATGTTAGCTTTTGATCCTGATAATATTCTAGCTGATCCAGATAAATCGTTACACATTAATATGTTAATTTACGACAAGAGTAACAAAAAATTAGAACGTTTCGAACCTTATGGTATTACGAATAAAGGCTATCACCCAGCAAATTTTGATGAACAACTTGTTGCTTACTTACATAAATATGTACATAATGATATGATTACTGAGTGTTACGCTCCTTTAAAGGTCTTTCCGTACGGTAAATATCTTTATCAATCTATACAAGCGAAAGAAAATCGAGATTTTGACTACTTTTGCGTAGTTTGGTCGACTTGGTATGCAGATTTGCGTATGAAATATCCAGATTTGACACGAGAACAGATATCTGTTGGTGCTCTGAAACAAATAAAGAACGTTACTTCTACATATACACAGTTTATCCAATCTTATGGAGACTTTTTGTATAAAATAGGTATTAAACTTGCTAAACGTAAGCACATGCCGTTAGAAACATTTTTTCAAAGAGAAGTATTTAAGAAGAAATCACCACGTAGAAAATCACGTAGTAGTAGAAAGTAAAAAATCACGTAGTAGTAGAAAGCATAAATGATATTATTATTCATTTTAGACTAATAATATTTTATTAATGTTAAAACATACTTAAAAACATTGAATAATCTAAGTAAAGATGGGAAAAAAGAGTAAAACTTCTAAAGCTTGTTCTGATACTAAGGCAAGTGCAGCTAATGATCTTTTCGACAATCCAATGGTTAGATCTGCTATGGCTGCATTATCAGAAGAAGATAAGCAGAAATATAAGACCATTGGAGACCATCTATATGGTCGTATCGATTTTGAAAATGGACAAAGCTTTGAGCCTCCAATCGCCGAAGCGGTGGCTTATATTCAAACATCTCTGCAGTCTGGAATGCATCCTTCTATGCTAGAAGAAAATGATCATGTATTACTGAAAGAACATTATGGTGAAGAATGGTACAAACAATGGGGGTATGTAAAAGAGGATCTAACAGACATTGTAACTCTTAATCCAATTTCAAAGGAATTTAGATATGGTCAAAACTGATTCGTTTATACCTTTTCTCATTTAAAACAACAAAATGTTAGATAATTTTGTCGGAACGGAACTCATTATCGAGAAAGTGTATAATACTTATTTTGCTTTATCAAAATAAGTTTCTGAATCAAAAAATACATATTAAAAGATTTCATCTCTAAATATAATTATGATTTCAGCTCTATCGCGTCCTAATTTGCAAATAAAAATTGCTTTTGGGTATAAAATGGGTGTTGGTAAGGACGAAGCATGTTCTTATCTGATTAAAAAGTATGGAGGTGATAAAATTTCATTTGCATCTCCTATACAGCGATATGCACAAAGAGTATGTGGGTTTGAAGAAGAGAAAGATCGTAAATTTCTACAATTTATAGGCACTGAGTGGGCTAGAAAGAAGGATTCTGATGTATGGCTAAAATTAGTTATTAAAAATACACATTTGGAAGGTAATTTTTTTCTATCAGATCTTCGTTTTCCTAATGAATTGTATGGTTTGAAGAAGGAAGGCTGGGTTTGTGTTAATATTGTTAGACAGATCGATTCTGAGAAGAGAACGGGTAGTTCATCTCATGAGAGCGAAACAGCTTTGGATAATATAAAGAGAGAAGAATGGGATTATCTATTGAAAAACGATGGAAGCCTAGAAGAATTTCACTCAAAATTAGACTATCTGTACTTTAAAATATGGCGTAACAAATATATTCAAGCCAAAACTCTTATGATTTGAAAAAGATGTTGCTTTTTAATTTAAATCTTTGGTTAAATTTAAATGACCGTGAGCAATAGCTGGAATCGTTATCATGAACAATTATTGAAAAAATGGGCCCAAATGTCTAAAACATATTCAATTATGCACTCTTTGTGTGCTCAATATTACGCCAACTGGCATAAGAGACTTGGAATACCTGTTGTTATTATTGGAGGGATTACTGCATCATCTATTTTTTCAAGCAATAAACAAAGTTCTGAAGCATGGACATATATTAACGGAGGTCTAGCTTTATTCGTTGCGGCATTAAGCGGTGTTAGTAGTTTTATTGGAACCGCTGAGAAAACGAATAAACATCAAAATGCGTCATTCAAGTATACAAAAATTTCAATGGATATAGATACGATGTTATCATTTGGTCGTCATGAGAGAACACAAACACCCCAGGAGTTTATTCAAGAAAAAAAGTCGGAAATGTTAGAAATTCGAGAAAATGTACCGGAAGTGCTCACGTGGGTTATGAATGATTATCTTAAAAAATTCGATAAGACTCTAACAGATACCAAATCTAAAGTAAATCACACTCAAGGAGGATATATTGAACCAAAAATGAAAATGGGGTACGATGACGATGGATCTGATCGAGGACAGTCATCTGTTGGCACAGGTAGTACACGTGTACAAGAGGAAGCTCAAACAGGTGAAATTTTGTCAGATTTTGCAGATAAAACATCTACAAAAATTCAGATTGCATGTGAAAAAATGAAAATCCCTAGTGAATCTGATTCTGAAAATGAGGAGGAAGAAGAGTCTGAAAAACATGTAATCGAGTGTTGAAAAAGAAAGTATTTTGTTATGTAATTTTTTTTATTACATAACGTATGTAATTCATCAACGAACTATCATACCGTCAAGTGTTGATTCTTGAAAAGCCGCAATTACAAATAGCATTGCAGCAACTGGAGTGAACGTATTAAAACCGTGGAACTCGTAATAAAAAGCTGAGAATACAACCATTATTATCTGCAAGTATCTGAGATGAGTCTTAGCTTTTATCTTATAGTTGCGCAAATCGGAGCGAGTAGTTTCTATCACTTTTGCATCGTTTTCACTCATCTCTCTCAGTTTTGCCTCGTTTTCGTGCAAATTGGTAAGAAGACCATGTAGGTTTTCTGAACGCGATTCTGCTTTACTCAAAGACTCATATAATTCATCTAAATTATTTTCCATACTGTTAATAGTGATTAGATGTTCTTCATTTTGTTCTCGTAGAGTATTATTCATTAAAATAATATATCTTTCAAGTGGAGAAGCGCTAGATAATACATCCGCGTCAATGTTCATTTTCTTTATAAATAAAAGGCTAATGATGATTATAATTTCATTTTCAAAAAAAAATAACTCCATAGCTTAAAGATAGTTTTCTATAGAGAAAATGATAGCATTTATAACTGGTTGTACTGGACAAGATGGATCTTATCTTTGTGAATTATTGCTAAAAAAGGGATATACAGTTCATGGACTTATCAGAAGATCTAGTAATATTAACACACAACGTTTGGACCATCTATATCAGGATCCACATGAGAAGGATACTAAACTTTTTCTTCATTACGGAGACATGAGCGATTCATGCTGTTTGGATAAATTGATCACTGAAATCCAACCAGATGAAGTATATAATCTAGCTGCTATGTCTCATGTGAGAGTATCATTTGATTCACCCGAATATACTGGTGATATTGATGCTCTAGGAACTTTACGCCTTCTAGAGGCGTGCAGAAATCAGAAAAAGATGATTAAATTTTATCAAGCAGGTACTTCAGAAATGTATGGAGGAGTATATGATGTACCCCAAAACGAATATACACCATTTTATCCACGTTCTCCTTACGCAGTTGCAAAGCTATATTCTCATTGGATAGTAAAAAATTATCGGGAAGCTTATAACATGTTTGCAGTTAACGGAGTCTTATTTAATCATACATCACCTAGAAGAGGTGAAACGTTCGTTGAACAAAAAATAGTGCAAGCAGCTGTTGCAATATCAAAAGGTAAACAAAAATGTCTTTATCTTGGAAATATTTACTCTTATAGAGATTTTGGACACGCTGAGGATTTCGTGAATGCCATGTGGTTAATGTTACAACAAGAAAATCCGGATGATTATGTAATAGCTTCTGGTGAAAAGCATTTGATTAAGGACATTGTAAATAAAGTCTTTAAAATGGTCGGAATGGAACTTGAGTGGTATGAAACGGGAGAAAAAGAATATGCTTCTGTAGATGATAATATTGTAGTTCGCATAGATCCAAAATATTATCGTCCAAGCGAAGTTAATTCTCTACATGGAGATTCGAGAAACGCAAGGGAAAAGTTGGGATGGGAACCAAAACATGATCTTGATAGTATTCTTACAGAAATGATCAACGAAGCAAACAAAAAAATATAACTATCGCTTAAAAACAAAAGATTAAAAAATTAAATGGATAACAAAAAAAAGTCACGAAATGATCTATTGATTAGTCTAAAATCTAAATTGCAAGATAAACAAATTGATAGAAATGGTAAGAAGCAAAAAGAACTCTTTCTCGAAAAGAATTTAGAGAAAATAGGAATAGATAAAAATAAGTTTAAAGCTGATCTTGAGGCAGTAAAAAAACAAGGAGGATTAGAAATCAATATGAAAAAGTGATATCTGTTTTAAAATTATTAATTTTAAAAGGCATTTTTATACTCACAACGGGCTTTCTATAAATATTTTAACATCATTCCATGGAATAACAGGGTTATCATGAGATCCTCTCGTTTGAATATGTAAAGAACTTATATTGATTAAGTTTTTTACACTTTCATATGGAATCTTCTCGTCTTCCGGACTATGAAGAAGAAGACTTTTTCCTTTAAATCCGTCCAAATAAGCATACGTTTCAAATTCTGGAAATAATGGTGCAACGAATGAACACATAGGATACCTACTTTTTAACAAAATTTTAATACTTGGAACAGGTGATTCAAGAATTAGTGTAGGAATAGCGCATCTCCTTGCCGCATAAGTAGCAACAGGACCACCAAGTGAAAAACCATATACTATTATTTGTTCAGGACGATACTTTTGACGAAGAACAGAAATCATAGCGGATGCATCGTCATATAATTGTTGTTCATTTGGAACTCCATTGCTCTTTCCATATCCCGAATAATCGAAAGCTAAAACGGAGTATCCCAAATTTCTAAGAATAGTTATTCTCTTCTCCTCATAAGAAATATTACCTGCATTACCATGACAAAATAATATAATTTTGTCAGATAATTTATTCTCGAGAAGCCATCCATGCAAATGACCGTGAGATATATTTTGGTAACTTTCTCTTGTCTGAATAAAATGAGAAGAAGGTCTGAAATACACAAATCTTTTAATTGTAATAGTGCATACAAATAATAAAGTTAAGATAATTAGAAATATTTTTCCAATAATATCTATCTGTTTTTTGTCCATCTTATTAATACAAAGTTATATTTACTTTAAGTAAAATACCAATTATCGGAAAAGAAAAAAATAGTCTAAAAACTTATTTCCTTATTCTAAAAGTGGATGAGATGTTTACAGTGTTTGAAATCGATTAGAGGAACTATATCTCAATACCAAAACATTAAAGTAAAGCCTGCACCAAAGATACATATCGTTGATTTTAAAAAAATCGAAGAGGAAAAGAATAAGAAAAATAGATTATCTCAAGTATTTGCATTTAAACCCGAATAGAAAGTTTTTTGTGACAGAAAAACCATATTTTTTAATATGGTTTTATACTCATACAAAATCTTGTTTATACTCATTTACGACGCTTTTGATGCAAGCGAATAACTGACATTTTGGTCCAAGCACGTCCTCTCTTTTTAAGACCTTCGGCGTTTAGCTCTTCCGCCATCTCACTAGACAAACGATACCCAGCCGTATTAATACGATCAATAATAGCCATCTCTTCCGGATCATCTACAACTACTTTTTTCAAAGTACCACCGTCTTCTCTCAAAATACGATGATACTTCTTTCCGTACGGAAGTGAACCTACTTTTTCATCACCCCTTTCGCGTTTCATTCGGTAAGACATCTTAATTCTTTCACCCAAGAGCGCCGCCTCTTTCTGCGCATCTAAAACAGCTTGTAAGAACGCAAGCGTGTTTTTAGAGTACGAGATATTCTCTTGGTGAGAATATAAAGTCACATTTCGATCGTTCAAGTTTTCCATCCACGACAAGTACTTTACTATGTTTCTTGAAAGGCGATCTACGCGCCAAACAAAAATTCCGTCTTCAGGCAAACAAGCCTCGCCTATTCGGCGAAGTGTGTTTGGAATATTCTTGTAAGCACTTTGAGAAATAGAATATACTCTGATGCGATCATACATCTTCTGTGCTTCTGCCGCTCTACGAAGTTCAGCCTCTTGTCCTTGTAGAGAAACATTAACTGATGTAGCCTGATCAGCAGTGCTAACTCTGCAAAACAAATAAGCTGTTCGAATCGACTTTCCTTTCAAGTACTTTGCGATCTCTAGCTCGCAATCGCAATCGCAATCGTCTACCCATTCACGGGTTCGCAATTTTTTCCAACCAACTTTAAACTGCCAAATTCCTTCTGGAGAAATACGGTGATCGTATACACCGCTCACTTCCATCTCCATCTCGGCAACTTCTTCTTCTTCTTCTTCATTTGTAGAAGATTCGGCTTCGGGTTGGTTTGACGTTAACTTGAGTTTTTCCATATATGCCTGCATTTGAGAAAATATATCTTCCGGAACCTTCATAATAACTTCCTTTGACAGACGAGGCATGATCTAACTTTTTTAACATTTTTTGTTAAAAAAAATCAATTTTTTATTTTTTTGGAATATAGATTAATTATGCGATAATAAGTTTAATCCCACTTCTGCTTATCATCCTTAGACAAAGCCTTCCACTCATCACTTAGCTTCTTGGTAATATCAGCAGGCTTGTCACCACTATGCTTAGCCTTCAACTCCGGTCGCCTAGACTCGCAATACTTTTGGTAACCATTCAGCTTCTTAGCCGAAGGAGCCTCCTTAACCGGAGCACTCTTAACAACCTTCTTAACCGGAACATCATCCTCTACCACATCATCATCATCCTCCACAACATCCTCCTTCTTCTTTCCCTTCTTAGGTGCTACCTCCTTCTTAGGAGCGGCTTCCTTCTTAGGAGCGGCTTCCTTCTTAGGAGCGGCCTTTGCATTCTTAGGCTTAACCTCGTCGACATTATCTGACTTCTCAGTCTCATATCGCGCCTTATCCTGCGATGCTCGTCCCTCATACTTTGCAAGCTCCGCAGCTCGAGAAGGATCTGCCTTGAGCTCATTCCAAAGACGACCAAGTTCAGAAGTAATTTCTGTAGACTTGAAATTCGGATTAGACGCCTTCAATTGATCGCGACGTTCCTCGCAGAAATAAAGGTACCCGCTCTTAGCACGCTTAGGACCCTTCTTTGCGGACTTTCGCTTTCCACGACGACGCGGTGTCTTGTCATCCGAATCGTCCACATCAGGCGGAGTGTACTCAGCCTTCTCTCCCTGATAGCGAGCCTTGTCATCCGCAGCTGCCTTCTCGTATGTTGCAAGAATCTTCTTATCGGCCGGCTTCTTGCTTTCCTTCAACGCATTCCATCGCAGACCCAACTCCTTTGTAACATCAGTAGCCTTTGATTGCTCTCCAAGAGCAGCCTTAACTGCATCGCGATTATCCGAACAGAAAAATAGATATCCAGACTTTCCACGCTTGGGAGCATTGGGATCCTTATTCTTACGTCCTTGACTACCAGCCGCGGCGGCAAAGATAGACTTAACCTTCTTTTGGACATCAGAAGCCATCCACAATTCATTCACATTATTGCTCTCACTTGTATCTTTCAAAAAAGAAAGAACAAAATTGTTGATCTTGTTTACGTTAGCTGCCATTTGCTTGTATTTTTTTTATAAGAAGTCTCTTTTTTAGATTTGTATTTCTTTTTCAGATAAACTCCCGTTTAATTTTTATCCTCATTCTCACGCTCTCTCTTAACCAATAGAGAGACTGTTCAAACCGGTTATGTTAAGATTAACCAGAATATTGATCTTTAAACAAACGGGTTCTGAAGAGGGAGGAAAAACCTGATTTAACACTCTTAAATAAAAAACTTGTTTACAATTTGACTTTTAAATTATAATTTTTAAAATAAAAATTATATATAAATGATTCCTTTAGGTATTGTATTACTAATTGCTTTAGTAGCAGGGCTAATTACTGGTATAGCGTTTGCAGTTCGTGCAGCTAACGCTAGTAATAGTGTCGGAAACCAAGAAGAAAATGTCGAAGGCAAATGTATACCAAACTGTGATGGAAAATGCGGTGCTGTTGACGACGGTTGTGGTGGTAAATGTTTGGGCTGTCCTAGCGGACAAGATTGTGTAGGAACTACATGTGGTGTAAGACCAGAATGTGTACCAAAATGCGAAGGTAAATGCGGAGGACCTGATGGTTGTAACAAGGGTGGAACTTGTACAAATTCTTGTCCTGAAGGTCAATTATGCAAATCAAATCAATGTGTTAAGAAACCAGGAGATCCAAGTGTTTGCAAAAGCAATGCGGATTGTGCCGAGTTTCCTAACCTACCTTTATGCGATATCTGGACAAATAAAGGATGCTTCTCAACTAAATGCGAATCGAATGAAGATTGCCCAGATCCATCTAAAAAGTTTTGTGATACAATTAATAAAGCATGTATCGCGTCCAAAGCTCTTGCGCTATTAGGTCCTGAAGGAAAATGGGTTGAAGGTACTGGTCCTTGGGAAGGTCAATATATTCCTACTTGTAGCTCCGGTTCTGTTAAACGATCAAATTCTGGCTGGTGTAAAGAATCGGATTCAAGTAAATGTCCGGAAGGGTGGGAACTAAGGATTGTAAAAGGAAATCCAGATGGTAATGGAGGACGAGGTAAACAAGTTACAAGTACAGTGTGTGTTCCAACAAAAAAGGCTCCACCTAATTGGACTTTTGACAGTTCCCTCAATATGTTTGTACCACCTTGTAAAACGAAGAAGGAATTCCGTGAAGAAGGATATTGTGTATGGAATAAAAGCGATGACTGTCTGGATGGTTACTCAAAGTTTACCAATAAAAGTGGGATGGATACATGGAATAGTCTTGGAAATTATATTGATTATTGTGGACCTTCCGTTAAAGACTAAAATAATATTACCCAAAATATTATTTTTTATTAGATAAAAGTAAAATTGATTTTTTGTTATATCTCTTTCTAAAATGTTTCAGAAAACATGGCAAACACCGCATCTTCGATCTTTAAGAATATGCTGTCAATTATCACCGCTATTCCGTCTAAGGAGCAACGAAAACAAATATATAAACAAAGTATTAAAGCAAAAGAACAAAGTCTTGCATATTCGGGCCCGGAAGATCCAAAAGATCTTCTCTCAAAGATTGACTGTGCGAATCCTAGGTTCACAGACACTATCTTTGCAACTCGGTTGGACTTGGCTGCATACAAAGATGAAAAGTATGCTGTCTTTATTACTCGGGATCCTACTTTTGTCGGAGGATCAATGGGAGTCAATTGTGTTCCTGTAAAGCCCGTTTCTATCAATCTCTTTGACACTGATGAAGAAACAACTGAATCGAGACTTCGTGATTTTTTGGAATGGCGCAATGCAAACGAATTGAATATTCTCAGGACATATGTACATAGTCTCGAACAATTTATTAAAGTCCCGGAAAAAAGGGTAGTGCTTGAAAAAGCCCTTCTCATGACACGTCCGGAATATCTAGAAGTAGAGATGAAAGATTATATTAATACGGTATCTATGTTCAAATCTATCCTAGAAAAAGCTGAGAAAAAGGGAGATCTTTCCGACTCCAATCTTCAATTAGGGTCTGCTTGTCAAACGTGGTTTAAGAAAGGTGTTGTCGGGAAGCCAAGCTTTAGCGTTCCGAGCCCGCACTTTCAAACCTTTTTCTACCCAAAAACGTTTATCCCTTCTTCTGAAGATTCAGATATAGATGATTCATACAATAGTCTACTCAGAATCCTATCATACGATATGACGACAAAGGTAGTTGACGGGGCACTTGAGTATGATGCGTCGTTTATTGATCTAGACGGCATGTTCAAGAAGATGAATCAAAAGAATATGTTCTTTCTGAATTCAGCTCCGTGTTTTGACACTCTTCCATTAATCAATGATGCCTACCTATCGATTGATAATGGCAAATTGTTTGTTGTATTCTCCTCAAATCTATCAGAGTATATAAGTGCACTCTCTGCAATAGAACCAGAAGAAGATTATGTTCATCTATTACCTTCCAATTTTAGGGCACCTATTAATATTAGAACTAGTCTAAACGGACTTAGATGCAATTTTGAAAATAAGTCGCAAATACAAGAAAATATTTCATCTGCTCTTGCTGCTATTCTGTCTTGGTGCAAACGAGAAAATATAGATGTGTTTTTTGCAAGCGCTCCGAGAGAATCAAGACCTTTATTTATCAGGTCACCCGAATCTAGTATGAAGAGAATGAATACAAAATACTTTGATAAAGAACTCACAATTAAAGTTCTTGAGGAACTTGTTGCACCCGCTCTTTCCGTTAGAATGCGCGTACAACCTTCACAGGAACTTGTAATCGAAGCGCTTGACGAATATACAGAACATAAAGCTAGTTTCCTAGCAGATGTTGTAACAGTCGCTGTTGCTTGTGAACTCATCGATGATCCAAATTGTTGGTTGACGTATGATCTAGTAGACGAGCCTGTTGTAAAATATGTTGATGCAAATTCTGATAAAGTACCCAAACCGAGTTATGTTTCTGCTAATTTCGTTAGAGGTCCTGGAAAGTTTAGGGACATTAGTGATGAAGGTAAACGCCGAGCAGGAGAAGCTGTGAAGAAGGCACTAGAACGAAAAGAGCCGGTTTGGGATTTGTGCTATGTTATGCATGATGAATTTTTGAACGATATCGATGATCCAGCGGCAAACGATCTATGTCGTAGAGTTACTAAAAACGGCGGATTATGTCTATTTAAGAATCACAAACGATAGATAAATTGTTTTGAAGAATATATTTTTTTCGATATATAAAAATATCGAAAAATCTCTACTGTTTGTTCTTTTGTTTCGTATTTTTCGAATGAGTTGGCGGTGTATAGACCGTGTAGAGATGCAAATCATCATCTCCGATGGCAATTATATTATGATAAGCGTTTGGTGGTATAACAACCGCATCTCCATCTTTCAAATAATACTGATTATCACCAATGATAGCTTTTGCTTTACCAGATTCTATTCTGATGAACTGACTTGACTTTGCATGACGCTCCATACCAATCTCCTCGTGCGGTTTAAGCCTCATAACAACCAGTTGCATATTTTTAGTAGTATGTAATACTTTACGATAAAACGTATTTTTAACAGTAATATTTTCGATATTACCTCTGTATTCCATTTATAAATTATATGGAAAAAATAAATCCAGAATATTTATTATTGTAGATTTGTTGCAACTTTAATGGAAAGTTGTTTTGATGGTGTATGGTAGCGATTTTCCAAGACCAAATACTAATGATGTAATCTACATTACAAAGCATAGTCACTCGGTTCATCGTGTTGGTTAAAATATGAATTTTATTACAAAATTATTGTAATAAAATGATCAATTTTTATTCCTTTTTCGTTTAAAAATGACTCTTTGCGACTCATTAAGAGCGCTATCAATCTGAAAGTCCATGGACTTTCTTACTAAACGATGATTTTTCTTACACAATAATGAAAAAATGCTTTGATCATGACGATTTTCAGCAACTTTTTCATCTTTATGATTTAAACTTTTAGAATCATCGATATATCGATGTCCTTTTTCTTGTGCGATCGTGTGCCATTCTTTAACAAATTCTATGACTTCTTTACACTTTCGTAAGATGATAGTTGAGGCTGTAAATTGATATGAAGATGAATTTAAAGAGATTTTTCTTTCTTCTGTTGTTGTGTTATAAAATACTCTATCAATAAGATCACCCTTTGACCAAATTTTCTCCTTGTATAACAATGGAAAAGCCAAGATAGGGGTATCTCCTGCTACACCATTTACATATTCCATCATTTTACTTGTCATAAAAGGTTGAACAGTACATCCAGAATCAGTATATACGAGCACATCACCGTTTTCGCAATTCTCGCATAAAGCTTTGAGAATAATATATGGTTTCCATGTCCAATAGCCATAACCAGGACTAGCTTTTGTTACAAATTTGGTATCAAAATAGAGTTTTCCAACTTCCTCATGACTCCAACTATTCGTCAAATCAAACGGAGAGTAAGCAATTACATGATCAAAATAATCTGATTTTTCTGCCTCTTTCTCAATCCTTTTTGACGTGTATTTTTTACCATCTGCAAACGTACACATTATAATTTTATTTAACACACAGCGTTTGAGAGGCATCATATCTTGTAAAGGTTGAGGTGCTTTATTATAGACATCCATGAATATTTTACCTTTACCGAGTAAGAAGGAATATTCGTTATAAATCGAAGGTGCTTCAACCAATGGTGGTTCAGAAACAATTTGTTGGAATAATTTAGGGTCATCATTGATCTCTATCATTTTCTCAAATACTTCTTCGTCACTAGAAAAGTCATTTACGTTTATGAACCTCTTTGGATTAATGTATCTAGAAACATCTGGGGCACCACAGTAAACCGGAATACAACCAGCAAAGATAGGATTAATGAGTTTTTCAGATACATAACCTTCAATTGCTTTGTTCTCAAAGGCGATTACAAATTTATAATCTTGAAACTTATTGCTGTTTTGTACATGGGCACCATGCTCATAATCAAGCCAATCTTGATTGTAACATTTTCCAAGATTAGATAGATTGTTTCCAAATTTATTCTTTAGCTTTTCGTAAAATTCTCGTCGCCTTTTAACACCTGAGAATTTTTCATCACAATTGCTGTATGCAAAAACAGCAAACTTACGCGATTCATAATTGTTGTAACTAATGTTAAAATTATTAATATCAAGATTAGCTTCTACAACGTGAAAAATATAATATGGTAAGAAAATACTATTTTCTATATTCCTTTTTGTAGAAATTATAATGTCATAATCTTCTGGATTTGCAATGTCGGTTGGTTCTCCATCAATCATTATATGCATTTCTGCGCTTTTGTTATATATATTATCCAAATCTAGGTTATGATAATTAGTCAATATTTGTAATGTTAGATGATTTGGGAATGTGATAACAGGCCATGTATATGTATCTGCTCCGGATACACTCAAATTCTTATCAGTGAATAACTGATAACTCCATATTTTTGTATATGGATCAAAATTTTCAATTTTCAAATAATTCTTGATAAATATCAATAATGATATTACAGCTGCTATAAATATCATAAAAATGCATATATTACGTGCAATACATTTTGTTCTCTTAGAAATAACCATTTTGTTAAAGATCAAACACCTTTTGTATTTTAGGATTTTTTCTTTTTTTTTAATGAAACTTTGTATAAGCAAGTATGTTCTGATTTCATATAAATTTTATTAAAATTTATATTTATAAATATTAAATGTCAACTGGAAATAAGTACATAACAGGTCTTCCATATGATGTTGAAGAATCAGAAAGAGAAGCTCTTCAAAGTATTATTTATCGTTTGGTTACCATTACAGAACGTGATAGTACCACTGAAATTTTAGATACAATTGAAGATAAAAAATTGCTTGAACCTTTGTATATACTTATAGACAAATATAGGAAAGAAGTTCCTGGTCATAACGCAGTTATGGTCAATGGCGTTCGTGAATATAGACTTCTACGTATGCTTCATCAATTGTTTGATGATCATACCACTAAATTTTTAGATAAAATTCAAGATAAAGAATTACTTGATGATTTTTATATACTTATAGACAAATATAGTAAAGAAGCTCCTGATCGTGACCCAGTTATGTTCAATCGCGTTCGCGAACACAGACTTCTACATATGCTTGAACAATTGTTTGACGATCATGACACTAAATTTTTAGATAAAATTCAAGATAAAGAATTACTTGATGATTTTTATAAACGTGTAAATGCATATAGTTCAAGCATGTTTGAATATAATACAGAAGATAAAGTCGAGCTCGTTGATAATTACAAAAAAGTACGCGATATGGTTGATATATTGTTACAAACGCATTCAACTGGCATTTTAGCTACAATTACAGATAAAAAAATGCTTGATGATTTATATAGATATATAGAAAATTATAGGAAAGAAGTTCCTGGTCATGATGTATTTATGGTCAATCTCGTTCGCAAACACAGATTTCAACATATTATTGATCAACTAGTCCAAACATATGATACTAAATTTTTAGATAAAATTGAAGATAAAGAATTACTTGTTCATTTGTATCAATATGTATCGAGTGGTGGTACTGGTCAGAGAACGGTTTTGAGTAAGCTCCTTTATAATTACATGACCCCAACTATACATATGCCTACACCAAAATTCATAGGCGGTCCGTGTACAATCACATGTCATTTTAACGAAGAACGTAATATGATGATATATATTTTTGGAGAAACTCATACAGACGAGAATAATTGTGCTATATTTGGTGCACAACCTGCTGAAACAATGCTAATTGACGAATTTATGAAGCTTGTAGCTAAAAATACGCCTGGTTATTGTGATGCATTCCTTGAAATAAATGCTACAAAAAAACAAACAAGACACTATACTAATGATATTTGGTTAACAAAACAAGGATATAGTTTAGAAAAACTGTTTCAGACTTTTAAGCATTGTATACAAGGAAAAGAGCAAGGAGAAGAGTCTTTGTGTAAATTACTTCGAGTACATTATTTTGACATACGATTTATCGATCTACCTAGCGTATCGGTATTAGATCACGATAGGCTAATGTCTTTTATAGATAGAATTTATAATATTAATATTATTGTCTATACACAATGTAGCATTTTTTATGATCAGTATAAAGAAAAATGGATTGAAACTAATGAACGGTTTACAGAATTAAAAGAAAAAATAGGCATTGATACACAAGAATATACGGAATTTAAATCTAGTGTGAACACAGCTTATGAAGAAATAAAAAAAAAATATAACCAAGATGTATCTTCTAATAATACTTTCTATTTTCATAGAATTAAACAGATCATATCAGAAAATAAAAAATTGTATGATTATTTAATTGAAAGCATTAATGCAAAAAGCGACGAAGACATTGCAAATTTTTGGTATAATCTAATTTTTAATCAGCGTGCAACAGACGAAATCAACAAAATTCCTGAACAATGGATAAAAGATAAACTTTATGAACATACAACAGAACATATACAAGTAATAATATCAAAAAATAAAGATACTTGGAAAAAATTTATAGATATATCGAATGGTCAGTTGACAGTTACAAATGATGAATATTTAAACGAATGTCTATTATTTTTCGACAGCTTTGTCGATTTGGAATGCAGTAAAGCCGATGTATATTGCATCGCTCGCATGTTCAAAGGCTTTAATATTGAAGATAAAACAAAGACTGCTTATCCTGGGGCTGATTATCTTGATCAACCTAGAAGAGCACATAATATAATCATATATGCAGGAGAAAGACATTCCGAAAATATTCGGAATTTTCTAAAGAAATTAGAATTTGACGAGATAGATTCTGCAGGTGGTTGGCTTGATAAGACTCATACTGGAGCGACAGTTGAGAACACATGTATAGATGTTAGAAAATTTCACATGCCTTTCTTTACAATGAAAGCTATTGATGATTACAAGATGAAGAAACAAAACAAACAGAGTGAAATCACGTATCGAACTAGACTTAAGACGATTGCGGATGAATTAAATAAAGATAAACAGAAACTAGATGAAGAAGATAAACAAATACTGTCTCTCTCATATGAAGAAAAAGGTTTTGAGGTATATCAAAGGAGAGAAATATTAATAATCGAATGGAGAAGATTAATGTATAAATTTGAAGAGATAATATCAGAAATGGAAGCTAAGAAAAAAGATAGTCCATCACAAGAACTCCTAGAATTCATAAAAGAATTGCAAAATGAGTTAGCCAAAATTAGAACAAATATGAAGAGATATTTAAGCGTAATGGTTCAAGTTCGATCAAAAGACATTCATGATCCTTACGGCCTTCCTGTTACGATACCAACAATCTCTATGGATTGAAATTCTTACGAACACAATATAGTTTTATTATAACATATAATAAAAGAGTGAAGTTAACGCCTATCATAACGCGTAGGACCAAATGAACCAAAAGTAAGAGAACTATCATCATCATCCGTTTGAGGTGTATCCGTTAATAAGGGGGCAGGTGGTGGTCGTGGTCTATTACGAGGTACAGGGATTTGTCTTCTATATATTTGAGGTTCGGTTGTATAACATTCTCTCGGATTCATTGATGACACAGCTTTAATACGTGCATCATCTGGATCATATGGTAGTGTTGGTAGTTTTTTGTAATCGGTATATTGATTCATAGAATACTCAGCTCCCTGTCTCATTGGTCGTTCTGGTGTACAAGGAAAAGTACCGACCAGTATGTCAATGTTTTCTTCATCTACTGGAACTCTAACAATCAGTTGCATAGGTGGTGGTATTTCCCAATAAGACTTTTTACTTATCGTATTATAGTAAAATATACGACCAGGCTGGCCAAGACCAGGAGATTCGTCTTGATAGACTTCCCAACATTTTGGGACAGGTATATCTATTGTATATCTTTCTGCCTCTATACCGTCAGGTGAAACGGAAAAAACTTTTGGTGGCATATTTATTATATTTAATATATTTTAATTTACTTATAAATTTACAAATGGTATACAATTTATAAATAAAGTAATATTCTACCATTTGAAAAGAAATTGAATTTTCTTTTCAACTTTGTTTCTTTAGAAACAGAAATCATGAACGCTCTTTTGCAAGAAATCGAAGTAAGCATTCGTTCGTCTGTTCACAACTATATAAAGATTGTATCCGATAAGTATAATATCGATGTTGACGAGTTGGTAGAGTTGTGGGAGAAGTCTGAAAATAATTTTAAATCTCGACCTAAACAAGTTCTTTCTAAACCAAAGACGTCGCCTGGTTCTTCGCGTATCGATTCCGATATTATGTTGGAAACATTTAGTGAAGAAGAAAATATTGAATCTTTACCCAAAGTTATTTCGAAAGCCGCTCCCGACGGGTGCCCATACATTTATACAAAGGGTGAAAAGGAAGGGCAAACGTGTGGTATCAAAGCAAAGGGTGGTGTTATCTACTGTACTCGTCACAAAAAGTACGAGGGTCAGGAACCAAAGCAAAAGAAGATAATTCCTTCTGCAAAGAAATCGATTGCTGGTAATACACAAACGAAGGTTACACCTCCTCAAGCGAAAGAAGTAAATACTGTTCTTCGAAAGAATAAGGCTATCGACAAGCTTTGGCATTCACCAACAGGTATGGTATTCAAGTCTGCAAAAGAGCGAGTTGTTATCGGTAAGTGTGTTAATGACAAGATCCTTCCTCTAGAAAAGGAAGATATCAATATCTGCATGTCACATAGCTTTGCATATGATGTTTCGTGGGAGGAAGAAGAAGAGGAAGAGGCTATTCCAGTTGTGACAAAGCAACAACCTATCGAGAACAAGAAAGTGCAAGTAAAGGAGACTCCTAAGAAATCGATTTCAGAAGCAATTACAGAAGCGAATATTAAAGCATCTGATATTGATTTAATCTTATGCGAGCTTCAGATCGGAAAGGCATTAGATGATGATGAACCGGAAGAAGATCTTGTTGATGAAGACCTTGAGGAAGAAGATGAATAAAGTATAATGATGAATTGTTTTATAACCAAATAAAAATGGTTATAAAATTCTTAATGAGCATTAGATCTAAAAAGTATTTCTGGAGTTAAAATAAATGGAAGAGCTTGAACAAAAGATAAATAGGTTACAAGATGAAGTACGTGAATTAACCACAAACACGACAGAAACAAGTAAGGTTGTAAAAAAGAAAGATAATCATTTTGATATACTTAATTTGCCTATAGTTAGTTATGTTGTACTACCGTTCGTAATTATGGTTCTTCTCTTTGCTTTCAAACCATATTTCATCTTTGAGGATGTTATTGATAGCACAAATGTATTTGTAAAAAAGATCAGTTATAAGAAATTGATTGTTGCAACTATTGTTTGTTCGGCATTGTTAAAAACTATATCAATCGTTGGTGTTCTTGTTTATAAAAATCGTATTGTAAAGTAAACAACCCTTTTTTAACTATTTGCTCGCGAAAGATAAAAGTGCTTTAGCAACCAATATATAAAAGCGGCAACCAAAGCCTTAGAAAGTAATAAAAAATATGGAGACGTTTGAGAGATCGGTATCACCTTGTGTATAAATGGGTCAATTTGAGGCAAACACGCCAATACAACTAGTGCCGCTACTAACACCGAATCCTTTGCTTCTTCAAATATCATATCCATCGCTCCGCGATGCTTTTTAAACAGAGTGTCGATTATATGTACTTCATTTGGAAGTGGAGGATTTTTATCTACAGGAAGACGATTGATCGGATCTCCACCGACCAAAGGTTGTGAGTATTGTATGGTACTCGTCATTTTAGTGAGCATTTAATATGGTTTTAAGCCAATAAAAAATAGAAGTAAATGCCTTTATCGTTTAATAAACTGGAAAAATTGCTGTCCGGAAGGGGTCTATTACCCAAAAAGTATTTTACCATTCATGATCTTATTGTTTATGTTGAAGTACTTAGTGTCTCTAATGCAGAATCTTTCATGTTATACATTCCAAGTAAGTATGAAATAGAGATAAATGGAGGAGATGACGTGTATAAAATCAAATATGTAGATGTAACAGAAGATGGTCATATACCTGAAGACTACGCTGGAGAACCAGACGCTGTTGATTTAGCCAAAAATTATGATGGGGATGATATAGATCTTAGTCCGGGTGAAAGTCATGCGGATATGCAAGGTCACCTAGAAGAAAAATATAAACATCCTGTCTCATTGAAATCTGGAGAAACGAAAGATATTGTTCGTTTAAGAGAAGTTTTTCGTCAACTTAGACGATTAAAATTTTGCACACAAAGTCTTAAGTATAAACTTGCAATTGTTTTTACTAGTTACCTTTGTTGCATTCGTAGAGATGACACTTACGAATGCTTTTCAATACAGGGAATTCCTTTAGGAGAAGATAGACGATTAATGGTAACGATAGATCTAGAAACTCTATATGAAAAGATAGATACTGTTTCTGCAGATATTAAGACTGTGAGAGATGGTGTTTGTAGAGTTCTTGATAAGAATCAAAATAAGCATATTCGGAATATACAAAGAATGTTAAATCAAAAGAATAAATTATTACTTTTTTCAGAAATCGTGAAAGAAAAGAAAGCAAAATACTCTAAGGCAATAGAACGTCTTGAAAAGCTTCTTGCTGATTTAGCGATAGCAGAAAAGAAAAACATGGAGAGATTAATTGATGCAGAAGAAAAATTTTCAGGGGATTCCAGTTACAAAGGATTAAATATTGATATTGAAAGAGCTGATCAAATATCCAAATTTGAGGCAGAACTCTCTCGTATCAATTCTATAAAGCAAGATCTCATTCGCAATATTCTAATGACTAGATCAAAACGTGAGAACCTCTCTTTGAGCGTTGATAATATTGTATTTGATAACATCATAATGATCGATGCGGTACTTAAAAACTTTGTAAAATTATCAAAGATATAACACTCTCTAAAAATATTCTGTATATATTATAAAATGCATATTAAACATAAGAAGTTAAAAAAAGTAACACCAAGGAAGACTGATGTATTTCCTTTGTGGGCGCTTTTTGTTTCACTTGGTTGTATTGGCGCTGTCGGTTTCTTTTTTAATAGAAGTTTGACTAATACAAAGAAGATTCAAACGCAAGCTTTTGGATTCAATTTTTATTAACACCATTTATTTTTGGTTTTGTTTTTATAATCTTGTTATAGCATAAAATGGCTACTAATGATATAGTGGTAAAAAAAGATGTTGTAGAAGAAAAAAAACCAGTTCTGAATAAACTTAATCTCGCAGGAATAATTATATTTTATGTAATTATTATTTTTGTTTCAACTTATGCTGGATATATTCAGGGAAAAGAAAACGATATGATAGCTCTCGGCGTATCAGCCGGATTCTGTTTGTCAAGCATACTATGCATTCTTCTTTGGGTGAGAGCAGGTAGAAAGGCTGCGGGTGTTTGTTGGTAATTACTTTTATATTACGCATTCGTAATATAAAAATGCAAATGGTGCATTACATCGCACCGCACGGCATCCTGACGTACTTAGTATTGCAGGATCCATCCTTAGATCCGTATGCTTTATCAATGGTAGCGTAACCACTACATCCACCGTTCAGATCATGAACAAGCGAATTGTAACCGGGAAGAGTGTAATCCGGAACAACATAAGTACCCGCTACCTGTCCATATGGAAGATCGGGAATTTGCGGCCTGAAACCGCGCAACGTTTGACCATAATTAGACAACCTGTTATAGGTGCACGAAGAGCTTCCGACTGTCGAACCATTGTTTTCGTATTGAGAAGACATTTATTAATTGAACAAGATTTTTATTTTTTCAACATTTCTGCTTCTTTACGAGCAATGCGATCAACATACTCATTAAGAGGATTTCCATTATGTGCTTTTACCCAAACCCAATGTAATTTTCTACCTCGCAAAGCACGTTCGTATTCATTCCATAAATCTTTATTCGCCTTTCTTCCGTAAATACCGGTCGCGCACTTCATCGTTAACTCGCTATCGGTATGTATTATGTATTCTTTTCCTTGAGCAAAATCAAGAGCTTCGATTACAGCCATTAACTCCATTCTATTATTAGTTGTACTAGAATCTCCACCTGATAAAGTCCATTGTTCACCATTTTCCAAAAGAGTAAACGCCCATCCACCAGGACCGCCTGGATTTTTTAAACAAGAACCATCCGTAAAAATTGTTGGTAATCCTTCCATTTTTAATTTTAAAACAGAATGTTTTATCAAAAAATCAAAAATGAATTTTTGTAACAACAACCCTTTGTTTTTTTTAAAATGATGTCAGAAGAGCACACTTGGAATATTCTTGAAGATCACTTTAAGAGAAAAGGATTCGTACATCACCAAACAGAGTCGTATGATCAATTTATAAACGTCGGAATTCACAAAATAATAACAGAAGAACCAGAAATATGTATCACTACAACAAAAGGAGGTAAATGTACAGGATCTTATTCTTGTTATAAAGTTTCTTTTAGCAATGTATATGTTCCAAATCCAACCGTCACAGAAGACACGAGAGTTCTTAGAAGCTTTTACCCATCTGAAGCGCGACAAAGGGATTTGACTTATGATTCACCAATATATGCGACGGTAACAGAAATGCTGGAGATCGAAGGAAAGGAACCAGAGATAACAGAACACGTCAGAGTTGTACTTGGACGCATTCCAATTATGTTGAGAAGCAGCAAGTGTTATCTTAGTCATATGACACCGGATGAAAGAATAGCCGCTGGAGAATGCGAACACGATCAAGGTGGTTATTTTATAGTCAAAGGAAAAGAAAGAGTGTTAATATCACAACTACGCGGAGTTTATAACATTCCTCTCGTTATAGAACAGAGACCTGGAGATAAGTATAGTTTTTGTTGTGATATGCGTAGCATGTCTGAGGAGACTGGTCACTCTGTATTAGTATCTGCAATGATCGGTACGGATGACAGAACTTTATGTTTTTCATTACCGTATATTAAGGATCCGATTCCAATGGGAGTTGTTTTCAAGGCAATGGAATATACTTCGGACCAGTTTGCCGATCTAATCGGAACTCCAAAAGGTGCACAGAAGTATATTCGGCTAATATCAAATGATTCTTTTTTTGTAGATGAACAGGGTGATGGTTTTGATCTATTTACATCCACAACATCACCTTTGTTACCAAAAATCTTAAAGGTTGACGAAACAACAGCTGAGGGTAAGAAAAAAATCCAATCTCATTTGAAAGAGATGTGGAAGACCGAAAATCACGCAAAATGGAAGACAATGTCTACTAGAAATAATGCATTGCGATTTATCGGTCAACGTACTAATCACCCTATAAAAGAAGCAGAGAGAAGAGATTATGCGGAACAAGTTGTAGATTGCGAAATTTTCCCTCATATGGGTGTCACATCTTCGACACGAGATAAGGCTTATTTATTAGGACATATGGTTAACAAATTACTATCAACTTCTATGGGTCTTCGTAAAGCCGATGATAGAGACAATTATGTTAATAAGCGTGTCGAATCACCTGGAGTTTTATGCCATGAGCTTTTTCGACAGCTTTTCAAAAAGTATGTAGGTACTATAGTTGCAACTATCGAGAAAAAGAAACAACTTCCAGATGTTATGAGCATTATTCCACGTCTTACAGACATCACAAAGGGTTTTAACCATTGCTTTGGAACTGGAAATTGGGGAGTTCCTAAAAATAGCTATGTTAGGGCTGGTGTTGCTCAGATTCTATCTAGATTGTCTTACGGAGCAACTCTCTCTAACTTACGACGTGTTTCTATTCCGGTTGGAAAAGAGTCCAAGAATGCGGCAATTAGACAAATTAATCCATCGCAAATTATGTACATATGTCCTGTCGAGACACCTGAAGGTGCACCGGTTGGAATAGTATTGAATTTATCTCTTCTTACACGTATTTCAGATAGGACACCATCTGTATTGGTTAAAGAAGTAATAGAATTGTGCGAATACATGTCTCCGATTCAGGAATGTGAAAAAGTTCGCTCAAAGGTATTTCTAAATGGAATACTTCTGGGTGGAACCGAAACACCGAATGATTTAGTACAAGAAATAAAGGATTTGCGTCGCGTCAAGATGCTTCCATGGGATGTATCAATCTCTTATGAAAAAGTAGATAACGAGGTACACATTTGTGCTGATGAAGGTAGACTTCTAAGACCTGTATTTAAAGTTGATGGTGAAAAGATTTTGGCACAAGAAAAGGATGGTGTGAGCTGGGACGAACTTGTTGAAAAAGGTTTTATTGAGTATATTGATAATATGGAAGCGAATGGTTCTGTAATCGCATTTCATCAGAAAGAACTTGTCAAGTGCAAGAGTGATTACTGTGAAATCTCTTCAGCAATGATGCTTGGTGTTATGGCATCAATCATCCCCTTCCCAGATCATTCACAGTCACCAAGAAATTGTTATCAATGTTTAGACCCAGAAACGTTAGTTGTAATGGCTGACAATACCAAAAAAGCTATAAAAGACATTCAAATTGGTGATTCTGTTGTATCAGTAGACCCTGTCACTTGTGTACAAAGTATTACAAAGGTAATAAACCAATATGTTAGAGAAACAGATAAAGAAATAATAACAATAGAAACGGAATCTGGTAGAAAAATAACTTGCACAGTAGATCATCCTGTTTTAACGATGGATGGATGGAAACACGCGATAGACGCTGAAAATATATGTGTAATCCCTCAACAAGTTGTATATAGTGGTGGTGATGCAGATTTATATATTACTTTACCTGAGACATCGGTGAAAGAAAAACATATTAATGATTTGACAAGTATTGGTCTATATCCAATTAAAAGTACATCATTACCTATTCTAGCTAGAATAGTTGGTTATTTAATCACAAATGGTAGCACTGGTTTATATGATAAACGTCCTCAAGTTCAATTTAATTTTTATTCAATAGAAGATTGTGAAGACTTTCTAAAAGATTTGCATGAATTGGGATTTTCTGCTAATAAAGTCACAGATGTTAATAAAATCATAGATGTTATATTTGAAAAATATGGTACATGTAAACAAATAATTTATAACAATGCATTTGCAAGTCTTCTTATTGGACTTGTAGATGGATATGTAGGAAAAAGAACAACTCAATCTTATCCGAGAATAATGAACTGGATTAAAAATGGTTCAATGTTGGTTAAAAGAGAATTCTTGGCTGGATTTCAAGGGGGTGATAAACTAACAGGTGTAACATCTACAAAATTTGTATTCAATCATATAAGTTTACCATCACGAGTTGATTATGTAAATAGTTTAGTTGAATTTATGACAGAAATCAAAGTGTTATTTGAAGAATTTGATATTGAGTGTTCTGGGCCTTTTTTAATTAAAAAATCACAACATTCTCAGAGTGATGATGTGCATCTTTATTTCAAAAGCACACCTGATAATCATATAAACTATTTTGAAAAAATAGGTTGGCGATATAATATATTTAAATATGTTGAAAGCATTAGAGTTTATGAGTATCAAAAAACTTGTCAAAACAGAATACCCAATTCTTTTGAATCTTGGAAAAGACAAGTAAAAGACAGAGCAATATTTGTTAAAATAGTAAGCAAAACAAGATCGGTAAGGGGAAATATGATTGCAGATATCACAACAGAATCAGAAAATCATAGTTTCATAGCTGGAGATTCTTTTTGTGTACATAATTCGTCAATGGGTAAACAAGCAATGAGTATGTTTGCGCTCTCCCACTTAACTAGAGCAGATACAGTCGTACATGTTCTCAATACGCCTCAGCGGCCTTTGGTTGGAACAAAAGCCGCTGATATGATGGGATTTAATGATATGCCATCTGGTGTAAATTGCATTGTAGCAATCGCTTGCTACACTGGATTCAATCAAGAAGATTCAGTAATGCTAAATTACAGTGCTGTTCAACGAGGTTTATTTTGGGCTACTACATACAAGACTCATAGCGATGAAGAAAAGAAACAAGGGTATAATGCTGAACGAATATGCTTACCACCATTAGATAAGCGAAAGCACGATGCTAATTATGGATTATTGGATGATAATGGAATTGTGCGTTTGCGCCATCCTAAGTGGGTTGATGAAAAAGGTAAGACAAAAGGAGGAGGTGCTCTTTTTGTACAAAAAGGAGATGTTATTATCGGGAAAGTATCTATACAATCTGATAAATCTGGAAATGAGGTTCTTAGTGATTGTTCTATTATAATCGGAAAAGGAGAGGAAGGATATATTGATCGCATCTTTTCTACTATAACACCAAATGGATACAGACTTGTCAAAGTTGTGATTAGGTCTCTACGAATTCCAGAAGTTGGTGATAAGTTTGCGTCGAGAGCCGCACAAAAGGGTACTGTTGGTATGGTTTACAGACAAGAAGACATGCCTTTTACGAGAGAAGGAATTGTTCCAGATATTATAATAAATCCGCATTGCATACCATCGAGGATGACTATTAACCAACTAATTGAATCAGTAATGGGAAAATCTTGCACAATTAACGGTAAGTATGGTGATGCAACGCCTTTCACGAGAGAAAGTAAAAATATCGCAGAAGAAGCATGCAAAACGCTAGGTATGCTTGGTTATGAAAGTACCGGAAAAGAAGTGCTAATGAACGGAATGACAGGTGAAAATATGGGTATGTTCTTTATCGGCCCTGTTTACTATCAACGATTGAAACATCTTGTCTCTGATAAGATGCACGCGCGCGCAACCGGACCTGTGACAACACTCACACGACAACCATTGGAGGGTCGTTCTCGTGATGGAGGACAGAGGTTTGGAGAGATGGAACGTGATTGCCTTTGTTCCGTTCCAATTCCCTTAAATTGCGGATTGAGCGTTAAAATTGAAACTATGGAAAATAAAGACTATTCAGTACTAAGTTATCACGAAGAAAAACAACAAGTAATCCCTTCTAAGCAAAGTAATTTCTTGTATAAAGGTGAACGTGAATGTGTAGATGTCGTTTTTCAAGATGGACGTACAATTCGTGGTACAGACAATCATAAAATACTTACAAGTGAGAATACGTGGATACCTATTAGTGAAGTGGTAAAAGGAGTTACGCAAATTAAAACTAGTATTACAAACCCATTGATTCATGTAAAAGAAGAAATAGAAAAGTCTGTAAATTGGAAGTTTCAAGCAGGAAATACAAATTTGGAAATTACAGATGAAGAATCATATTTTCGTTCACTTTCATTTGCTCGTTTAGTTGGCTATATTTGTGCGGATGGAGGTATTTACTATATTAATAGAACTAAAATGTATACAGGAGTAATAAATCTTGGTCATAAAATAGACCTAACTTCTGCACTGGATGATTTAGAAAAATTTTCTATAATAAAACAACAAGTATTTACCAGTAAAAAATATTATTCTATAAGAATTCCACAAAATTTTGTAGAAGACCTTATGACTGTAAAAGGAATGATTATTGGTACAAAAGTTAATCAACCTGCAACTTTACCAAACTTTATTACAGATCCTTCTTGTCCATTACCGATAGTTCGCGAGTTTTTGGGTGGTTTGTTTGGAGCAGACGGACATACATGTGTTCTCGCTCTTCATAGAGGAAAAAGAGATTTGTTAACTTCCGTCAGTTTTTCAAAATCTAGAATAGGATCTCATCTTGATTCGTTAGAAAAAATGATGGAACAACTTCAGACTTTATTAGATCGATTTGATATTCATAATGTTACTATACAAAAAGCAAAAGAGACAACGTCATCAAAGAAAAAAGTAGATTCTTTGCAAGAAAACAAAAGTTATCAACTTACTCTTCACTTGTGTATCGATGAATTGCCTCGTTTCCACGAAAAAATTGGGTTTCGGTATTGTTGTCATAAATCTCAAAGACTGGAAGCTGGAGCATCGTATAAACGTCTAAGGGATGGTGTAACTAGACAGCACAATTGGCTAGTTGACAGAGTTGATGAAATCACTCAGTTTAGTAAAATCAAGAAAGAATTTCCGAATAAGATTGTACATACGAAAAAAGCGATAGAAAAAGCAGTAAAAGAACTGACTGAAAAAGAAGCACTTTTACACGAATATGCTATTCCTAGCACTCATGATATTACAGACCATTTAGTAAAAGGAACAAAGTTTGGAAATTTTAGAGGAAAAGGGTTTCCTAACGCCGAAGAGTATTTGAAAGATATCGGTGCATTAGATTGGTTTTTACAAGATGAGCCTGACAAGACAGAAGAAACGGATGACTCACCTCCATATGAAGAAGATACTCTTCTAGAATGTCTAACAAATCTTAGTGTATCATATGGAGTGAATCGCAAGTGTGAAGGGCTACCAACAATGAATTTAAGAGTAATTGATATTCGTCCGGCTGGAGTCCACCCTGTATATGATATTCAAGTTGATGACACCCATACATTTTTAGCAAATGGAATTGTTGCTCACAATTGTATGATAGGTCATGGCGTATCCAAATTCCTACAGGAGAGGCTGTTCTTAGTTTCGGATAAGTATCAAGTGTCGATATGTTCTAAGTGTGGTAATTTTGCAACCAGTAAGACAGAATGTAGAGCATGTGATACAGATCAAGTTGTTCCAGTAAAGTTACCATATGTTGGAAAGCTAGTTCTGCAAGAATTGAATGCGATGATGCTAAAAACAAAGATCACTGCCAAATAAGAATTTACAATTTTTTCTTTTTCTTCACTATGGTAAAATGATATTATTTTATTGCACATCCTGGTGTGGGTTTTGCACGCAGGCCAAAGAGGCGCTTGCTTCTGAAATTAGTTCAAATAAAATTAAGGTAATTGATATAACCGCACCTGACGAAAACGGTGTTAAACCTACACCTCCCACTGAAGCTACAGGTTTCCCTTATTTTGTTAACGAAACAAATGGTCAAAGGTATACGCATACTGGATGGCCTGGTACTAAAGAAAAACTTTATGCAATTCTAAAATATGAACCGTTTGAAGTTAAGTCTAACGTTAAAGAAGTTGTTACAGAATTACATTATCATCGCTATAACGGCGGTGGATATTTAACATTGGCTGAATGTTGGGATAATCGTCCGGAGTTTACTGCTTAAAAATAAAAACTGAATTATATGATGACTTTTCAAAGAATAAGAGAAAGATGTGCATTCTACCGGTGAGATGTTATACATGTGGTAAAGTTATTGGTGGTAAGTGGGTTCCATACCAAAATTGGATTAACGAAGGTCTGGATATGAAAGAGGCGCTTGATCGAACAGGATTAAAGAAGATATGTTGTAGACGAATGATGATGGGTCATGTAGAACTAATTGATAGTCTGTTAAAGTATGCAGATACAAAACAAGATATCTCTTCTGTTAACCTCATAACAGAATAATAGTAATCATTGATTTTTCATAATTTAAAAAAATTATGAAATTTGGTATTAAACATAAAATTATTGAGACATTATAATTTTCAAATGTTTAAATTTGAAATTTATTTTTCCGTTATTTTAATTTTCTCGGGGTATAATAAAGAAATGACGAAAACACGTAAAAGTCCGTCTCGAAAGTCACGGTCTCGTAAGGGGGCATCGTTGGCCCATCTTAAAAAGTTGGCAAAATCGCACGGTATCAGCCATTCAGGACTAAAGAAGTCGAGCCTTAAGGCAAAGCTTCGTTCGCACAAGGTTAAGATCCCCAAGCATCATTCGGCATCGAGGAAGAGCACTCCTTCTAGCCGGTCGAGCAGCAAGTCGGCTAAGCGCAAGTCGTCGAGGCGCAAGTCGCGCAAGTCGCGCAAGTGTGGTCCGGGCAGGACTCGCGATTTAGTTAGCCGACGTTGCCGAAAGAAGAAGTGCGGTCCGGGCAGGACTCGCGATGTAAAGAGCCGCCGTTGCCGAGCTAAGAAGAGCCGGCGAGTGTCCTCGTCCTCGTCTTCCTCTTCCTCGTCGTCCAAGCGCAAGTCGCGTAGCCGCAAGTCGTCCAAGCGCCGTTCGTCGAAGCGCAAGTCGCGTAGCCGCAAGTCGTCAAAGCGCCGATCGTCGAAGCGCAAGTCGCGTAGCCGCAAGTCGTCCAAGCGCAAGTCGCGTAGCAAGAAGTGCAAGAAGAGCCAGAGCCTAAACACCAAGACTGGTCTTTGCCGCAAGAGGTGCAAGAAGAGCCAGAAGCGTAGCCGTCGGTCGGGTCGTTGCGTTAAGAAGTAAATAAATATAAATACTTGATTTTAATGTTTTATCAACATTAAAACTTTTGAAAAGATGTAGGTTATTTTTAATCTTGTTCTTAGAGAAAATGACTACTAACTGTAACATTTCAAATTGTTTAGAACTTCAGTCATCCCGAATGCGCATTGAACCAAGAACCCAGAATGGAATAATCGTTTTGAATCCAGAAGCTCTCAATAGTAAATATGCCGAGGATTTTTATCCTATTGACTCTGGACGTAGATGGGGAAGTCGGGATCCAAAATTGTTCTCAGCATCTCACTCACAGAGTTTAACCTTTGATCGTCCACCGATTGACGGTAGAATTCCTCTTGAAAAAATTTCTACTGATAATAGTCTCGATCGTTATGGTAAAAATTATCGTACATATTCTGACATAAATGCCGGTCACATCACATATTATATAGATAAATCTATAAAAGATCCTTTCTTCAAACCTCTTTATGCGAATACAGTTCTTTCGACAGGTGAGATTTATAGAGATCCTATGGGATCTATTAAACCACAGTATGAACGACATCTTTTAGTCAAAAATGATCCAATAAACACACCTAGAAGTTCTTATAATGGATGTTTGTCATGGATGGAGGATAGTCAAGAACATAGAGAAGATCTTCTTTCAAATCAAATGCGGAAGCACAATCAACAACGATGGGAACCGAGGTGGAGTTAAATAATTTTGTGTTTCTAAAACTTTTTTGTTTTAGAATATCTTTCTCCTCAATTCACGAGTGTCTTATTATCTTCCAAGACCACCCAACATACGACCAGAACTCTTGCTAATAGGTGCCAGACGACGCTGCCATTGTTCAGAATTGGTTTTGCGCATCAATCGTTCAGATAATTCTGTACGATATTGAATAGCTCCTTCAAGGAATGCGTTCTCTGCCATCTTATGAATATTACCAGTATAAGGATTTCCCTTCTCAAAACCGGCTGGTATAGGTCCATAACTATCTGCAAAAGGTTGTGTATCTATGTTACTACGACATATATAGTTTGGCATTCGAATAGCATTAATGTCATCATAATAAAATCGAGTTTGACCTAACGCATCATCGTTGTATGAACGGTATGATGTACCATAACCAGTAAATCTAGGATCATATATATCTGATTCGTTAGGAATATATTCTGAAATATTCTCGCACATATAAGGTTCTAAAATACGGGGATCATGTTCCGTTCGTAATAACGCACCTGTCATTGGGTCTATTCGTGATGATGCTGGTGGAATCTGCTGTGTAAAAGAAATACCAATATTTGAATTTATTGGTTCTACAATTTCACTTCTCGTATAGACACCTGGTTGTATAGTTTGAGTAAACAAATTTTGATTATATCTTTTCATTGAAGGATCCATAGACAATCCCGGTGTTGATAAATTGGAAGGTAGACCATAATCAAACAGTTGATCAGGATTGTACCCCCATGAAGTTTCAACGTCTCCTGAACTTATACTAGGAACATTAAATGTTCCCATGTCAGTATGATGATCATGATGTTTTGTATTAATATGCGCACCTCCATATCTATGTCTATCTTTTCCAGTATATTTTTCGGTGAATTCTTCACGATCAGATATTATATAACCTGAACGATGCAAGTCCGTATTACCCTGTTCGTTGATCTGAGGATATGTAACGAGATTCGTACCCTTCCAGTAACTAAGATCTGCAAGAGGTGGTACTATAACTGGTTGAATCTTTGTTTTGGGATTTGCCTGTCCAACTAGCATCTGGTTTGGTGAAGTCCAATTAGGATTATTAAAAACACCAGCTGACACTCCGCTAACGCTATCTAATAGTGTGTTACCATTATCATAAATTTTTTGATAATCATCTATCGGGGTTGGAATCTGGTAATTTATTCTCGTAACATCTGATGGAGTTTGAGTTTGGTAATTTATTCTCGTAACATCGGATGGAGTATAATTTTCTGCTCTGAATCTTTCCATGTTGTTCTTTTGTATGTAGTAAAGAATAATTATAAATAGAAGAGAAAGAAGTAGAAAAAGTGTGCTAAATGGAAAACCTATTGTAACTAAAATCATAAAAATGAAGATCACTAATCTACTCAAAGAATTCATTTGCTCTGCAAGACTCATTCCATCTAGCGGAATAAGAGATTGTGAGCAGAAAAGGTTTGAAATATTTTCTATCCAGAACTTATTTTTCTGACACTTCATCATTTTTAGTTATTAGGAACAAATTATTGTAAATCCGCAAAAATAAAAGTGAAAACTAGAAAATACAAAGTATAAATGATGAAATCTTACCGATAAACAATGACTGAAAATCAGAAAAAGAGTAAGTATACTTTCACTCTTATGGGAGTAAATGTTGCACGTGTAAACAACACGTATGGCATAGAAAACCGTTCAAATGACCTAATTGAAGAAAAGAATTCTGGAAATACGACAAAACTTACTGAATTAAACACCGATAAGGGCACACCTGAAGTAATATCGTTCCTTGATGAATCAAAAAAATTACACACTTGTCACGTATCTATGATAGATTTTGAATCTAGAATGGATGTAAATCTACTCCGATTTCATTGTTATTGGTGCACTCAACCGTTTGATACGCGTCCCATAGGCTGTCCAATCAAGTACATTCCGAGTCAAGCTGAGAAAAAATACCATTCTCATATCAGTAGAGATACTTATACTATCAAAGAAAACATTACCGAGAAGCGTCGTTTGCTAACTAAAAATAATGAACAAATTTCTTTGAAAATTGGAGAATATTATGAAACGGATGGAGTATTTTGCTCTTTTAACTGTTGTCAGGCATGGATAAATGACAATAAGCACAATAGAATGTATGATTTGTCAAGTACTCTTTTAGCAAAAATGTATAACACTATGATGGGTACAAAGATGATAGTAATTGGACCTGCACCACATTGGCGTCTTTTAGAGCAATATGGAGGTCATTTAAATATCATAAAATTCAGAGATAGTTTCAATAAGATAGACTATGAATGTCATGGAAATACTAAATCCATTCCAAAGTTTCTTCCTATCGGAACTCTGTTTGAGGAGAAGATAAAATTTTAGGATATCGCAAAATAGATTTTGATTTATTATAATATTATTATTATAATATTATAATAAATGACTACTAGAGAAAGTTGTCTTGAACTAAAAGATCTAAGAGAAGCAGGATATAAAAACCTTCAACATTGGGTGGAAACACCTGGTAATGTATATACTGGAAAGTGTCAAGGAAGGTTCACTACTATTCGTAACGAAGATGGAGACGGAGACGAAGGATTATTCTATTACACTCTTAAACAGAGCAAGTGGTATAATCCTTTTGGAGATAATCCAGATGTGAAAACATCTCTTACTTTATATGTAAAACATCTTTTTGAATCTGATCTTATTTATGATATCGACGAGTTGAAAGGTAAAAATTTAGGATGCTTTTGTCATAAACCACGTAAGGTATGGAGTAGAGCAGAATGTCATAATCAGGTACTCGTTGATATTCTTAATAAGTGTTATGAGCCGGTTGAGGAAATGATAAAAAAGAAAAAAGAGGAAGAATCTCTAGACGACATGATATCACCAAAATCGGTAATAACTCTTACATTTGGAGATGCTGCCGAAAATAATGTTGGAATGGAGAAGATAGGAAAAACACTTGAAAAAGGACAAGGTTTTAACCTTGAGGATCTTAATCATATGAAAACAAATATGGAGCGTCTCGGCGTAAATTGTAAATTAATTAACCTATCAGATTTTCTTCCATCAGAATATACATCAGACGCGTCTCTTCATGCATACGTCCTTGTTATGGACCAAGCTGCAACAAAATTGGTCCAAATAGCGACACATACAACAACAATAACACAACGTGATATGTTCAAAGAACAACTAAGACTCAAATACGATAAAAAGGCACTTATGCGCGGAAGAGTTGTAAACAAACACGCAAGATGGAATGTGTGTTTTGATGAGAACAGTCGTGCAGCCGATTACGAAAAAGGTAAGGGTACAATAGTGGGGTATAATGAAGTGCCTCTTATGAAAGGGGTTCGTGATCAATTTAAAAAATTATTGGGAAACAAAGCAGCAGATTTAAAAGTCGAGTCGAACTACTATTATGATACTACAAAATGCGGTATTGGTTGGCATGGTGATTCGGAACGAGTAAAAGTGATTGCTATGCGTCTAGGTCTAGGAGATGATTATATGCCTATACACTTTCAATGGTACTTCCAGAGACAGCCTATAGGTGATAGAATCACGATTCCGCTCAAGCCTGGTGATATGTATGTTATGTCAGAAAAAGCAGTTGGGACTGATTGGAGGAGACAAGTAATTCCTACTCTACGCCATGCTACTGGGTGCGATAAATTTCTGAAAAATTAAATGAACTGAATTTGGAATAGTATAATTTTCTAAACTTTGAAAATTATACTAATAAACAGAATTATTAAGGTTAACTTATTGTTCTTTTAGGGAGAAAAGGAGTAGAACGCCCAGGTGGAGATAGAGATCTAGATCGGTAAGAGACATGAGTAGAATGCCGAGACGGAGATCGAGATCGATCTCGATCTCGAGAAGGATGAGAAGGTGAGGGAGATCGAGATCGAGATCGAGATCGAGATCGAGGAGGAGATTGAGGCAATAAATCTATAGGAACAACTGGTTGAGTAAATAATGTTATATCTGTAGCATTAAACGTAAACACTTTATTAAACGAAAGATAAGAAGAATATGATCTCTCATTACCAAAAAATTCGATATCAAGAGGATGGTCTTCCGTTTCGTATGGACATTTACTAAAAAATGGTTGAGAAATATGGAATATGTCTACGCAATTTTTAAATGGAGGAGTGGGACGTTCTAAATCACCTGCTTCTTCTAATACTCTAAAACCAAGATGTTTTAGAAACTTTCGGTATCTTTGAGAATGTAAATTGCCGGCGTATATAATAATATTATGAGGTTCTGCCGGTTCGTCGGTTGGTCTTTTATAAGGATTATCTTTGTTATTGATTTTAAATGTTTTAAATATACGTGCCAAAAGGTATGCATCGGATATAAGAGCATTAAAAAATATAAATCCTTTAATAAAAATTATATTTATTGAGCGGATTAGTTTTTCAATGTCTTCACAACTCAATGGAGGTGCAATAACTCCATATTCATCTGTCGTAAGATGCATAATATAGTTATTAATACGGTCACCCATACTCAAAACGTTTTTCGAATGTTCTGCCAATTGTTTATAATCAACCATACTAAGTAGAACATCCAATTCTTCTTGGATAAATATATTTAGCAAGGGTTTTATTGCTGTATGCATCACACTTATTTCTTTTGAAAGTAAGTGAAAATTACGTAGTTGATCATACCAAAATTTTTTATAGTTTAATTTTGTGTTTTTGTTATCATCAAAAAGCGCCAAAAAATCTAGAAAACTCCTCCATCTTTCAACAAATCTAATTATATTAGTTAGAATTTTAATATCATCAAATCTGGTTAAACTAAAATGGCTACGGCCACGTTTATATTCTTTAAGTTTGAGTTTCACGTCCGGTACAAAATTCAATATTGCAGTTTGAAATAGGGATCCCGAGTTAGTTCCCCCATTAACGTCACCTTGTCTAATATCAAAAAAATGCATTCTTGCAGTATCGCAATACTGATTATAAATACGTGACGGTCCTACACATTTGGAAAATAAATTTCTTAAAATACTTAAACGATAATTACTGTAATCGTGTTCTGGATGTCCTGGTATTTTAAAAGCCTGCATTTCAAGATAAAAATCACTGAAAGCAATTGAATTCGGAAAATGATCCAATAATAATTTTTCAATGCTAACATTATGTAGATCTCCAATTTTAGGATAATCTATTTTTGCAGAATGCCTTTCCCCCCAAATGTATACTGCCTTTTTGTATTTACTACTCCAATGATATGTAAGATTGAACGGGCCTCCAACAAAATCAATTCTACTGGGTTTTTGTGCGTTTGTTTTATTACTAATAAGTCTTGCAAGGACATGTCTTTTGTTTCCACGCATATATCTTGTACTAGTACATGTTCTTAATGATTCTTCCGTACAAGCAATTTGTAAGTCTTTACTAAAATAATCAATTATTGAAGTATTATAAGTTTCTATTAATATTTTACACATCTCTTCGCATGTTTGTCTGAACCTTGGTTGATAATAACGAATAGTTCTTAAATCACTTAAATCAACTGGTTCAGGTGAACTCATATCTTTATCAGGAGAACTCGGTTCACCTGGTTCAGGTGAACTCATATCTTTATCAGGAGAACTCGGATCAGCTGGTAAAGTTTTATCAACACGATCAAAATTATATAACCAAGCACCAATATACTGGTTAGGTTGCGATTGTTGGACACCCGTCATATCTGCCATAATTTTGAAAACTATTTATAATAAACAAATTTATTTTAAAATAATAAATATTTTTAGAATATTTAACCAAATTGTTCGTATTTAAAGATTAACTATCTGTTATTAACGAAGATAATGGACAAATCTTATGTATTAGAGTTAATACGGTTCGTTCCAAAGGAGGATGGTGAAAATATGAATTCTGTTCATGTTGGTTATATGAATGTGAAATTTAATACAAAAAAAGATGCATGTGATTATTACGAAAAATGTAATCCTCATCTTAGACCTTTAAATGCATACGGAGATTATAAGAGTGATTGGGATCCTGAAACTCAATTGTTATATATTGTTCGTAGGTATTATGGTCTTTTCGCATCTATTCCTCCTTTTCCAGGTCTCGAATTGCCTTTTAACGGTAATATGTACATGCATTTCTAAAAATAATTATAAATTCACACCGTATAGTGTGAATTTAGTAAATCTTATTTCTTTTGTAGGTGTTCTAAATCGTTTGTCTTATACGTATAGAGATCGTTCGAACATTTTTCAAGTGTATCAATCTTGAAGTATATCTTCCATTTATACAATTTTATATATATATATATATAAAATAATTTATATATATAAAGATGTCCGAAGGAGGTTTTCATTTTATTTTGAAAAATATAATAATCACTTCTCCCTATACGATATGTCAATGTGGAATATTAGCAACAATTGTAACAGGTGATCCTAAGTATATATTATTTAGTGTTTTATTACTTATTATGGGTGATGGTTTTAACGCTCTTGAGAAGAAAATTTCTAAACAGATATTGGGTAGTGATTCTAGTGTGGGTAAACGTCCAAGTGGATGTGGAAATGGACAATCCACGACTAACTGTACTGGTTGTGGTATATTTTCATCATGTGGAGTCGAAAGTAAGACTTGGGGAATGCCTAGTGGCCATGCACAGATAACTTCGTTTGCAGCAACTTTCTGGACGCTGTATGTTTGGTTAAAATATAGGAAAGAGACCGATCCTGAAGCAAAAAGAATCGCAAAAATCAAAGCAATTGCGAGTACAACGATTATGTGGACATTAGCTGCCGGAGTATGGTCGCAACGAGTTATCTCAATGTGTCATTCCATTCCTCAAATTATTGTAGGAGTTCTAGCTGGGATGATTTTAGGTTTTATTGGTTATTTTATATCGACATTTATCATAAAAGATATGCCACCGTTAAAATTATGCGCATAATTTAAGAATCTGAAAAAAATCATACTATTTAGTATGAATTCATATTCTTTAAAGACGAAGACTTAAACTATAATCTACACACTCTAATGGGTCTGAAATTCCTGCATTTCTTAATAGAAAACTCAGACGAACTAGAATTACAGCGATAAAATAGGAACCTTTCTGAATCGCATTTTGTCTTCCTGAGTGGGGATATGTAGCATGCTTTGCTATTTGTAGAGAATCGTTGCGTAGTCTAGAAAATGGATGATCATCGCCATCCATAACTTGATTCATCATTTCTTTTAATGGATTTTCCGAACTTGCATATGGAGATACCCATTTAATAATCTCACTGTTAGTTAATCCTTTGACTCCGCATTGGTAACCACGGTCTACCGTCGGGCAATCGTCGATAGACAATCCAGAATCCGTAAGATAAACGCTTTCGTCCTTATTTTTCAAGATCCACTGAAAGGCTATATTCATGAAATATCGCATTTGGTCCGTACTGAGAGAGTGCACTTTATCCAGCAGATCAAAAATAGTGCTTGACATTGTCAATTCTAATTTCTTTCTAAATAGTTTACTCATAATCTCAATTTTATTCAGTAGACTATTTAAAGATTTTCTTTCAATACTTAAAATGCGTGTTCTCGTTTTAGGAAGTCAGGGTCTCATTGGTAAAAATCTTCAGGATCTAGTTAGAGATGATAAGGATAATGAATGGTTTTTTGCTGGACGTTCAGACGCGAATTTATTAGTTCTAAGTGAAGTTGAGAAATTGTTTGACATGTGTAGTCCCACACATGTCATCAATCTAGCTGCTTACGTTGGTGGATTATATAAAAACATGACAAATGGTGTTGAGTTCTTTGAAAGAAATATTTTAATCAATATGAATGTGATGAAGGCAAGTGTTTATGTAGAAAAATTGATATCAGTTATGTCTACATGTATTTTTCCAGATGATATTCAATATCCAATTACCGAAGACAAACTTCATCTAGGACCGCCTCATCCGTCTAATGAAGGATATTCTTATGCAAAAAGGATGATCGATGTACTCAGTAGAAACTATAATAACCAGTATGGAACAAAATTTGTCACTGTTATTCCTGGTAATTTATATGGTCCTTATGATAATTTCAAGATAGAAGATGCTCATGTAATCCCTGCTCTGATGCACAAAATGAAGATCGCCAAATCTACTGGTGAGCAACTGGTTGTTTGTGGTTCAGGCAAGGCTCTTAGACAATTTACACACGCATCAGATTTGTCTAGATATCTGGTATGGATGCTGACTAACTATAACGATAAGGACCCTTTAATTGTTAGCAGTGAAGATGAATACAGTATATCAGATGTTGTTAACATTCTATGTAAAGAGCTTGCATACGACAAGGAGATTATTTGGGACACTAGTAAAAGCGATGGACAGTTAAAGAAAACAATTTCGATTGATAAATTGAAGAGATTGCATCCAGATGTTCATTTTCGTACTCTACAAGAGGGTCTAAAAGAAACGGTACAATGGTTTCTAAATTCTTCAGATTCTTGTCGTAAGTAAGAATATAACTCTAACACTTTTGGAAAAAGACAAATATTGTGTAAAGTAAATAATTTCATTTATTATAATAAATGAAATCACCCAAGAGGAGGTCACCAAAGAGGAGGTCACCAAAGAGGAGGTCACCAAAGAGGAGGTCACCAAAGAGGAGGTCACCAAAGAGGAGGTCACCAAAGAGGAGGTCACCAAAGAGGAGGTCACCAAAGAGGAGGTCTCCAAAGACGAGAACGAGGAGTAAAAGGAGGAGTAAGAGGAGGTCTCCCAAGAGGAGAACGAGGAGTAAAAGGAGGAGTAAGAGGAGGTCTCCCAAGAGGAGAACGAGGAGTAAAAGGAGGAGTAAGAGGAGGTCTCCCAAGAGGAGAACGAGGAGTAAAAGGAGGAGTAAGAGGAGGTCTCCCAAGAGGAGGTCTGGGAGTATATGTTGGAAAGGATACCATCGAGTCAAAGGTACTCGTCCATATTCAAAAGGTAGTTGCGCTAGAAACAAATGAAAATAATTTGTATTTAAAGATTTCTATCTAATAATTAGAGAAAATGCAAATTTTTGTAAAAACATTGACCGGTAAAACAATTACTCTGGAGGTAGAGTCTTCTGATACCATTGAAAATGTAAAAGCAAAGATTCAAGATAAAGAAGGGATCGAGCCTGGACAGCAACGTCTTATATTTGCAGGTAAGCAACTAGAAGACGGGAGAAC